ACTAAGCCGCAGAAAAAGAAGAAAAGATGGGTTTAGATATATGGAGAGCGAGTGATGGACAAAGGAACAGCAGTAGCGATTTTTAAAAACCTATTTGATAGTAGGTATTCGATAGCAGAAAAAGGAGATGCTATCCGTACAGTAATCGATATGGAGAATCACAATAGTATACCTAAATACCAGATGCTCGTGTGTATGAATTGGATGTGGGAACAAATTTTTATAAAACAGGAGAACGAGTGATGTATTACGTTAATCCGTCTGAAGTTATGCGGCTGTTTAGGACTTATCTAAAAGAATACAAAGGGATGATCACAACAGAAACTGCTATAGAAGAATTGCAAGATGCGTTAGACAGTGCTGAATGCGAATGGATAGATAAGGATGGCGAGTGATGAAACTGGAAGAAGCGATAAGGTGGAAAAAGATAAAAGATTTTCCTAACTATAGTGTATCAAATACGGGATTAATAAGAAATGATATTACAGGTAAATTAAAAAAGCTGCAACATGATAAATATGGATATTTGGTTTGTGCTTTATATCATCATCAAAAAAGAAAGTTATATAAAATTCATAGATTGATAGCTGAAGCATTTATATCAAACCCAGAAGGGAAGCCATATATAAATCACATAAATGGAATTAAGGATGATAATAGAATCGAGAATTTAGAATGGTGTACTTCAGAAGAGAATAATTATCATGCTTGGAATGTTTTAGATAGTGATAATCGAAGAAAAAAGATGGCTGAACACGCACACAATAGAGTTTGGTCTGACGAGTCCAGAGAAAAGGTTAGTAAAAACAAAAAAGGCAAGAAATTATCGGAACAAGGACGGAAGAATATGAGCAATGCACATAAAGGAAAAGAAGGAAGTAATAAAAAATCCATTGAATGTATTGAAACAAAAATTGTTTACGAAAGTATCAAACAGGCATCGGAAGATATGGGAATATTAAGAACGTCAATTCAAAATGTATTAAGTGGTTTAAGCGAGAATGCAAGAGGTTATCACTTTAGAAAGGTGGTGTAATGGTGTTAGATTTAGAATCTGCAATTAAGCATTGTGAGGAAGTAGCGAAAGAAAGCGATGATGCTGCGAAGGAATTCTATCGAGTTTCAAAATTGGAAACTCATCCAGATCGAAAATATGCTGAAGGTGTATATGTCGAATGTAAGAAATGCGCTGATGAACACAGGCAACTTGCGGAATGGCTAAGAGAGTTGCAGGAACTAAGGAGAAGAAAAAATATGTCGCAGAAATTTTTGTCCCAGTCGTGGACAAGTTGCCAATGACAGGAGTGCGAGCGATGACGAAAAAAGAAGTAATTTACTTTTTGGATCAAGTAAGAAAGATTTTATTAGATGATAAATCGTGGTTAGAGTCAACCATTCAGCCAATCAACGAAGCGTTTGACATGGCGATCTCCGCAGTTCGTGCACAGGATGTTCCCGACACAAATGTCAGTGACACGATCAGCAGACAGGCGGCGATTGATGCGCTGAAGGGATTGCCTACATGGTGGGCAGATGATGGTGGATTTTATGGTGGGGCACAACCACCGATGACAGCATTACTTGACCCTGAAGATGCTGTATCTGCTATCGCAAATCTGCCATCCGTACAGCCTGAAATCATGCGGTGCGGAGACTGCAAACATTATTACTTCGCAGATAATCGCATACCACAAGAGCAGTGGTACACCTGTGAACTGGACGGAGATAGATGGAGGAGACCTGATGATTATTGCACTTTTGTGGTAAGGAGAACTGATGAGTAGGTTGATTGATTTAGATACGGCGATTGATGCAGTGCTAAAAGAGTCAAATACGGATGGTGCTTATGGTTATATGGATACAAAGAGTATCGTTGATTTACTGAATAAACTGCCATCCGCACAGCCTGAACAGCGGTGGATACCTGTCAGTGAGAGGATGCCGGAAGACGGTGAAAATTGTCTGGTATCTGTCAGGTGTTCAAATAATTTTTTAGTTGACAGGGGGACATATTCGACAGACTTATTCAATGTTGATGAAGAGGATTTCTTCGGCAATCGTGGCGAATCCGGGTGGTATTATCTTAGTTCTGAATATGGCTACTGTAAAATTTTGAATGTCATTGCGTGGATGCCGGAGCCAGAGCCATACAGAGCAGAAAGGAGAACCGATGAGTTGGGGGATAGTTGAAACAGCGTCAGAAATAGAAAAGATAAAGTCAGAGTCGGCCGATTATTTGAACGGGTTAAATTCTTGCGGAGTTATAGACTGGAATACATATAATTATGCGTTTGACTTTTATGCGGATTTGTTAATGAAAGCGTATGAACAAGGGAGAAAAGATGCACAGCTTGAACCGTGTGATGATCCGAGGGCAGATGTTTATTATCTCGCTGAGAAAATTGGAATCCATCGGCTTTATGCACTTGTAGTCGAATTGCGTGGAGAACCAGAACCGTGCGAGGATGCGGTGAGTAGAGAAGCTGTTTATGAAGCAATGATAGAAAAAGGACAACGCTCACGTAGATACAGACTTGGTGAAACTTGGGAACTGAATGGTACAGAAATCAGAGAAGCACTCGACACTGTGCCATCCGTCACGCCGAAGCGGAAGACTGGGCGGTGGCTTGATAATTATCAATATGGGTATAAATGTTCTGAATGCGGAGCGTACCTTGAAATTGATTGTGGAGATGTTGAAATGAACTTCTGCCCTAATTGTTCTGCGGATATGAGAGGTAAACAGGATGAGTAGCACTCCGTTTGATCTGGGTTTTCCAGTAGTTGATAATATCCCACCAGAAGGTGGTAAGTATGTCTTGAGAGCTAAGGACGAAGCAGATTTATCGCTGAAGATTAAGACCCTACAGAACGCATTATCAAAGAACGATTTGATCATGATATATTTCATCGGATATCGCCCAGATAGGCCGATTCCAGTAAACAGATTCTTTGCCGAGATATCTGTGGAGATCGGAAAAGCAGAGGTATGGCACAAAGGCCTGTGGCATAGGATAACTACTGGAATGAGAAGTGAACAAGAATAAACATGACATACAATGAGAAAGAACGGCAAACAATGACAATTGACGAGGCAATTAAAATATTGAAATGTTTACTTGACGATGGTGATTCGCCATATACGGGTGAACAGTGTAAAGACACTAGTTTTATCGCCGCAAAATACGATGAAGCAATGCGTATGGCCATCACTTCTCTGGAGATACTTGAAGATGCGGTGAGTCGTAAAGAGATCCAGGAACGCCTGAGAAGAGTTATTGAACATGGTGTTAAAACAAACGGTATGCATTCCATTTCCGCAGAGAGCGTATTGGATTTTGTGAGTAATATGCCTTCAATAAATCAAAAAATATAAAGAGGAGCGTTATGACAATTTCAGCCCACGAAAAATGATTGACAAAACCGAAATACTAGAGTACAATATTACTTAGAAAGGAGGTAGAATTATCAGAAAATGCAGTAAATAAGGGGGAGATAAGGGGCGTTTCCTGTAATTGACTGCTCTAAAATAATAGAGTATAATTGGACTATAGAAAGGAGATGCCTATGACAAAGCAAGAATATTTAACCCTGGTTGAAGATTTTATAGCAAAAGAAGGCGACGCGAATTATCAAAAACAATCACTTTTGGTAACGAGAGCGTCTGACTACTTCGACAAAACTGGCAAGCTGCTCTCTGATTTCACCGAGGTAGATCTGTACGACTTCTTTGTCAATTTGACAGGAGAAAAGCTATTTAAGTACAGAACAATCGTCAAGATGTATGAAATCACGGACGGCTTTTACAGGTATCTGCAGGAGCGAGAGATCATCATGCTGAATCCTGCTGCGTCTGTAAGACCAACTGATTTTGCCAAGAGAGTCGTTGAGAACTCGGTCATCGTAATGCCGTATTATAAAAGGGCTGACATCGAACAGATGATAGAAAGACAGCCAGATAATAATAAAGCATTAGTTGCCGCGGTTATGCTGTCTTATTACGAAGGAGTTGCTTCAGATTCAAATGAACTTATTGAATTAAAGAGGTCTGACTTTAATTATAATGACAGAACTATTATGACGCCAAGAGGCATAAGAAAAGTCAGCCAAAAGTTGGCAAACGCGTACCGCGATTTGGAAGATGTGTACGTATTCAGTTCCAGACATACAAGAAGTATGAGTGGCTACAGAGATTATCCAGTACATCCAGCTACAGAGGGGAGTATTATAAAGGTCGCCACATCCTCTAATAAACGTAAGGCCATTATACAGAGTGTGACTGTAATACTCAAAGGCATTCAGGAGGAAATTGGATCACAGATGGATCGCTACATATTATATTACGAGGGTTTCCTCGAATATATGTGTGGCGAAGTAGGTGAAGATACCGCAGCTTATTTGCTGAGAGGCGGCAGAAAATCTCAGACAGAAGTAAATAAAGTCATCAAATTGATAGAAGATTATCAATTCAATATGCCTTATGCTAAGATTTCTGAAACTCTTGAACCGTATGTCATTGCGCTGAAAGCACGGTATAGAAATTTTTCCAACTCGTAATTGAAGCTTCTCCTCATTCATGTTATAATACGAACACACGAACATATGTTCGATTTTAACGAGAAGGTGGTGAACAGAGTGAGGAAGATCGCAGAGATCAAACAGTTACTTGATAATGGTCAATTTAAAGGCGTCGTCGACATCTCTTTGCAGAGTAAAAAGAACGTGTCGATGAGCACCACCAGGATAATAAACCCGAAGATCCGTTCTGCAGAAGTCGGGGCAGAGCTGATGGATCGGAGGAATAGAGCTATGATCGGATACAAAAACATAGATGAGATAACATCTAGAACGTATTACGATGGAAGCGAGAATTACTATATTGTATACGCCGACGGGCTTGTCATGTCAGTGACATTCAAGCAGCAGTAAACGAATGGCCCAGTTTTCTGGGCCTTAAAAATTCTTTATAACGAAGCAATACTAGATTATAGAAAGGAGAATGCATGTCACATGCGGATCAGATACGTCAGATGTCCGACGAAGAGTTGGCAAGATTTCTGTGCGACATAACGGTTGAATGCGCTATGTGCGTTGCGTACAACGACTGTTGGCCTGGGCATAATGGATTTAAGTACTGGATTTTGGAGGAGGATAAAAATGGAAGATAAGGTAATTTTGTATACGACGGGGTGTCCAAAATGCAATGTATTAGAAGCAAAGCTCGACAGTGCGGGTGTTGCTTATACAAAAGAAACTGATGTGTCCCAGTTAATTAAGAAGGGATTTGTAACGGCTCCGGTTCTTGAAGTGAACGGCGAACTGATGGAATTTAAGCTGGCCGTTGATTGGGTAAACCAGAGGTTATAAGGATGGAGATAAACATTAAGCTAGTTAAGAACTTCGTTTCTCAATACAATAAACTTCAAACAGAATTCGGAACAGATATAGCTAGACTGAACGGTTTTGATGACAATCAATTAAGTTATACTGATTTTATTGACAATTTTGTTGACGAACAGGTGGTGGCAGATTCAAGTATTGATGGCAATTCTAATGTAAGTCATAAAGATATTGTGACCCTTGAGCGTGAAATGCCTAAACCGCACTCTAAGCTGCTTGCATTCAATAAAATCTATTATGAAATTTCGAAGAAGTTTGGTTTTAAAACAGCAAATGCCTGGTTGAGAATGGAGTGGATAGGGGATCTTTATTTGCATGACGCTCCTTCAAGTACGTTTAGGTCATACTGTTTTGCATATGATCTGAAGGATCTGGCTGAGAAGGGGCTTTATTTTATAGATGGGCAGAACGCTTTACCTGCAAAACACTTGACCACATTCGTAGATTTTGTTAAGGAGTTTGTCAGCTTTGCGTGTAATCGAACAAGTGGTGCAGTTGGCTTACCTAATATAATACCGTACATGTTTTATTTCTGGAAGAAAGATGTTGATGCAGACTATATGGGCGTAAGAAGTAGTGGCAATGAAAAGTATTACGCTCGCCAGAATTTTCAGCGTTTTATTTTTGCAGTTAACCAGCCCTACGTCCGCGATGGAAGTCAATCTGCCTTCACTAACAGTTCAGTGTTTGACAGACCTTATTTCGAAGCGCTCTTTGGAGGAGCGATGTTCCCAGATGGGACGTTCATGATTGACTATGAAGATGAGATAATTGAGTTTCAGAAGTGGTATATGGAAGTCATGTCTGAAATTAGAAGTGACAATATGTTCACTTTCCCGGTCAGTACCATTTCTTTACTACGACAGGATGGCAAATTTGTCGATGAAGAATTTGCAAAGTGGGCGATCAAACATAATATGAAATGGTCTGACTCGAATCTATTTGTCGATTCAAGCGTTAATAGCTTAAGTAATTGTTGTTTCGATGGTTCACAAATGACGCTTACTAAGTCTTCAGACGGCGTGAATTTTATGACGTTCAAAGAATTGTATGAAGCGCCATATAACGAAACTAAGCGTAATTTTACAGTGTTTAATAATGGCGGATGGACGAAGGGGAAGATTATTAGACTTCCAAAACGAAAGCTATATAAAGTTACTACTGTAAATAATAAAGAGATACTTGTCACTGACAATCACATTAATTTAACTCATAGAGGTGAAGTAGCTACTGATCAATTAACAACAGATGATTATTTAATGTTCAACAATGTTCCATTATATTCTGTCAGAGAGGTAGATGAGTCGCTTACATACGAACAGGGATATTTAGTTGGTATGTACCTTGGAGATGGCTCTATGTATAACGATAATACTGATACCAGTAATTCGATTGTAGTATCTTTATCTCTTAACGAAGAAAAATATAACGTATCAAAACATATTTTAAAAGTTGCACTTAAAGACATCGGCGAATCAAAAGCGTTTTCATTGAATACGCCATTCAATAATGTATATCCTCTGTTAATTTGTAGCAACAAAGTCGGTTTATTTATTAGAAAATTTGTCTCTGGTAGATATTCATTTGAGAAAAGATTAAACCTCGATTGTCTTCTCCAGTCATATGAGTTTCGACAGGGAGTTTTAGATGGTTATTATTTAACCGACGGCGGAAATAGCAATCGAATTTACTCGACATCGCCTGGTCTTATCTATGATATGGAAGCTCTTATAACAACACTTGGGCTTCAGAGTATCATTGATGTGTCTGACAGAACAGGTGATGGTGAAGTTATTATCAGGGGCGAAGCATTTAATAGGAATTACCCTGTATATTGTATAAGATGGTATGAGAGGTGTAACAGACGAAATCAAAGTGGTATATATATAAAGCGTAATAATTCAATATTTTTTAAGATTAAAAACATAGAAGAATATGAGAGTGATGACGACTATGTATATTGTTTTGAAATGAGTGATGAAACAGATCCGTATTTTACGTTACCAAATGGAATAATGACACACAATTGCAGATTAAAGTCTGATATACGAGAACTTGGGTATTTCAACAGCATTGGCGGGACGGCTCTGAAAGTAGGATCTGTAAAAGTTAATACCATTAATTTGGCAAGAATAGCACTCGACACAAAGACTGAAGAAGAGTATCTGAAAGAGTTGGAAGATCGCACATATGTCTGCTTGTGCGCTCTCGATGCAGTCCGGCATATTATTAAGCGTAATGTTGATAAGGGTATTCTACCAAACTTCACATACGGTCTTATAGGTTTCGAGTTCCTCTACAATACTATAGGGTTCCTCGGCATATACGAGACAATGAAGAAATTCAAATATATCAAAGTAGATGAATTTGGTAACACTTACTATACCGAGAAAGCATCTATATTCGGGCAGAAGATATTCCAGACAATGAGAAGAGTCGCGGACGAATTCATCGAGAGCTACGGATGTGATTACCAAATTAACACTGAACAAATTCCTGGCGAAAGTGCTGCGGCGAAACTGATGCAGAAGGATAAATTCTTCTATCCAAGAGCAAGGATTTATGACCTGCCACTGTATGGCAATCAGTTCATCCCTCTTGGAATTAAGACCACGTTGCAGGAAAGAGTCAGGATTGCAGCAGAGTTTGACGGATACTGTAATGGCGGTTCAATTCTTCATGCAAACATAGACTCGCCATTTGATAGTTTTGATAAAGCGTGGAAGATGGTGAACTATATTGCTGATAGTGGAGTTACATACTTCGCCTTCAATACTAAGATTCAAGCGTGTAAACACAATCATGCCTTCTATGGTAAAATCTGCCCGGTATGCGGAGAGCCAGTAGCGACTGAGTACACGAGGATCGTCGGCTTCTATACACCAGTTAAAACATGGTCAAAGGAACGGTCAAAAGAATACAAACTGAGGAAATGGGAACCAATTAATTTGACATCAGAGGATATATTCTCATGAATACAATTACTCTTAAAGGTATCATCGACGAGGACTTTGTTAACTACAGGGTCCCGTCAATGACATTAATGTTTCCAACTTGCTCTTTTAAATGTGGCAAAGATCTCTGCCAGAATCAATCGTTGAAAGATGAGAAACCGATCACTGTCGACATTAACAAGCTCTGTAAACGCTATATCAACAATCCAATTACAGAGGCTGTTGTATGTCAGGGGCTTGAACCATTGGATTCGTTTGACGAGCTGAAGCGTTTTGTTTCTGTTTTGCGAAATCAATACGATTGTCAGGATCCAATTGTTATTTACTCCGGATATTACCCAGACGAGATAGATGATAAGGTGATGATTCTTCGCAAATTTAACAATATTATTATCAAATTCGGAAGATATATTCCAAATAGCGAGCCAGTATACGATGAGATACTTGGAGTTGAACTGGCGTCAAACAATCAGTTTACGAGGAGGTATTACGCAAATGCTGAAGTATGATGGATATTCAATAGTATTACAGGAAGTGCCGGACGAAATTTCGCTGGCTTTCAACATCACTGGATGCCCGTGGCGGTGCGAAGGGTGCCATTCAAAGAACTTATGGGAAGATGCCGGCCGTGTATTAGACGATGACATCTATGACATAATCGACGAGCATAGAGATGAGATCAGCTGTGTGTTGTTCATGGGTGGAGATCACGAACGTGGCGAGATACTTTCGTTGATTGACAAGCTCAGATTTCTTTACCCAGGATTAAAGATCGCAATGTATACAGGCGACGATAATCCTCCCAAATCCATCTGGGATGCAGTGGATTATCTGAAGGTCGGCCATTACGTGGAAGAGCTCGGCGGTCTGGACAGCAAGACGACGAACCAGAGGATGTATAAGATTAGCCATATTCACAAAGATATTACAGAAAGGTTTTGGAAAGATGTGTGATCTGAACGTAAAACTCAAAAGACTTTCACCCGATGGAACGATCCCTACCAGAGGATCTGAATACTCAGCAGGATTCGACCTGTATGCAGCTCACGATTACCTGCTGCAACCAGGTGAGACAGCGCTGATTCATACAGGCTTTGCGATGCAACTGCCAGCAGGTTACTTCGGCGCGATCTTTGCTAGAAGCGGACTCTCGACTAAACACGGGGTCAGACCTGCAAATTGTGTTGGAGTGGTAGACTGCGACTACCTTGGCGAAGTTATGGTCCCCCTCCACAACGACTCAGACAAGCCGTATGACATCGGGCAGTGTGAGCGTGTCGCGCAGATGGTATTGCTTCCATATCATAATGTACATTTCGAAGAGGTGGACGAACTTGATCTCACTGGGCGCGGATCTGGTGGCTTTGGATCGACCGGAAAATAATTTACAAAAACGTAATACTAGAGTTGACAACATGAATCAATGGTGCTATACTCAGTATAGTCACAAAGACAGAATACTAGATCAAAAATAGGAGGAACACAATGCAGGAGACAATGAAAGTCATTGAAGCGATTGGTCAACTCAAGATCCAGGAAGACAGAATCGCCAAATCCCTTATAAACTTTACACCTGTGGCGGCCAATAGGGTCACTGCAAAGAAGGTAAATGGTATCACCAAAGAGGAATTTGATCGTATGGCGAAGGTCAATTATGACTCAATTACGACTCTCATTAATCGCTATAACGCAATGAAAGAAGCGATTAATGAATTTAACGCCGGAACAAAAGTCAATATTGCCGGAAAAGAAATGAGCGTAGCATCTGCGATCTACATGAAGAACTACGGCATTAATGAGAAAAAGATTGTGCTCGACGTTCTGGTTAAGGCTCTTAGGGATGGTGAGAACAAAGTTAAGAACGAGAACGGTCAGAAACTCGATGATGCTGCGGAGAAACATGCGAAGCAGAGTTTCGAGGGTGACGCGAAATCTGACAAGGCTGAGTACCTGAAGTTCCTCGAAGCATACCGCGAGAAAAATCAGTACGAACTGATTGATCCGCTGAAGATCAGAGACAAGATCAAAGATCTGGAAGAGGAAATTGCAAAGTTCGAAGCCGGTGTTGACACAGCGATTCAGATCGCAAATGCAACTCATGATATAACAATCGAATACTGAAACTAATAACATTATTGCTATCATAGCGAAAGTCTCACTTCAACATCCCATCTCTAGTTTTGCAGGTTGAGAGATGTAAAACTATAAAAAATCTGCTCTAACAAGGAAATATATACAAATAAAAGTTATGCAGACAAAATATTAAATGTGCCTATAATACATTTAAAAATTGTCAGCGTCGATGATTTAAGTAGTAGACAGTAGCTAGTATTCAGTAGGTAGTGTAAGCAATAAGCAGTAAATTTTATATAAGCAGTATACAATACACAATAGGTAGTAAATAATACGAAAATCTCCTGTGCAATTCTGTGCGGTTGGATGTTGGTTTACGCCGAGGCTTATATGGAGCTGCTATGATAGCAATTTTGAACAGGTAGCGTTTGAAAATAAATGTTATGCGGTGGCGGAATAGGTAGACGGGGTCAACAGGGAGAAGATGACTTGCGAGTAGGAACAGCTCGTTAAGATTAAGAGCTAACACGACCATTGCGATAACCCTGCATTGAAAAAAATCATCTTCATGTGAGGTGCAAATCTTCACCCGCATAATAAATGCAGTTCGATTCTGCTCGCTGACCGAGTTTTGGTAAAGACGAGGTGCGGTTCGAATCCGTGAAATGTCTAGGTAGGCAAAGGGTCTGGCAGCCTGGAAAGACAGGCATTTCGGAACGTAGTTTAATGGCAGAACAGGTACATTGCTGATGGCTTGAATGCAGGTTCGATTCCTGCCGTTCCGGTTTGAAATAGAGGATGTAGGCTTAGAAGCAGCCATCATCTAAAGAGTGCATCGCGATGGACGGAATCGTTTCATGCGAATTCCGTGTGTGGGATGACAGGACATGATTTACAGGCATGACCGATAAGTACATTGTACGTACCTATGCGAAAGGCATCGCTTAACGGTATGGATCTCACAACTTGGGTGTGTGGTTTGGCACGACCATGGTATATAGGATAGTACCGACATGTAATATACCTATATATTCCCCAAGATATGTCGGCGTGGATGCTTTGGCGTAATAGCACACTCTGTTTCATAATCCTTTATTTTTGGCACGGGAATAACACATCGCCTGGTATTAACCGTGCTGACCTAGGCGTGAGAGATGTTAGGGTCAGCTCCTTTCTTTGGGGATTCGCCAAGTGGTTAAGGCATAGCACTTTGACTGCTACATCCTGCGTTCGATTCGCAGATCCCCAGTTAATCTTTTCGTCAGCAACACGAAAAGATTTCACGCTTTGCGCGATCAATCTTTGCCTGAAGTGGTGGAACCGAAACCACCTTAAAAAATAGCACACTGGGCATATAATTGGCGGCACTCGGAACAGCCTGAACCGCAAGGGGATTACGCGGATAACACGTCTACCCCGGACGACCCAGTTATCCGCAATATAAGCCGGTGTGGCGGAATTGGCCAGACGCAACGGACTTAATTAGCTTACAATCCTACCACGAGTGAGATTCAGATCGCAGGTTAATTAATCCTTCGGATCGAAAATCCATGAGGGTTCGAATTCCTCCGCCGGCACTACCTATCCCGGGAAATAGGTTGTAGCAAATAGTAAATCTGATTACAAAGGAGAAACTATGTTAGGTAATTGGGAAGTAAATATCAATACAAACGGCATGCCGCAGAAGGTTGCCACGGCATTTGCGAAGATTAATGAAACTCTTGTTGGGGCTGAATATGAGCCCATTGCATATATTGGTCATCAGGTTGTAAATGGAACGAATCACGCTGTGCTTGCAAAGCAGACAGTTCTTACGGGCAAGGATACAGAGAATATTGTTCTGATTGTTTTCAATGAGAAGCCAGGTGATATGGAAGCTGCTCTTGTAGGCATCGAACGTGTCGTAGAAAGTGGTGGAGAACTCGGAGGAATTGTAGTCGATCCCACTACTGACATTCCGGATGACGCAAAGGCGGCATGGGATGAAGCCTTCGATGGTTTCGTCGGATCAAATGTTGAGCCGTTCGCTTATCTTGGTAGCCAGGTCGTAAATGGTATAAACCTTATTTTTGCGGCAGAAGTTACACCTGTTACACCGAACGCCAAGAAGAGAGCGGCTCTCGTGATTATCAATAACACCGCACACGATGTTATTTTCACGGATCTGCTTTGCAACAAGAACGAGAACGCACTCGGATATGCATTTACATGGTTGAAGAACAGTAGTCTTGGAGTCCCGTTAGGTGAGTTCCCCTGATGAATATGGGTGGATTTAATCCACCCTTTATCATTTCGAAGGAGTTCAGTAATGAGAATAACATTCAACAACGACATAGATAAAGTCATTCACTTCGTCAATATCTGCACAACATTCAAGGAAGATATTGATGTGAAAGCTGGTCGCTATATCATCGACGGCAAAAGCATTCTCGGAATGTGTGGTATTTGTTCCATGCCGAACATCGATGCAACAATCATAACCGACGATCAGGAGCGCTGGATCGCATTCAGAAACGCGATTACGGATTACTTATATACCGAAGAGGAACAGTGATGCCAGACATTACAATGTGCAAGAATAGCAAATGTAGCGTAAAAGATAATTGCTACAGATTCAAAGCGGAGCCGGATCCGATTTATCAGAGCTATGCCTTCTTCAGGGGAGTTGAGAAGGATGATTGCTTCTATCCAATTCATTCCAAGTTACAGACAGTCGTCGACGATCTGGGTCGGAAAGAGGTCTGATTATATATGAAGAAAAATTTGGGAGGATAATAATGTGGAACGTGAGTTAGCACACGTAGAGAAGATAGTAGATATTCAGCCGATTCCTGGTGCTGATAGAGTTGAACTGGCGACAGTATTAGGATGGAAAGTGATGGTTCGTAAGGGGCAGTTCAAGGTCGGAGATCTGGCCGTATACATTGAGATCGATTCCGAGTGTCCGCATGAAGAGCCGTTTACGTTCCTTGAGAAGAATCACTACAAGATTAAGACTCAGAAATATTTCAAAGGAACCGTCCTGTCTCAGGGGCTGCTCATGTCGCTTGACGACTTAAATATCCCTGCAAATTCAGTACGAGAAGGCGACGGGCTTACAGAGAAACTTCATATTAGATACAGCACACCGGAAGACAACTACAGAAAGCGCCCGAGCGCTGATAAATATAAGCAGATGGCTCGTAGAAATCCGAAACTTTTCAAACATCGTTGGGCTAGATGGATGATGAAAAGGCCGTGGAGTAAGAAGGTCATGTTTGCGCTCTTCGGCAGAAAGAGTGACAAGAGGCGCGGGTGGCCTGAATGGGTAATTAAGACAGACGAACCAAGGTGCCAGAACATCCCATGGATCCTTGATAATAAAGGTCCTTGGGTCGCCAGTGAGAAGCTGGACGGCTGCAGTGCCTCGTATGCACTCAAACGCGGTCGCGGTCTTTTCGGCAAAGATGAATTCTATGTCTGCAGTCGCAATGTAGTCCAGGAAACTCCTGATCAAGACAACTGGTACGACACCAACGTGTACTGGGAAATTGAAAAGATCTATAACATGAGAGCTGTTCTGTCTGTTCTGATGGACTTACTAGACGTAGATTGGATCACAATTCAGGGCGAGATTTACGGGCACAAAATCCAGAAGCGCGATTACGGCATGAAAGATATTGACTTCGCTGCGTTCAATCTTATCACTTCTGAGAATGGCAGATACGGAACTGAAGAGATGGAAGAGATTCTGCGAGACAGATGCGGAATCCCGTGCGTGCCGATTGTCGATTCGAACTACATGCTTCCTGATACAATCGATGAAATCCTTGAGTATGCGGGATCAGAATCATCGCAGATAGACGGTGGCATGAGAGAAGGCGTTGTGTTCCGGGCGAAGGATGGCAGTGATTCTTTCAAGGCCGTGTCGAACGAATACTTGCTGAAATATCATGGGTGAAAAACGACAGCGATCAAAGATGAATAGGAATAAAAGGTACAAAGGGATTACAAATACAAGAGAGATAATTGAGACCGATAATTACTGTAGTTCCGTCGCAGAATTTTCAGATCGTATCAATTCAATTTATGGGGATATGAAATCAAAACTTGCTTCTTCTTATGAAGAATTAAGTAAAGTCGATTTGGAAATAACTGATATCAACCATTATATTGAAATGTCGAAATTGGATGCATACCGTGGATATAACGCATATGTGATGCTTCGTGAGAGACTGGTGAAGCGTAGAAAGATCAAAGACGAGATATATTATCTCAAAAACATGATAAATAAGAGTCAAGAATTCGACGCAAAATCGAAAGGGTTCTTAATGAGAATAGGCCATCAAAAATATGAGCCAAGAGCAATAGGGGAGTTATTCAAATGATTGAGTACAGAAAGAATGAGTTGTACCAGGAGATAGAATTGTTCGTTGATGGAGTAAAGATAGGGGAGGTTGAGGTCGACATTAACGGCAAAATGCTTAGTAGATTGAATATCTATGAGCCGTATCAGGATAAAGGATATGGTACAAAGATCGTAGAAGATCTGTGCAACGAATATGGGTTGGATTGTCTATGGGTTAATGCAGACAACAAGAAGGCGATCCATGTTTATGAAAAATGTGGCTTTGAAATCAAAGAACCGACTATGTATTTAATGACGAGAGGAGATACTTATGGCAGTAAATTATAAATATAAAAGAGCAACATCTGATACAGTAAGACTTAAAGGAACTGTTAACACTGCGGGAACAGCCGTCACATATCTTAACGGTGACTCAGAGCAGACTATCACTGTGGCAGATCTCTTTAATAACTTCAAGGATAAAGATATCAACATGGTGATCACTACAAAACAAGAAACGGATATGCTGAACAATGACTGATGTAATTAGTAACGTAAAGATTTACGGCCTTGCAGATTCAATCAAAGCCAGTAAATATCCTATGAGTGTTGATGTGAGTTCGCTTAACTGTGAACTCACAGACACTGTTAAGAAGCTCGGATCTGCGAAGCCAGGTACAGGACATGATAACTTTCTGAATGGTATTATTGCTCAATTCGACTTGACATTTACAGTCAAAGCGTGGACTGAGGCTCAGAGATATCACTGGTTTGAATTTATTTCAAGCCAGAGTCAACAGCATAAAATAACGAAATTCGATCTTGACAAGCAATATAGTGAATATGTAGATCCGCGTATCATTGACATCATGAAAGATAAAGTCCTTGCTTATAATCTGGAGTCGGATCCTGAACTAAAGAACGAGATTTATCTTGAGATTTTATATAGCAATCCTGCTGGCTTTAGGTTGACGGCGCGAATGACTACAAACTATAGGCAGTTGAAAACAATGGTGATGCAGAGAGAGAATCATCGCCTACCTGAGTGGAAACGATTCTGCGAACAGGTTAAAGGGTTTCCACATTTTATGGAACTGTGTTTTACTGAAGGAGAGTAATATATGATGAGGAGTGATCTTTACAAGATGTTAGATAAAACATGGAGTTCACATGGTGGATGGCCACAACCACCAATTATCTTAAAAACCTATAACCCGTCAGCGGCAGAGCTTTTCATAGATGCTTGTTATGGGAATAATGATCCGGAGGCGGCCGCAAAGACTTTCTTAGATCATTTATATTCTGATAACGATGATCTCGAAATAGTGGATGTAATTTTCAACGCTCCGGCTACAATTGTTAAATGGTCTGATGGAGATAAGACGGTTGTCAAATGTGATAAGGAGGATAGATTCGATGAGAGAGTTGGGTTCCTGCTTTGTGTACTCAAGAAATACTACAACAACAACATTAAATTCTACTCCGACCTCGACAAGTGGATTTATCATCCGAAGGCAAAGGATAAAAAGACAAAGACGCAGCCGAAGAAACAAACTAAAAAGGTATCAGAAAAGACAAGTCGCGACAATATAAAAGAGAGACTTGGGCTTTGTTTTTAAAACGGTAGTCAAATATGAATCCAATACTTATATTTTTAATAATTTGCGCGGGAATTTTACTGTGGTTTATCTTCGCAATTACATTCCCTTGGATAGGAATGTTGATAGATAAAATACTAGGAGATACAAAAGAATTGATTAATGAGAAGGAAGAGGACGAAACGGATGAAAAAGAATGGTAAGATAGGTGCAATAGTGGTTGGTGCTTTGATTTTCATTGTAATAGTGATATTACTGATGTGCATGAAGAAGGTCCCGGCAGGACAGGTCGGCATCATCTATTCGATGAATGGCGGCGTATCAGACGAAGTACTGACACAAGGATGGCATGTTGTACCACCTACGAAAGATGTGATCTTATACAGCATCGGGATTGAGCAATCGTATCTTACATCTGGCGAAGATGGTGATTCAAAAAATGACGACAGTTTCGAAGTTCCTACATCTGATGGCAAAGGGCTGACCGTGGATCTCACATTTACTTATAGATACGATGTCGACAAAGTGACGGATCTGTTCACACGGTTTAAAGGACGTTCTGGTACAGAAGTGAGAGATACGTTCATCAAACCTAACATTATCTCATGGACGAAAGAAATCACGGCAAAATATCCGGTGACTGAAATCCTCGGCGAAGAGCGTGCGAAGTTAAACACAGAAGTATCTGATTACATCAGAAGCAAATTTGAACCATATGGTATCATCGTAGACAATGTATCATTAATCAATATTGACGCCGACCAAGATACAAGAGAGGCGGTGCAGCGCAAAGTTACCGCGCAGCAGGAGCTTGAACTTGCGAGAATCGAGCAGAAGACAGCGAATGTCCAGGCTAATAAAGATAAAGAAGTTGCACTGATTAAAGCAGAACAGGATAAAGAGACGGCTATCATTAATGCTGAACAGGCTAAGATTAAAGCAGAGGGCCATGCGAACGCCACCAAGATTAAGGCAGAAGCAGAAGCTGAAGCTAACAGAATGATCGCGGAATCTTTGACTCCTGAGCTCATTGAGAATAATAAGATTTCTCAGTGGGATGGCAAGCTGCCGGCGGTATCTGGGTCAGGAGCAACGATTGTCGACATCGGTAACTTGGGTGATGATGTGGTCGAGGCTCAGCCAGTAGGATAACCATATGGAAAAAATACGTTGGGTTGGAAGGTTAACGATCAAAAATATGCGCGAATTTTACTGCGACGAATGTGGTAAATACTTAGGAGAATCTGGCGAAACATATGATGGAGAATATTTTAAGTATGGTGAATATATACAAAGAGTAAAAACCCGTAGAAATTATAGCATGATATTGAGAAAATGTTTGTGTATGAACTGCGCTGATAAACTCGACAGTGAATTTTTCAAGACACTAATTAACCTTGGATTTGAAAAGGAAAAATAATAACAACCGTGGTCGTTGGCGAAAGATAAACGCGGTGAAGACAATAATCTGCCTCCGTACGGTGGAACAAGTGGGATCGTACCACGTTAAAAAGATACTGACATCCACGCAGAGGTGCTGCAGGAGTGAGAGGCTCCGCACGGCCGTTTGAGGATAATAATATGGTACAATCATATATAATCTGTTCTATTCTAATAGCATTGATAATCATATATATTGCATTGAGTAACGATGGGGGAGACGGATGGGGAACCGTATAAAATATGAAGGATCTCAGATGGCGACCGTTATATGGGTGCCGAAGGATGCAGTGAAACTCAAAGTAAAAGCTAAATGCAAAGACGGTACTAAGATGGGGATGACCTTTGACGAAGAAGGAATTAAGGAATGCAGAAACGATTATCTGAGTGTCGACCCATATGATGGTGCACTTGCGATGTACACCCTTAACCCGCTGTTTGAACAATTCTTGAAGGATGGCGGTAGCTTCGATGCCATGAATGAATGGGATAATTACAGACGAATACACGAAAAAGGGCGAGAGGAATGAATCCTTTCGCCCTGTTTGATTTGAATGGAGGAAATCCACTTCTCCTTTCTTCAAAGACACTTTAAAGACACTTGAAATTCGTCGTCTAAATCCCTTATAATACAAGGGTTTCAACGTTGTGTAAAAGTTCAAGTCCCGTCTTCCGCATTATTTTTATGCGAGAAAACAAGGGTTTGTTGCCATTCCTGGCAAAAGACAGTTTAAGACATGGCCGTCACGACGCTGTCGTAGGTTTCTTCCGGCGTTTCTGTGCTGAACAGATACGCGAAAGTAGTCGCCAGATCCTTGTGACCGAGCATTTCACGGATCACTTCGATGGGAACACCGGCTTTCTGGAGCATACTGGCGTAGGTCTTCCTAGCCTTGTGTGAACTCTTGAAGTCGGACTTTGTATTACGTGCATATTTTTTATACACATATGCGAGCTGCCTAGCGGTAAGGCGCTCACCGTCACGGGTGAAGACATATTCCCCGTGACGTTTTTCATTTGCGTACACTTCTTTCAGCAGAGATTCTACCTCCGGAACAAGTACGACGAAGCGGTCACGATTGCCCTTCGTGTGCGGTACGACTTCGAATTCGCCAGTATCAAATACCTTTGTTTCTTCTCTTACCACATGAAGCTGATGCGCTTCGTAGTCCACATCTGCCCACTTAATCACGGCAAGCTCCCCGATCCTGAGTCCAGTCAGCATCTGCACGATGGAAGATGCGAAACTGGAATCCTTCGTCTCCGCATATTTCCCGTACATGTACGACTTAAAATCCGCCAGTTCGTTCGTGTTGAAGCACTGTGTCGAAGACGGCTTGCGGTTGACCTGCCGGTACTTGACCGTGATCTTCACATGAGACATCGGATTGAATCCCAGAATCTCTTTGTCGACAGCATAGTCGAACACTCCGTTAATCACCGTCTTGACGTTCATCCACTCCTTGGAGGATAGGGCGAAATCCTTGACCAGTGAGTTGCAGAATGAGTTGAGCTCCGTCTTCTTGATGTGACGGATATCTTTCGTAACGACCGATCTGCCAGAGAGATACTTGTTGTAATGCTGCTGATGCCTCGTGATCGTGTTAGGACTTGCCGTGATGCTTCTCTTGTACTCAAGCCATTCTGGGAAGAGTTGTTCAAACGTGTAACTCTTCTTGTAATACAAGTCGTACAGCCGGTCTATAACCTTATCCCTGGTAGCAAGTTTAACTTCAATCTTCTTGCCAGTTACAGGATCGTCGTAGTAAGTCTGCCATCGACCGTTCGAGAGCTGCGTGATCGGATGAGGATGCTCCTTAAGCATTGATTCAGTTTTCTTCATTTTTAATTGTTTGTGGATTTCCTCTTCTGATAGTATACCATACTTCAGAAGTTCATTCAAATCAGTCATATATTCCTCCGTAACAAAAAAGGAGCCACCCGACTGAGTGACTCCAGATGCCCTGTACGGGCTTTTCAGTATTCAGGTGTATATGGATACCTTCGAGAGCAGAAACCCGCTCACAGAGGACCCTAGCGTTTCACGTAGCGTTCTTTCGCCCATCCCTCGACGTTTCCGTTTCTGACATGGATGAAGATGCCCGATGTCTTACCGTCTGTCTCCATCTTTCCGCCGTACGGAATTCTGCGAAGAACCCTGGCAGTTGATGATGGCGTCTCAAATATCCTGAGAAGCCCGGCCTTATAATCAGCCTGACACGGCGTCCATGCAGAAGCAGAAGAGGGAAGATTGTAGACAATCACATCATCCTTCTTGTAAGTCCACTTGACGTTCTTCAATGGCTGATCCGTTTCGATCCTCTGCTGAGTACCAGCGTCATAGCGTGACGTCAGCAGAGTTGACTGTACGAACGACAGCGCGATGAAGGCGTGCGATACAGAATTCTTTCCTTCATGTTTGACAAGGACAATAGATCCTTTTCTAATTGCGGAAAGTTTTGTCGAACGCTTAAAGCCGTGTGATTGCAGATACTTGTCGAGTGTCTTATACGTTTCACCGCCGCTAATCTGGTCAGTAAACCCAAGATCGTACAGCGCTCTGGTAACAAGACTGACACCAGATATGACACCATCCTTACACGGAACCTTCGACTTCGTTGTTCCGTGCTGCCATCCTTCTTTCTGGGCCTTATCCATGACCGTCTTTGCGGACTTGAGTAGTGCTGCTACCGAAATATCCTCGGCAGTTATCTTCTTTTTCGATTCCGTTTGATCCGAAGATGACTTGCTGATATAAGCTGCTGACACGAAGCCATGCTTTCCGTTATACGAAATATAATACCATTTGTCACCTTCCATAGATTCTAATTCGTCACACACGCCGACCTTCGTACCATTTGGGAGAGGAGAGAAGCTGACCTTATCAAAGTCAGCGCCTGGGCCAGTGCGAACATTGAGAGACGAGGCTGTAACATAGCCGTGGTATTTCGCCACCTCATTGAGCGTCGACTCTGGTTCTGCCGGTGTAGACGACGTTGATCCGGAAGAAGACACGTTGTCGTACTTCGGTCTGCCGTAACCTGCAATCCTCGGATTGTTGATGGCATACGATTTCTTGCAGACCGCGCCACCATTTGGGATGACCTGCTCGCCGGCAGATGTATTCCCCTCAATGGTATAGACGGTTGCAGATGTAACCTCAACGACAATGCCGACATGATGAATCCGTTCACTGTTCTTGAAATAAATAACATCCCCTTTCTTAGGGGATGAGGTATACCACTGGCCTTTATTCTTGAAATACTGCGCCGACTCTGGTGTGTAAAACTCATAGAGCCCTCCGCACATCAGCTTATTTGCAGTTGCTTCACCATAGGCTTTCTTAAAACACCAACAAGTAAAACAGCAGCACCATGCCTGTCCTTGCAGAGACGGATCCATATCTCGCCAGTATTTTGTGTAATTATTCTCACCCGCATTTGCCGTCTTACTATCAAGCTGCGAGTTCGATCTCTTTTCTAAATATCCTACTTCTTCATATGCGACCGAGAGAAGTTTATCTACCGATGCCGCCATAACATTTCCTCCTGTCAATCCAATCGTGATGCAGATCCACACAATAGCGCATAGGATCTTACTCCTCAACGTCATTCCCGTGTTCGTCTAATTTGCCAATGACGGGAAGCTCGTTCACACGCGACATAAGTGTGGTCACATAACTATTTTGTTTCATCTTTACGTGGTATAAGTCGTATAACTCAGACATCGACTTGAGTTCCCTGACGGTGATCCGTTCAGACCGTAGTGCTTCTTCGCCAGCCCTGACGAGGCTATGCCTCAGCTTGCGCAGATCTGCATCATCTTTCTCACTGATCCAGTCTAAGATCGAGTCAATTTTCTTATCAATGGCATCAAATTCACTCTCGTGCTTTTCTTCGATTTCTTTAATCTTTTCATCGTGCTCCTTAACCATGTCACGGAATTCTTCCTCTTGTTCATGCAGATCATGCATGATCTCATAGCCTTTGTATGTTTTCCGTATGGCGTAAATGATCGCTCCAATAATTCCGCTGATTACCATAACCCATGCAATGACGGAACCGATTGGCACGGCATTCAGAGTGTTAACAACATCGCCTGTCGTAACTACATCCATATGGTTGCCCTCCTATTTCTTTTCTATGTAATCCATGCTAATAAAACCGCATTTTGATTTGTCGTATAAAACATAAAGCCAGCGAGTTCCGTCGATGGTTGTGTAATATCCCTTTGACGTAACTGTCGATCCGCGTGGAATTTTTGTCACCACGTTTGTGCCAGATGTGCCAGCTCTATCCCTCAGATTGAGAGATGAAGCTGTCACCGTATAGTCACCACTAAGTGATGCGTCACGCTTTTCTGCAATACCAAGCCCAAGAACTTTCTTATATGCTTCAATCAATTTCTTCCGCGTGTTCACCCCAAAATGTCCGCTCGCTTCCATACCAATCGTAGCCTGAAATACCTTAATCGCCTGCTCCGTTGCACTTCCGAAAATACCATCAATGCCGCCCGTTAAATATCCAAGCGCGTGTAACATCGTCTGCACCATTGCCACCTTTGCATTCTCGTCACCTTTCTTAAGTGTTGTGATTGTCATCGGTGTTACGGGCGTGCTTATTACTCCCCCAGATGCGCCAAACTTGTCATACGCATATTTTGTATACCCCATCGGATCGCCTATGTTTTCTGGGACAAAGAACTTTACGAATGTGTATGTTGATCCCATCTTGTTTTTAATTTTTGTAATACCACTTTTGTACATAGACCTATCGTATGGATCAAAGTAATTACCATTATTATCACAAGACTTGACGTCTGAAATCGCATCATGTTCATCTATATACCTCGGAAGTGTCCGTTTAGTTTCGTCTTCAATTAGTTCTTTCGTCGCAGCGATTGCCGATTTACTTGCCTGATCCTCGAACATGTACTTAGAAGGTTTGTAGAACCATCCGCTGTTCAGGCAGTAATCATACAAGTCCTCATACTTTGAACCGTACAGCTCAAACAGATTCAGCATCAGAGACACATAATCCCTGACCGCCCGTTCACCGTTTTCCTGCACGGCCAGGTTCGCAATCCTGCGGTATTTTGTATCAGTCAGTTTATAACTACCCATGTTAATCACCTCTTACCCAACAGCGTCATCCTCGCCGCTGTATTCACTTTCTTCCTGCATTCCCATTTCTGCCATCGCAGAATCGTATACAATGCCGCCCTTTGTGTTCTCGGCTTTGCTATGAGACAGATAGCCGAAGTAGCCTGCCGTAAGCGACGCACTAATACCGATCAATGCATACAGCGCTGACAGGTTCCCAGTCCTATACATCATGATTTCAGAAAACGCCACGATCTGAATGGCCAGTACAAACAACAGTCCCATGACGATCTTTGAGTATGGGATCTTCTTGTGCTTCTTCTGCTTCGCATCTTCCTCTTGCTGTCTGTATTCTTCTCTCAGATTTTCCAGTTCAATCTGTTTCATCCGCTTCTCGTGATTGACTTCCAGTGTTCTTTTATCCATACGCATCCCTCCCTGTAAAACAAATTTATTTCGAATAATTGACAAATAAATATCATTGCGGTATCATATACCGTACTAAAATATAAATAAGGAGATTACCAAAATGGGAATCACTGAAACGGAATTGTTACTCAAATGGATTGTATCTGTGGCAGAAGACCAGATTAATGACATGAACTCATCAATAGCGTTCAAAAATTATCCGTGGCGCGAGTCATACATCGTCAGAGACGAACTGATTTTGCATCTGGCATACGAATCATTGAAAGAGATAGAGCGGGAATAACAAGATTCCCGCTCGTTATTTTTATTATTCCACTCCGGCGATTTCCTCATATTCCGCTTCCGTCATCATGTCCATTTCGACAAGCTGTCTAAGCTGATCAGTCGTAAACGCGCCATTCGCGATGTCTTCCTGAATCAGCGCGATGACATCTGCCCTGTACTTGGCGGGGCAATTACTCAGTTTCTTAGTTCCTGCTTCAATACGATTTCTCCAAATCTTAGCCATAATATCATTCCTCCATTATACTTAAGTCACAAAGTGCGTCTTCAAGGTCGGCAATCCTCTGTTCAAAATCGCCTGACGCTTCACAAAGTGCTTCCTGTGTATCTACAATATCCGTCTGTGCGCTGGCGAGTTTGACACTTTCGCCGAACACGTACTCAGCGCCGTCAACTTCTCTTATATAAATTTCGTCCAGTCCGTAATTCTCATTACCTACTGCGACTTTATCCGCGTGTTCCCGATCTGATTCAACCCAGATTCCGTCCTTGTCGCGCACGAATCGCGGCTCGTCACACAGGCTGATGACTTCACTGCCTTTTATAATTGCATACATATTTACGCCTCCAATTTATTTGCTAATTCTTCCAGTTCGCCGATCTCAGCATTGAAAAAATCGTTATTAAAAAGAAGCGTCTCCGCTTCCTGTTTCACCCACTTACCGTATTCTGTTTCAATCATTTCGCACTCTTCAGGTGTAAATCTGAATCCGTTATCTTCGTTAGGATGACGGTCAGCATACGCGATTTTGTGCGTCAGCTCACCTCTATGAAATCCTTGCCCATCATCATTGCGTGCAAAGTACAGATGCGCGAGCTCGCTATTCATGTGGCAAATGCATTCTACTCCTTTAATGAGCCATCCGTTAACGCATTCTAATTTTGATCCTTTTTTAAAAAAGTGCTTCTTACCTGCCGCACAAACTCCTCTATACGGCCTGTGGCAAATATACTCCATCTTTATTTCTCCTTTGTAATTCCTCACATGTAAAACCAAATTCTTTATAAAATAGCCGCTTGAGTTTCAACACCGTGTAATGATCATCCGTTATCCCGAAGTAAGATAATGAGCTACCAATCGAGGTTGCAATATCCTCCATGTTCATTTCCGTTTTTGAAAACTTCTTAATCTTAGTGCGGAGCCGTTTTACGCTATCTCTGCATCCGCGATGAATGATCCTGTCCTTGTCAAATATTCTCTTCATCTTACAGAACTTAAAAGGCTTACCGAATGGAATAATTCTTGTTTTATCACGACTCACGGTAATTCCGATGCTTGCTGCCTTTTCAATAAACACTTCGAGAATCTCTTTCGGATCTCTGTCGGGCGGCACGATGATATGATAATCGTCCATGTAATGACCGAAGCCCTTTAATCCCATCTGGCAACACATAAAGTTGTCGAGCGGAGAGGGAAGTGCGATCATTTCAACCTGTGACGGCTCAACGCCAAGTGGTAGTCCTCTGTCGCCGCTTCCGATGTCTGTAATCGTGTCGAGGATATTGCGCACTTGCTCATTCTTGATCATCTTGTGATTCTCTTTTACGACGTTGCGATCCGCATTCGGAAAGAAACCCTTCATATCAGCCGTGATGATCCACCCATTCATACCATACCGATTGATATGCCTGTGAAGCATCTTGTCAAGTTGTGCCTGTGAAAAGTGTAAGCCTTTACCCTTTAGTGACGCGCCATTGTTATAGATCATATGTGGCAGATACACAGGCAAAAGCACTTCATGCACAAGCGCTTTCTGGATTTGTCTGTCATCAATATGCGGCGCCTCAATCTGTCTTGTTTTACCGCGTTCACTGATCGTAAACTTTGAAAGCGGCTTTGGTTTGTAATCATTCTTCGCTCTCTTGATGTTGGAAGCAGTGCGCGAGAACAGATGCAGTTTAAACATCTGCGCAGAATGTTTCCACATTACACCTCTACAGCACTGTTCGCCGTATTTAAACATCTTGTTAAATGCGAAGATCTCATCCACTGATTTAATTTTACTTAAGCGTTCTTCGCGACGTTCTTCTCTTTTCTGTTTACGTCGTTGATAACGCCTTTCATGTCGTTCAATACTGGTCATTTTTAAATTATTCGCTAACGCCACATCGCTGTTGTAGGGGATACCTTCACGATGCGTAGTCACAGCACATGAAATGGAGGTAGTACCCATTCTCCACCATGCAAGAAGCGTCCGTGCCTGACGTACATTAGCACTTTTGTGGCATTGCAACCACGGGAAACATTTCTCCTCATTTATATGTCTTATGAAATTGCGACACGTTTATAAATGATCGGCGCCAGGCCATTCGAATTGTTCGAGTTGTTGTTGTTGACACTGCCGCTAGTGTTAACATTCACGAAGTTGTTCGCGTTCGAACGGTTAGGAGAACGAAGCCACCAATTGGCGGTAATACAGAAATGCACCCTTTATTCCTCCTGTTTTAGTTTTTGATTGTCTCTTTCTCTTCAGCTTTTATCTTGTTATACTTTTCTTTGTCGCTTTTCATAATCTTTTTGATCATGTTTTCTTCGTACTCGATTTTGTTTCCAAGATTTTCAGCCATAGAGTTGAGTTTGCTGATTGCCTCCGAGGGCGGTTTCGATTCTCCTGCGGAGTTTCTGAAACACCCTTCTGGATTCCTCATTAATAGTGCCCATATATGTCCTAACTGAACATCTAATGCATTGAGCGAAGATAGTGCTTCTGATAAGTGGATCTTTCTTGCTTCATACGATGCCTTACTCTGAATTATAATATGATTCGCTTTTACAGTTTCACTGATTACTTCACATCCAAGTTTCATTACATGCTCACATAAGAACCGTTGATAACGATCAGATAGTCTGCTTAAAAACCACAGAGTATCTTCATAGATTTCGTTTGCTACACGCAGAAATTCAACTTTACTTTCTTTTCGTTTACTCTTTAATACAGACATAACGAGAATTTCTCCTTTCTTCAGTATTGTGAAGGGCGAGGCACACTTCCGCGTGCCCACGCCCAATGAGTGTCTTGTTTCTTTCTCGATGAAAAAATCAGATCAAAATGAGCGGCGCCAGGCCAAACGAATTGCCCGAGCCGTTGAAGTTGACAATGCCGCTAGTGTAAACAGACACGAAGTGGGACGCGTACGAACGGTAAGGAGAACGAAGCCACCAACGGGCGGCTGTTGACGTGCCGTCATGCCGATACTTCACCTTGCTATTGTTGTTAGCATAGTAAGCATACTGTGCCTGGTTTGTACCCTCATTTGTATTTGCATTACTAATTGACCCAAATATTTCCTTTTCTGCCGGAAGCGGAAGATAATCAATAGTAGCCGTCACGTTAGCGGCCGCTGTACTTGAATTACCCTTATTATCCGTATACTTAGTAATCGGTTTCATCACCGCACGAAGATCTGATGGAAGCGCTGCCATTAAGGTATTTGCTACTGGATTAGTTGCGCATGTACTACTTGCATTTACACCAGTAGCGGATGTAGTCTTTGTGCTACCATATGGAGTCGGTTGTGAATCGGTACTACCAAGGATGTCATATCTCATATCGCAAGCCGCCCAGCCACCATAGTTAGTATTGTACGGGTTTGACGATGATCCCCAATGGTTCATCTGGAAATATTTGCCACCACTATTTCCAGCATTTGAATTATATTTACTATCAACCAAGCATACATCTGTACCGCCAGATGCCGCAGTTTTAAATCCACCAAACGTAATGCCAGTTCCTTCTACACTTGAGTTGTGATTGAATCCAAGAATATAAACATAAGTTGTTACATTACTTAAACTCAGTGTGCCAACAGTACCATTGAGTGTAATCGCTTTGCAGTCACCAACAGACCAATATGTACTACCAGTACCTGCCGCAGAAATCGCGGATATAGTAGACCAGTCATTGTTATCAAGTGTATTATTCACCAACGCACAACTAACTGAAATAGTGTCTGACGCTGCTGCATAGTTCGATCCTTCTGCCACATCAATATTGATCGTACACGTACCATTTGCCACAACAGCAATATGATAGGTATTGCCAGATGTGTTTGTCACAGTCGCAACAGATGTATCTGACGAAGTAACCGTATATGTGCCATCTGTCACCACAGTGATTGTCACATCATCGGACATTTGCGCAGTGCTGAGTGAAACAGATGATTTCGATTTTGTGATAGTCGGTTCGGCTTTCTGCATAAGCATGTTATTTGCAGATCCGATCCATGTTACATAGTCAGGCGTAGTAGCCTTATAGCTTGAAGACGCGCCAGCATAATACCACAGATAATATGTGGCATCTGTCGCGTCAGTCAATGTCGGCAACGTCGTGCTATAGCTTGAACGCGCCGGAGCAGTAGAAGAGTTTGACAGACAATAATACATCGTGCCAGTTCCCTCGCCAGCAGTAGCAATAGTCTGTGCAGATCCGTTATAAGTCTTCTGAGAGAATGAAGGTGTTGTCGTAACACTTCCAGCAGGTTTCGTGATTACATCATCCCATGAATCATTTCTTGTGTAATAAGTTTTGCCAGAAACAATTTCCTCATCATCAGTTAGAACATAGTTGCCATTAACCAATTCATACAATCCTAATTCTTTCGGGTTGCTTCCTGATGCGGGCGAAGCCTCTGCGTAAGTCGGATTCGCCACCTGAAAAGCGCCATCTGCGTAGCGAATGCCATGAATCCCGTCAGGATCAGTGACTTCACCTTCCTTGTGTTCCTCAATATCCTGGTCGATTGTAAACAAATTGCTATACACTTCTTCAAATGTCGGGATCACGGTATCTGTAAAACTAGACAAATCACCTTTGATCGCATTTGACAGAACTGTCAAGCCGTTATAATCTAAATATTTCATAGTTCCTCCTTATCCTTACGAGGAAATGCGGTTTACAGTTACAAAATTAGTGTCATACCACAATTAGTAGTTCTATAGGTATCGACACCCACTATATATAGTTTTTGAAATTTCAAAAACCACAACATATTGTGGTCAAAACACCCATAAAATTGTCGTTTTATTGACCACCGTTGGAATTTTGTTGTTGTTTCCACAAAAGGGTTTTGTAGTTGTTGTATAAACTAATAATTTTCAGCCGCTTCGCGGCGTCACGTTAAGAACATTAACTTAATGTTTTTTTGGTTCTCATTTAAGGCGATGCACACTTTCGTGCGCATACGCCTTTGAGTGTTTTATTCTTTTTTCTCGATGAAAAAAATCAGATCAAAATGAGCGGCGCCAGGCCACGCGAAAGCCTAGAGGGGCTGTTGGAGACACTGCCGTCAGTGTGAACACGCACGAAGCGGTTCGCGTACGAACGGCCAGGAGAACGAAGCCACCAATGGGCGGTAGACCCAGTTGAACTATGCCCATACTTCACACGGCTGTTGTTGTTGGCGTAGTAAGCATACCTTGCCTGATTAGTTGCCTCATTAGTATTAGCGTAAGAAGTAGAACCAAATACTTCGTACTCAGACATTAACGGCAAGTAATCAATGGTTGTAGTTACATTTGCAGCAGCAGTTGAACTATTACCTTTGTTATCTGTATACTTTGTGATTGGTTTCATCACAGCCCTTAAATCTTCTGGAAGTGCGGCCATCAGTGTGTTACTGACTGGGCTTGTAGCACATGTGTTAGTTGGATTATTACCAGTTGAGGATGTTGTTCTCGCACTACCATATGAAGATGGTGCACTGTTTGTGCTTCCAAGAACGTCGTAACGCACATCACTTGCAGCCCAGCCACCATAGTTATAATTACCCCAGTGGTTCATATTAAACCATTTGCTACCGTTAGTAGTGTATGAATTATAATTACCATCAATCAAACACACATCTTTTCCACCCGTAACAGCCGTCTTGAATCCGCCGAAAGTAATACCACTACCTTCAATCGCTGAGTTGTGATCAAACCCAAGAATGTACACGCACAGTTTCTTGTTACTAAGTGCCAAAGTACCGACCGTACCATTTAATGTGATCTCCTTACAGTCACCTACATTCCAATATGAATTGGCTACACCAGATGATGAAGCTTGAGAAATCTCAGACCAAGTAGAATCATTTAACGATTTTATAAGTGTACAAGTAACTGAAATAGAGTCGCTCAAAAAATTAAAGTTTACCCCATTCGTAGCACTGATATTAATTGTACAACTACCACCCCCAACCGCAGAAATTCGATAGGTGCTACCAGAAAGATTGGAAACAGTTGCAATTGTAACATCTGAAGAAGACACAGTTAGACTTCCGTCAGTTACAACAGTAATAGTTACATCTTGTGTCATATTTGAACTGTCTAATGATACAGAACTAGTTGACTTTGTAATAGTCGGTGTTGCTTTCTGCATCAGCATGTGATCCGCAGCGCCAGGCCATACGACATACGTAGGCGTTGTTGCTTTATATTGACTCGTTTTTCCTGAGTAATACCACAAGTAATACGTATTGGCTGTCGCATTCGTCAGAGTCGGAAGTGACGTTGAATACGCGTTGCTTGCCGGAGCCGTAGAAGAATCGGACAAATAGTAATACATGTCACCCGTTCCTTCACCAGCAGTAACTACGGTCTGTGCAGAACCTGTATAGGTTTTCTGCGAAAATTCTGGGATCACTTCAATCTCTCCAACGGCTTTTTCCTGTACCTCCGTCCATGATACCGTTTTCTCGTAATAAGTTTTGTCTTGTGTCGGTGTAGTATCATCGGTGGGAGAGTACGTACCACTTGTTTCTTCGTACCATCCTTCTTCGCTTGGGTTGTCGCCAGACGAAGGAGTGACGGGTGTATATGTAGGAACGGCGACTTCGAATGCGCCGTTGATATATCTAAGGCCGTGAAGACCTTCAGCGGATTGGAAGCTCCCTTCTGTATGGCCGCTCGTGTCTTCGTCAAGGTTTATCAGGTTGTCGTATACTTCTTCGAATGTAGGGATGACATTACCTGAAATACCGTTTATGTCGCCTTTAATTAAATTGGTTAATGTTCTTAAACCATCATAGGTTAAGTATTTCATAGTGCCTCCTTTTAAGATTTTCCGCTCCAAATGGCAATGATTTCAGCGTCGGTAATTGGCTCGATATCTTCAAGCTTTGTTTTTAGCGCGGTTGTGAAGTCATTAGATGAAAGTCCTTTACCAGATTCGGTATTGACTTTGCCTGACAATGCAGAATCAATTTCTGTCTTGGTGTACGCGTTCGTAATACCATATCCCGCAACTGTTGTCGGTTTGTTTAGAATCTGCGCGTCGCCTGATGAAGCATTCCAATCTGCGTTAACGTTGACTTCTGCGCCTGCCGAAATCCCTTCGAGCTTTGTCTTCAATGTATTGGTAAAGTCGTTAGCGGATAATCCTTTGCCCTGTTCAGTGCTTACTTTGCCAGAAAGGGCGGTATCCACTTCCGTCTTAGTGTATGCATCAAGAATCCCGTAGCCTGAAATAGTGCTAGGATTTGCACCAGTGGTAACATGACCCTGCGCATCGGTAGTTACTTGTGTGTAAGTCCCAGGCGTCACTCCGCTTGCGGGATGTGTGAAACTAATGCCATTTGTCGCGTCGATAGTCAGGCCATTTGCGGTTACAATTTTGGCGCTGACCACATTGTTTGAAATCGTGATGCCGTCCCCAGCCGTGTATGTGTCAATCAGATCACTGACAAGCAGATAAAGGTGAGTTGTATTTCCGTCTGAGTCGGCCGTGTTAATTACAAAATTTTGCTTTTATAATACCCTATCGCCCGTCTTACATTCAGTGTTGTAATCAATCACGTCTTGTAATAATTTCGCGTCATAAGCATTTGCAATAGCAGGAACATCTTTATTTAAACAATGGCTGCTCCACCAAGGGTGATCCCTGTACACAAATGTATGTGATGGTTCCACTCGTGGGTCAAGAACGAACAGCTCACGGAGTTCTTCGTAGCACACACCGGCTTTCTTTGCGATTTCGTAAAACTGATTGCAGAATGATACCTTCATTGCAAGATAGCTATTCTCCATATATTTCGCAAGTTCTGCTGTCTTCGAATCAGTAATCCTAAATTGATGACGAGCGTCATATACTTTCTGTAATACTTGAACGACTTTGATACAGGCATCCTTCTCACCGCCAAGGATTGTAAAATCGAAATTATAGTTATTGCAGTGCTGCGTGCCGCCATAATACTCCGGACTGAAGATTATGTGCTTTCCTGTCTCACGCATCAATCTCTCCGTTGTGCCGGGGAGAACTGTGCTCTTCACCACATATATAAGTGCTTCATTCTCCATGATCGCGTTCTTTACTTCAGTCGTGTCACAGTCCGAATCACCAGTCGCCGGTGTGTCCACACAGATGAAGGCGACTTTGTATTTGTCGGCTGTCCGTGTGTCGATTTCCTTGTATTTATCATAGGTTTCGGGGTTTAGAGGACTCAACTCCTTGGCCAGATTGGAACCGACGACACCATAGCCGATGATGAGGACGCTGCCTTCTTCTCTTTTCTCTTCTCCATTACCTTTGGGTTGATCGGCTGCAGGAAGTAAAGAATGCGCCCACTCATCAATCTTTTCAAAAGGATCAGAAAATCCCTGGAAATTCTTATAGTTCAGCATGAGAAGGTACTTGCTTTTCCTGTAATTCTCATCTACGGACGCATAAAACTCATAGTACTCGGACAGATAACCGCAGACAGCTTTCCGCGCCCTCTCCTGATACTCCTTTGGTGCCTGTCTCCATCTCGGATGCGTCATATCCACATAAATCATAGAAATCGTTGTCGACACCAGATTCTGGAACAGATCCCCCCGCTTCCTTCTCACAAGATCCTTCGCCAAAAGCTCATAACACCTGAGCGTCCGATCATAATTCATCACATGGCTGTACGGATCAGCCCTGGTCACTGAGTCCGGATTCCACTTCCAGATGTAGAAGTTCTCAGGAACCCAAACGATTCTGTCCGTCAACGCATAGGTGAGCCACAGGAAAGACATGTCGCCGCTCGTTTCCAGTTCATCCGGGAAACGGATGTGGTTCTCAGTCAGGTACGCTCTCCTGAAGATCTTCCCATGGACGCGGATCGTGTCGTTCTTATAGGTAGCGTACTCATATTTTCCGTTTATGAGCCTTTCGCACTGATACGGCGATCCGATTACGTCCGCACGCGACTTCTCAGCTGCAGCCATCAGACTGCTAAGCCCATACGGGGAAGAAAAACAGTCATCCACATCGCAGAACATCAGATAATCAGCTGTCGCCTTTTCCAGCATGACGTTCCTCGTATGGCACACACCGGTGTGGGGAAGGTACTGGTAGGTAATTTCAAATTGGAACTTACAAAAAAGATCGGGGGGCAGTCTCACACCCCCGTCACTGCAAAGCATAACCCGGAACTCCACACCCCTCTGCATGGCAAGGGATGAAAAGAAGCGTTCTACGATTGATTCATTTTCCTGATAGTGGTTCACTAAAATTTCCAAAGTCATTGGTTTTCTCCTTTTGTTTGTTTGGTTGTTTATTACGACAGACTGTTCCAGCGGAGCCCGCTCGATGTAACCGTGAGCACTTTTCCCGCGTCATCAGACGTATCATAAACTGGAAGAAGACTTCCCCAAGAATAAGCACCAGACCCATCAGCCTTCAGAACATCCCCTTCATTAGTGTCGCTTGGGTCCGGGAGTGACAGGCCGCCGCTTCCTCCTTCTTCCCAGGTAAGTGAACCATTAGTAGCCACCGTAAGTACTTTACCTGCATCAGATCCATCATAACTGGTATCATGTGTCGGAAGAAGTTCTTCCCACACCGGTTTACCTGACGGGTTAACCACGAGTGCTTTCCCTGCGTCGGTACTATCACACACTAATACATCAGACATATTACTCCATGCCGCATTACCAGTTGAATTGACTCGTAGTACCTTGCCACTATCGGGGGTGTCACATGTCGGCAGTACTTCGGCCCATGCTACACGGCCACTATCATTAACGACCAGAGCCTTTCCCTCATCATGAGATCCAAGGGTCGGGAGTGCTCCACTTGGAGTGCTCCAGACAGGTTCACCTGTCGTATTAACCACAAGTGTCTTTCCCCTATCTTGGGAACCACAGGCAGGATATTTCAGATCTTTCCATGCCGGTTTCCTTGTCGAGTCGATCACCAGTGCAAATCCGATAGAAGAACCAGTCGGAAGTGCACTGCCCCACTGAGGTCCTTCATTTCCGCTCCCTCCTGGTTCTGATGATCCAAGAACAAGAACCTTTCCTGCATCTTGCGGTGAATATTTTGGAAGGATATCTCGCCAGGCTGGATTTCCTGTACTGTTAAGCACAAGGGCTTTACCATTGTCATTGGAAACATGGGCAGGTAAGTCCGACGGGATTGCTGACCATGCCGGATCACCGGTGGAATTGACCATAAGTGCTTTCCCTGAATCGCTCGCTGTAGATGACGGCAGGCCAGACACGGGTGTTTTCCACGCCGGATCACCGGTGGAATTGACCACAAGCGCTTTTCCTTCATCACTTGCCGTAGCTGACGGCAGGCCAGACGCGGGTGTTTTCCACGCCGGATCACCGGTAGAGTTGATCACAAGTGCTTTCCCTTCATCACTTGCCGTAGCTGATGGCAGTTCCGGGTCTGGAAGGTTCTCCAGACTTTCATAATCATATTTGTAGATGGTACCATCTACTTTTACACCTTGAATAATATTTTGTGGCATATTAACAACTCCTTATCCTAAATCTATCATTGAATCATCTACTGTTGCATTAGGTACATTGAGTATCCCATTGTCGACTGAGATACTGTCATCTGTTAGTATATTATTATCCACTGATGCAGTTGAAGAACTGTTTATAAAGTTCAAAATATTGTTTTCGTCGACGTACGACCGATCATCCAATTCAAGAATATTATCATTCTCTTCTCCATTAAACACTTCAAGAATATTGTCTTCGACAATAGCAGATGTGCCACCACCAAGCTCAGCCTCTAATCTAGCAATTCTGCGATTTAGATCATTGAATAGCTTCCAAACGGCCAGAGCAGAAGGATACTCGATGTCAGTTGAATTACTTGTAATTTGTGTAACTTTATTCTCGACATCCTCTTTGCCTACGGTTGCGTCATAAACACCACCACTTGTAATTGGTTGTACGCCGTTTTGTTGAGGTTCTGCCGCAAGATCAAGATATTTGTTTGGAAGTTTGGTGATGTTCTCATCTGTCATTATATCCAATATAAAAAGTGAACTATTGTTACTGATTGGAGTGTACGCATAAAACGAATACATAATATCAGAATGCGTTACTCGTAGAAGAATGCCTATACTTGATGCATCTAATATATATACTCCATTGGAATAGACAATATCACCTATATAGGTCAATGAATTATATATAATTCTAAATCTGTTGCCTCTAGTTACAAAATTACCCATATTGGCTCCATAATAATTACGATAATATGTAACACCATTATAAACATAAGTAACTGTAGTATAATTGAGCGTATCATCTAAAACTGTAGTCCAAACAGGAACTGAATAATGCGTTCTATTTTTAACATAATCATTCTCTTGAGAATTATTCTGATCCCAATCAGAAACCCCGCCTACATTCTGTAAAGCGGTATATACGACATTTGCTGGAACAGGTCTATTATCAAACTCTGAAATACTACTTGCTGTGTCTATATATTTTTGTGGTAATTTTACGACGCTTTCATTTGTCGCACGATAAATCTGAAACGTAGAAGTATCATTTTGAGTAGATGTATAAATAGAAAATGTATATATATCACGTTCATATGAAAGATGAGCAATAAATCCTATGTCACTTGCATTAAGCTCATAAACTCCATCTCTGCCACTACCATACTGAGTTATCATATAGAAGTAAGCCTGACAAGTTTTGCCAAGATAATTTACTTTACACATAGTGCCGGCACTAATCGCATAGGAACTGCCAGTACCAGAAAAATGTTTGTAATAAGTTTTATTATTACTGGTATACGTGTCACTAAATGAATTTGTGAGAGTGCTGCTTTTATATAATGACCATTCATATGTTGTATAATGAGTTCTATGTTTTATATAATTTCTTTGCGTGCTGTCGTCTTGCCACCAGTCTGGCATACCTGCCGTATCTTGCAAAACTGTATATACAGCACCAGACGAAATTGGTTTCACACTTCCAGAAGTCGGTGTTGTTGAAATATCTAGATAATTATTATCCAACTTATGATATGTCTCACTTATAACTTTCTCAATTGTTAAAAGCTGTGAAGGCGATTTCCAATTGACATAAACATCAATAGTGGAAGATGTGGTTATAATATACAAACCAAGATCTTCGACGGCTGTCCTGTATGCATTGGAACTATATGTCGAACTGGCTATTGCATATTTGCTCCCAAATGAAACTCTGAATTTTCCTGTAGTCCTCAACGCGTCCTTTATATTTGACGACAATGTATAAATCAATTTATAAGATAAGCCGCCAATAGTGGTTGATGTTGAACTATCATTCCAATCAATGGTGTTTGCATCAATTAATTTTTCAGAGAATGTATACTCTATATAATGTGTTCTATTTTTGATATATCCAACACCATTGCTGTCATCTTGATTCCAATCAGGCGTTCCTCCTGCATGGCTTAACGCCTCATAAATACCATTACTGCTAACAACATTATCACTCCCTTCAGTCGGTACAGCATCGAAAGTTAATGTATCCTGTTTACCTTGAAGAGCCTCATAAATCGCGCTAGACTTCACTGGATTATCAACAGACGATGAGATCGTATCAACTGGAGTTGCCATGTCGTTTTTATTATTGAGAGCCAGAGCAATCGCGCCGGAACGAACCATGTTCTGGCTTCCAAGCGTTGGCACTTCATCAAATGTCAGACGATCCTGTTTGCCAGTTACAACTTGATAAACACCGCCGCTTTTTACAGGATTCTCGCTGTTTGCAGTAGGTGTATTATCAAATGTAAGAACGTCCTGCTTATCTGCCAATGCATCATATACACCGCCAGATTCAATCGGATTATGGCTTCCCTCAATTGGATATGCATCTTTTGGAAAATCTGGAATTTCATCCCTCACTTCTTGGATATCACTCTTTATTAAATTCCGTAATTTTATAATTCCTTCTTCATCTATTAATTTCATTGTATTCGGCTCTCCATCAAAGAGGCGCTGAGCAAAAGCTCAGCGCCGAGATTAAGTCAATATCAAGCACCCCAAAGGGCAGTAACTTCTGCATCTGTAATAGCAACAAAGTCGGATGCCTGAAGAGCAGTGATGCCCTTAGTAACCGTGATATCCTTTGTCGTAGAGTCAATGCCGATGGCTGTGATAACGTTTCCGTCACCAGTCGGAGTCGCAACGCTGCGGCTATAAGCCGTATTGAAGTTACTCCAATCAGTAGAGCTGAGCGCACCATTGTGAGATGCATCAGCAAGACCGATCTTCAGACCATCCTGCGTAGTAGCAAGGCCGTTAGCGTTCGTGGAATCAATATCAACAGACACAACGCGGTTTGTGATATCAATACCATTGCCTTCGCTATAGTTGTCAAGACCAGCAAGCTTTTCAGCCTGAGCAGCTGTCATAGCACCGTTAGATCCGCCAACGCCAGAGGTGGAAGCAACAACTGTAGCCATAGCAAGGCCGTTAGCACCAACGGACAGACCGTTAGCGTTGCTAGAATCAACAACTGCGGAGATAACGTTGCCAGCGGAAACGTTAACACCGTTGCCGGATGTGTAGATATCTACGAGATCCTGAACCGGAAGGTAGATATGGGAAGCCGTGTCATCGTTTTCAACAGAGTTAACCACGAAGTCGATGTACTTGTCGCCAACTGCAAGGCCGGTAACCGGTGTATCAGCTGTAGCGCAAGTTTCAACAGTCGCGGACTTAACAAGGAAGTCCTTCGGGATGTTGATGGTTTCGCCGACCTGAGTGCCGTCGAGGGTGATCTTGTAAGATGCAGCATATCCGCTAGTAGCGGTAGCCAGTTTTGCTACGCCAAGGGTAAACTTCTTTGCGTAACGAGAATCAACTTCCTGCTGGAACTTCTGAAGGGTTTGTAAACTTGCATAAGTAATAGACATATATTTGTCCTCCTATAAAATAAAATAAAATTAAGCAGGCTTATGCCTGCTTTGGTTAATGTAATATATAAGAAAGGCTGGATATCAGCCGTTTCCCCAAAGTGAATTAATCTCGTCGTCTGTAATCTCGACAGTAAGCTGTTCGAGCAGATCGGCGACCATATCTGTGAGCATCACCTCGTCAATCGAGGCAACGCCGTCCTCGTCAACCTTGATGCCACTGCCAATCTTAATGACGCCGGCTGCATCAGTGGTTGCTGTGTGTTTTGCCAAGTATTCTTCGACTACGCCTTTAACTTGCGATTCTGTGACGGATCCACTGCCGCCACCGGCCCTTGAATTGCTAATCGCTAATAGTAAGGCTAACTCGTCAATGTTTGCTTCTTTAATCATTGCTGTCTCCTACAGGTTTCCACCCGTCGGCAGTCAGTGAATACACAACCCCGTCGGGTACGAGCAGAGCCAGAGAGCCAAGGGCCGTACTCTCAGCATCAGGCAAACTTCCAATTTCGCTCTTATCAAAGCATATATAGCTGTGATAACTAACCAGATGAATCTTTCCATTCTCATGGATGTGCTTATCTGGCGAACCAAATTCTTTATACGCCATTGCTTAATTCCTCCTCCTTCTTAGTTTCTTTTATAACTTCCCTAAGTGTCTTGAGGGCGTTGTTGATTTCGGTATCAATCAAAGAAATCAATGCATCCTGATCCACGACCTTTTGCAACACTGGGTAGTCAGCGAATATCTGTTTGATTACCTGTGACCGTTTGATTTCACCGGCTTTTGCATATTGCTGATATTCAGTTTCAGCATCGGTAATCATTTTTAGGACAACGTGACTGATTTGCTTCTTCGCAAATTCGATTTTCGCTTCGTCTGTCTGAGCCAAGTATGACTGGATCTTTTTCCAGATCGCTACCGCAAGACCAGCTATGACAAGAATCGTTGTCCAGTTGTCATTAACAAGCTGTAGAAAATGTTTAATTCCATCTAGCATTGTTGTCTCCTTATAATAAGAAAGACGTGCTTAATAGCACGTCTGTGATTAGTTTATTCTGCCAAGAACATAGTCGATTGCTTCTTGCGTATTAAATACTACTTTAGAATTTTTACTAAATGATTTAATAATATAATTGTCAACATAAACGCCATTTACGTCTCTGAAATGATTCCAGTTAATTTCTGGCGATTTATAGTAATTATAATAATTTGAAAATGTAAAAGTATTAAGATGTTGCGGATGATCTATACTGTTAAATACTTGTTTACCATTATATGCGTTATAATGTACTAACCGAACAGTATATTTTGCTGATACGAAATTCTTAAAAGAAAAATATACAGAATACATAATAGAATTCCCAGTATGCTGTCCAGCAAAATAGTATGCTATCCTATATATAGGATTTTCGTCATCTTCGCATTTAATAAATCCACCAACCATATCCGTTAATACATTACCATAGCTCGTAATAAATGGAGTGTCAAAAACAAAGGCGACGCCTCTTTCAAATATATCTTTATCTAATAATATAAACGAAGAATATTTACCTACGTCATAGAATCCATTAGTATATCCAGTACACACATCCCCATTCCCAATGTTTAATACGGCATCTACCATATCATCAACAAGAAATTGATCCTCTACATCTAGTTTATATCTTAATGCCTCACCTATATCTTCCAATTGTGATTTCTTTAATAAAACATAATTTAGCATTATCCAGTTGCAACCTCTCCATCATCAACAATATCTTCAATGATTTCTTTATCAGGATCTTCATCAAACATAGAAAGAGCAATAGGACCATAATTAAATGGATCTCCAGCCTCTTCATCGATTTTAGACATATCAATAGTATCAGTCATTAAAACACCACGATGAGTATCAACTATATAATAAACTGTTTTCTTTTCCTTTGTAGCAGTATACATCCTGAAATCATAATGGAATATTCTGCCATCAGGGCAATATCTGATATAGATAAACGGTTCAATTGAAGCTATGATTATAGTTGATTTATCAAAGCCGTCTGATTTATATCTGATCGTAGTGAACCTTCTTGGAGATAATCCATAAATACTTGCACCCCAGACATATTGATCTGGAATTCTATTCAAGAATGTATGATTATAAACTACGCTATATTGGATGAAATCAGCTTCGCTTTCGATCCACTCATACGTCTTCTTCTCCGTTGTCAACGACCGTTTAATATTAAAGTGCGTATCATTAATATAATAATCTATATTGAGAATATCTACATCGTTATAATGAAAGACGAATCCATCATCTATACTGAAGTCACACTGTGATGTTATCACCTCGGATGTTTTATTATCATACAATGCTTTCACTTCATATTCTTCTATTGAAAACACATCACCGTATGAATAGTTGGTGTCAGGAGCTTTTGTTAATTGTATAGAAACTACGTTCCTACCTTTATCGTCTTCATCTTCGGGAATCTCTAGCCAAACATATTCATATGCAGAAACATCATATTTTTCACCAGACATTTCAGTAATTTTTAGAACGCCATGTTTTCTGATATTTCTGATAGCAGTAGCAAACTCGCAAGGTTTATATAGTTTATCTGTCTCTTTCTTTTGATTAATAGCACTAGCTATGTCGCGAATCCTACTCTCGCGGACAAGAACATATTCATCACCAATGACTACTTCAGGTTCTTCCTCTTCTTCATCTTGAATAGCATCATCGTCAACATTTGATGAACTATCGCCAGCTGCCACATCATCACTCTCGATTTCTTCATCGGTAGCATTATCTTCCTCTGTTACCTTTCCAAAGATGAATTCATAATATCCATCTTCATTTGGTTCGTCGGAAACGAGAGTGGTATTGAATAACGCAAATGCCGGGACTACGCCGTGATATCCTCTAAACGATTCCGCATCTTCTATAGTTCCTTCGTTCGTAACAACCTTAGCCATCTGCGAAGTTGAAGTATTAGATGATCTGATCCAGTAGCTCCACGGCAGATCTTTACTTAATAATACTTCTGCCTCGTTAATTTCATCTATTGGTATACCTCTCTTTTGTGCTTTTAATACAAGCGCATCCCAGTTCTTGAATTCAGATCTATCAATAGCTTGTTCTGTTGGTTTACGAAGTAACTCGTCGCTGAGTTCGTCCTCGCTCTGAATGAAGATTCTAGTCATGATAACCTCAGCGTCCCCACCGTCTACTTCTGGGATGTCCATTTTCTGTTTGATATTAAGCATCGAATACTTCAAAGCCTTTGAAATATTTCTTAGGAAACCACCCTCGCGAGCATATTCGTTGAATTTGCCAAAGACATACATGTTCTTTGGGTCCATGTCGCGATCATGCTGTTTATAGAACCAGTCCTCGTTATCACTGTTTAGCCACTGCAAAAGATTTGATTGACTATACCGATTGTTGCCATATTCTATACGATCTGGATCGCTATTAAACGGCTCTCGTGCATCAAAGCATTTTAATGAAATAATATCCCTGGACGTGAGGACAATCGAATTCTTAGGATACTCCTCATTTCCAGGGCCTTCAACTCGCCATACAATGACGGCTCTATTATATTTTGATTTGGGATCAATCACCAGTGAACCAACTGGCAGATCCCCAAGTGCTTGCGCCATTTCCTTTTCTCCTTAATATGCAATGTCATCTGCGAACATAACGTCGAGCATGAGCAGCACTCTCATAAGCGTCAACTCATCCATCTCAGTTTCATTAAGGATTAAGCTACCGCCAAGAGCAGTTATATTACCTGCCAGCTTCTCGTTCCCTTCCCAGTCGAGCGTTCTCGCATTTGACCTATTATCTTCGTCTTCACCATTACCAACTATCTCGACGAATTCACCGCGTTGAGACTCAGCTATTTCATCATCTTCACCAATGTTGAATTCGCCAAATACATGTTGGCATTTACGTGTTGCAATATTATTGAACCCTTGAGCAAAAGAGTAGAAACCAGAAGCCATCCCAGCTTTTGCCGTCTTTGCGCTGCAATGCCCTTCGCCTTCTGATATAGCTATATCAATTGGTTCTCCAACATCAACGCCCATTCGCTTAAGCTGATATGACTTTGCGAAGCTTTCACTCGGTTCATTAAGTACTTCTATATTATAAGCAAGAGTTCCGATTGGAACTTCAGAACCGTCAATTAGATCTGCCAATTGTCGTTCCGTCGATTTTGCACGTTCAATTTCCGCGTCGAGATCAACTTGTTTCGCATGCTGGGCAGACGCTACTTCCAAATCTGAAACCCGATTTGCAAAAGTTGATATCTGTGTTTGCACATTTTCCACAAGCTGATCATACAACGATTGAGTGATCTCCGTATTCTCTGCATTAACAACATAGATGTTGTCATCAATCGTAAGCGTTAAGAAATTTGTTACCGCAACGTTTGTTCCATTGTTACCACACAGTAACATATTGCATTTTCCAGTATGGATTTCTGCCGGCAGATAAACTGAATTGTCTGAATCCAGGTATTTGTTATAGACATTACCATCCTGTTGGAACTGCGCAAACGTTGTGAATGTATCCCAATCACCGGTGAGAGAGAAGACGAACCTAATGAATTCCTGTGTACCATAGATAAGATTGCTCACATTTGTTTCAAGACGTAATTGTTGATTGACTACACTAACTAATAGATCCATACTTCACCTCCCTTAAACATTTTCGTATCTATTGTAATCATATTCGTAGTGTGCCTGTACTTCTTCGGCGGTTAAAGCACGAGCATAGACGCGAGCCGTGCGAATCTGACCGTTGTAATAGTAGTTACTTGATCTATTTTGATAAGCACCGCCGCCAAGAATTATATGTGTATTATAACGTGGCGGAGTAATCCTACCAACGTAGTTTGATGTTTGCCCTAATTCACCATTAACATACAGCTTTATAGAATTACCGTCATATGTCCCTATAAAATGAGTATATTCAGTTGAAGTAACTCTTGGCCCATTGTAATAAAAATATCGTTCTATACCGTTTATATTATAGCCAACTCTTGGCTGATAATTATAAATTCCAAAATACCAACCACCATATTGTAAATTGTTAAATATTAAATAATCAGAACTACCATTTGGTTTGCAGTATATTTCGAATGAACTTAGTGCGTTCTGAACATCTCCACAATCAACATAAGAATTGCTATTCCCAGAAAACCCAAAACTATCTGTATTGAACGTGATGCCATATGAAATGCCATCATTATCATTACCACTCAAATCAATCAATTTTGTTGTATCTGAGCCATTAAGCAGAGCATCGTAATATAAACGTAACCCTGAGCTTCGAGTCGATACATCATTAATCAATGGCGTTATATTCGGTTTAATCGCATAAAAATTACTTATATTGAAATAATTCTGTGTGTCATCTGACAACGCAGTCAGATTAAATGATAAATAAGCTGTAGTACCGCAAGGCATAAATCTTATAACATGATTGTGTTTTTGAAAATCACGGTCAATTTTATTTTCCCAATAGTAATTATAATAATTATAATCTGACCTAAGATCATCAAACGCTTTATAATCAAGAGCGTATCCGCTTATATAATCGCCGCCTTGCGTGACTTGAAAATCAAAATGCAACTCATATAATCTATATGGCTCTAAATTAGAAAGCATTATATTAAAACCTTCATACCCAGCGCTTGATTCATAACCCATCATATTCATAATTCCATATTCATCTATATTACTCGACTCAATTGTAACACCAGTCGAATGAGCAAGAGATATAGTATTTGCTCCATTAAAGATGTCTGATGGCTCAACTACTTCAATTTCGACAGTCTTTGCCAGAGAAGGATTATTTACTGGAGTAGCAGTTACAGATATTATGTTGCCAACTGTATTATTGCGTACCAATCTAAGTAATTTGTCATCTATTACCTCAACTCCATTTGGCACACTCCATTGGATTTCTTTATTCTCATCACTACATAATATATTAAATGATGTGGATAGAAAGGTTTCCGATCCTTCAAACCAAAGGATTAAATTTGATCCACGAACATCAAATTCTGTTACAGAATACAGACGCTCAAAATCTGCATCTGTTGTATTATAATGCACAGTTGCGTTAGTAGCTCCCCATGGCGCGTATGATACTTCCCCTTGTGCCCATGGTACATAGATATCTCTCAGATTTATACAATTCGAAAATGCATTACTACTTAATGATGTTGTTTTGCCATGAAACACAACACATTGTAAAGCAGTATTATTATAGAATGCTTGCGAACTCACAGTGGTTAGTGATGACGGCAAATCTACTACGTCTATCCCGGTACAATTATAGAATGCATTTGATCCAATTGATTTCAATTTAGTATTAAATATGAGCCTTTTCAATTTATAACAATAATAAAAAGCGTAATTACCAATTGTTTGTAAATCTCTCGGCATTCTATTTAGTACCATTTCATTACAGTAATAAAATGCATAAGACTCAATGGATGTAACAGTGTCAGGCAACTCTATTTGATTGAGATTTGTACAATCACGAAAAGCATTATTGGCAATCGTTGTTAAATTTGGTGGAAAAATGAAACTTCTAAGGTTAGTACAACCAATGAACATACAAGGCGCAATTTTATCCTGATCAGTATCCTGATAGAAATCAACCGTTGTTAAATTTGTACAATATCCAAAGATATTTTGTGGGTCATTTACATACCTAACATATTTGATTACTAAGTCCGTTAAACCATTACAATATTCAAATGTGTATGACTTAAGACCACTACAATTTGGTATGTCTAATGTAAGAGTTTTTATACCTCCGCAGCTATAAAACGTATACTGCCCAATCGACGTTATCGTAGATGGTATTTCCGTAATCGTTAAATTTGTACACCCAAAAAATGCACGTTCCCCAATCGACGTTATCGTAGATGGTATTTCCGTAATCATTAAATTTGTACACCCAAAAAATGCACGTTCCCCAATCGACGTTATCGTAGATGGTATTTCCGTAATCATTAAATTTGTGCATTGGTAAAAACAATACGGTGGTATAGTATCAATTAATGGTATATATATATTTCTAATCATTTTATTGTTTGCGAATGTCCCATATCCAAGTTCCGTACATTTTGATAGTACTATTTCTTCTAACGATCCGCTGTCAATAATACCATCCTGCACATGCCATTGGTTTCCGTCAAGGTACACATAACAATTTGCAAAAGCTCCAGCGCCAACACGTTCAACGTTATTTGCGTAGATCTTTTTTATCCTACGTTCTTGACAGAATGCTAAATCTCCAATTTCAGTCGTGCCCTCAAGATTGAGAACCTCATCACATGTAGAAGCCCTAGCAATTACATCCAAAAATATCTGTTTTTCGAAGTTAGTATTTGCCAAGTCCAAAACTGCCTGTGGCATTTCTTCAGGTAAATAAGTGTTATCAGAACGGTTAACAGTTCTGATTGCATCTCCAAGTTCCTCCAGAGAGGACTCTTCAACTAATACATCAGCCATAAGATCCTCCCTTTCTTAGTAATGTATAGTATTGGCGTTTTTGATATTGACCAACATGTTAAGTTGTTCTTCGGTTAGAACTACATTTCCGATTTGCAAATTCCCGCCTATGGTCAAGTTGCCTGGTATGGTTTCATCTTCTTTTACTACATTGATCATTTCATACAGCATCGAGTTGTTTGGCGTATATCTTTGATAAGTTGCATCGCCATTACCGGCGACACGGATCATTGGCTTGAACAGAACTCTACCAAGTGTTTCATCTTCCGGAACAACAATTCTTAAGTACGCTTTTGCTGTCATTAAGGTCTCGCCATTCAATTCGAATAGAACTGGGTTGCCATGCTTGGCGGCAAGTTCCCCAGAAGATTCATTTAGTTTCACGGTCATATAGACATAGTTCGCGTACTCGTCTATGTCCCCTTCGTCTTCTGGATCGAGCTTGACTAACTCGACACTTGCTATATAACTTCCAACCTCAAGGTTCGACAATCCCGTAATCTCATACGCCCCATACTTTGGTCCTTCGTATTCAAAAATAATACCATCGCCTAATGAGGCTCCTTCGCCGTTTGATTTGCCAGGATCATATGAACGAGTACCGACCACGCCATTCAGTTTGTCTATACATAGAAGATTCTTCGAGCCGCCTGACGCTGTTTCTCCACCTGAAATATTGCCAATGCTGTGTTCTATTGCATCAACTCTGCCGGTAATGGCATTTTCAGCTAGAGTTGCGCGGCTTATTTCATTTGCTAAACTGTCCGAAATAGCATCGTCACGATTTGACAAAACTGACTCTGCATTCGAAGCACGTTCCGTTTCTGCCGTAAGAGCAGCAGTGGTAGCATGCGTCGGACTTGACGCCTCCAAAGATGCTACTCTTGAATCAATCCCACTTACCGTGCTATTAATGTAAGAAATCAATTGCTCATACAGCGTCTGTGTAATCTGCGTGCTGGAAGCATTTGTGATATACTGATTCTCATCTACCACGATTTTCATCATGTCGGTCAATGCCGTTCTTTCACCGTCAGTTCCATATAATAATAGGAAGCAAGTGCCGGGCTGAATCTCAGACGGGAAGTATACCGAATTATCTGAATCAAGATATTTATTATAAACATTTTGCCCCTGGCGGAATTGGGCGCAGACACGAAGTCCTTCCCAGTCGCCGGTCAATGAGAACACCAAACGTATAAAATCTTTCGTCCCATAAATTAATTTCTTAATCTGGCTTTCCATGCGGAGCTGCTGGTTTGTAACACTGACAAGTAAATCCATTACGAGCCCTCCCAGATGTTCTCAATCTCTTCCTCTGTCAATATGTCGAACCTGAATTTTCTCGAACCATATAATCTGCTATCAATCATCAGGTAGTCTGACTCATCGAAGAAAGTAGATGTGTTTAAATCTGTGATTCTGGCACTAGTCGCACCTGCTACAATGCCCAATCCGCCATTCGTCACGATATAATGTTCTCTACCATCAATTAATGCGACTGAAAGGTCGGGCTGTCCAGGATCGCTCTCTCCGCCGTCGTACAGGATAGAATCAATAATTTTAAATGTAAGCGCATCTGTGACTGCTTTTGTAGTACCGTTTTCGCCGACAAGGGTCATCGTACATTCGCCCGGTCTTAAATCCTCTGGTAGCCAGCAATAGTAGTCATTAAACAGCGACTGATTGTACGAGATATTACCTTGTGTGAATTGCGCGTACTTGTTCAGATCTCTCCACTCGTCAGATAGGTTAAATACGAACCGTATAAAACTCTTTGTACCTGCGACAAAAGCATTGATATGGGTTGAAAGACGAATACGCTGATTAGATACGTCCACTAAAACATCCATGACCTACCGTCCTTTCAACATAATATTCCCTGAAGCTCAATAATCTCCAGAGCAGATAGGGGATCATACCGGTCTGACTCTTCATAATCGAATACGGACTGGTCGATTTTGTACAAGTCCACATTCAGCTTTATATGAAGCAGCTCGTTGACATCATTAAAATACGCATTTTTATGATCGTTATCTACGGCCGGTAACCCGTTGTTAAACGTCTCCCCATCAATTTGATAGTCTTTATAATCATCAATAATCTTTTCCAGTGCTCTGTTGTACACGTTCATCTCCTTCGCCAGAATCGTCAGGTTGCGAACTATCGCGTATGATATCTTCTGCGGAAGTCTCCTGTTCGCGTACTTGTTCAGCACGTCGTTCATCAGCAGCAAGCTGCCATTCGTTATCTCCATTTATTCTCTCCTTCAAAATTTCTATTTCACGTTGCTGATCTTGCACCACCTTAACAAGGGGAGCAATGATCTCGTCATAAGTGATTCCCCATGTGAGTTTCGTATCATCGGTCTCCTCGCCGTAGTATGCGCCATCAACTTCACCTTTATAAGAAGCAGTTACAACTGCCAAATTTCTATTCATGTCCTTGCAAATCCTCGCGACATCTTGTGCTACGAATCCCATCCTGGTTCTGCGATGATCGCCCATCTTCCACATGTAAGTCTTTGGCTCAAGGTTCATTATGAAATCCTTTGCAAATCCGATGTCCCCAATAATGTCCTTCATCTTTGCGTCAGATGTATGAACCATGCCGTCCGATGTGAAGCACTGACCGCGCTTTGTCACCTTGAAGCGGTACGTATCCTGCGTTTCAAATGTATAACCACCGGCAGCAAAAACCGCACCACCTTCACGTGTTGCAATACCAACCATCGTACAGCTACCGTCGCCTTCTCTGCCTCCGTACAATTTATCAGTAGCAATTTTCCAATTGGCTATGCTACCTTTCTTAGCTTCGAAATCACCAGTCGATCTAATAATGAAAGGACAGTCATGGTAGTCATCATGGCTCTTTCCGCCTGCCGCAAAAACAATTGTGCTCCTACCTGCCTGCGGACGTCTGAGCGCCACCGTACCAGTGACAGCATCGCCCGCGTAGATTTTCGATTTGCCAATTGACCAACCGCCAATCTGACCCTTATCAGCTTCAATCATTCCACGAATATAAAGACGTGTCTCGCCGTCTTCAACATCGGTCGTGAATCCCAAAACCGTTTCAGTGTTGTTCTTAATCGAGATGACGTCAGGGTCGTTTGGATTGATCGCGACTTCAATCGATCCAGATGTATTGCGGATTAGAAGGCCGTCTTCGTTGAACGCCATGTTGGCTTCGGCGTTATAAATGCCAAGCTCTTGCCCAAGAATCAATCTGCCGACAATCGTTTCGCCGTTGATACCATAACCTTCTTTAAGCGTCATTTCGTCGAAAGGATCGTAGTAGTAGAATTTGCCAATGGCGGCTCTGATGGTTAACCAGTTGTCTGTTGTCAAATACATGCCGTTCGTAAGGATCTTAAGCTGACAATCGCTATAGGAATCTGTAGTGGGAGAGTAGTCCCTACACAAAATTCCGTTCGCATCCCATGTGACACAGCAGTTGTTTGACTGATCAGTAACGAGCGATTTTGAAACATCAAGTCCATTTGTAAACCAATCATCAACTTGACCGGCCGTATCTGCAACCTTCGCTACCTGTCGTTGCACGGACGTGAATGATGTAGCCATTCCAGATGCGCCTTTCAATAACGACTCTAGGTCACTGATACCATTGGTTAATAGCTTTGCGTCAGAGAATGTGACACTAAACTCGGACAAGTCTTCGAAGTTGATATCATATGAAACAAGTCGAAGCATAAATAGCTGCTCGTCAATTTCAATCCTGATCCAGTTGCCTACCGTGAAGTAATCGACAATGGGCTTGAACTCTTCCATGGCAAGAAGATTCTGCATGGTTGAGTCGATCGTATGTTGAATATGAGCTGACTTGAACAAATCTCTTTCTGCCAGTTCAAGAAACTTCTTCGCTCTGGCAAATAATTCGTGGTTGCTTAGACCATCAGAAATGTAATTGCTGTTCGTATATTCGTCTTCTCGTCTGAATGCCAGAAGCTCATTGTAAAGCTGTTCTCCGAAATACGGTTTCATTTCGAGTTGCTTCTGAATATAGTCGAGCTTTTCTTCGATCACAGTCTTTAAACCTGGACGTATAATCTTACCATTTGCGTCGACAACGCCAGTGATTGTCATGACTTCGTGATCACGAATTGCTAGTTCATCCTGTACATCACACAGCTTCGTATGATACGGCTCGTATAGATGAGGATATATTTCTGCGTCCCAACTGCTTCCGTCTGTGACTCCCTGTTCCGTCATGACATCCAAACACGTTTGGATTAACATTGAGAATTCCTTCAAACAAGCTTGGCTGTAATTCTTCAATGCTCTTCTGAAAGAAGTTCTCGACAATTCGCAGAGTTCTACAATGTCACTTGCGGTTTCTTCTGTCGCAGAACTGATCTTGTCTTTCAGCGCACGCTTCATCAGCTGTCTTGTATACAGATCTTTGTCAGAAATGATTTCGACATTACTTACACTTCTAGTGGTTGAGTCTGTCTCATCAGAATAATTCTTAATCTTGAACGTGCCTGACCACTTATGAGTTCCCTCGTCATAAGTTGAACTCTCAAGCTCGACACTATAACGTGGGTCGACAAGTGATTTTGCCACAGATAGAGCAGCTCCATCTGCAGTACTGACCGTGCAGTAATCAATATTGATTATGTTTACCGCAACCTTCTTCATAGAAGAGTCGGAATTGCTAATCTTAAGTGACTGTGAGTACGCGCTGGTCGACGACATCTTTCTAGTCGGCATAAGCGAGTGCTCAAGGTACAGTTCGAAATCAATTACGTCGTAATAGATTTTCATCAATCTCGAATATCCAACAATCGGATTTTGGATAGCTTCAAGTTTCCCGTCATACTGGCGGTACTTCATGATGTGACTGTTGTAATTCGAAACTAATGATGCGTCGATGTAAGTCGGGTATGTATTATTGTAATACTCGTAATCTCGTTGGTACTGTTCAAACCTGGATTTCAATGCCGGCGTAAAATCGTTCTTGGTTTCTTCCGTAAACATCCAGATATACGGTGTACCCGTTGGCAGACATGAAACAATGGCGGCTGTCATCAGATCATCTCCGCCGCTTAGTTTAAAGCAGTTCTTTACTTCTCCGAGATCTGTTGTCAACGAGATATTTTCAGCAAGATTCTCAGTGTTAACAAATACCGTCGTGTCTTCGCCGTACCCGCGTTTGATATTTGAACTACCACACTTGCTGCATACGTGTAAAAACTCTCCACGCTCTCCACATGATTGGCAAGTATTTTGTAAATCATAGAGACTAATACCTCGGTGTATACTTCCGTCTGGATTTGAATTTGCGTGGACAAATACAACGCATTCATATTCAAGGGCAATTTCCTGAAGGCAGTCATAGACGCTCATTCCGTTGAATGAAAATGTCCTTTGTTCTTTTGCAATCGTCGCGTCGACATGATCAATTGAGTAATGTGGTACTTTAGACATAAGTCTATACAAGATCGAGTTGTGCATGAAGCGGTCATCCCAGAGTGCGTGCGTCTCATCCGGAAGTCCATAATGGTTGTAATCATCTCTTGCGATGTCGTTTTCCGTATTGATCTCAAGACCATAAATCATAGTTTGAGACAATTCTGCTTCACCCAAAGCAGTACACGTTACGTGCTTTACTATGGCTCGTTCATCCTGCGTGTCAACTTGCATCTCGTACCACTGGTCCCATTCCTTGCACCAACATAGGCGGAGGTTCTTGATCTCTTCCCAGTGAGTATAGCGTACTTCACCATCATATTTATAAACGTCGAAGGAGACCTCTGCCGCTTGACCTGTCGCAGAAAATATATCATGCACATGCAATTCTGCCGTAGGGATATACCCAAGTTTGTCTCCTGATCTAGTGGCAACAACAAATGTCGGCCTGATCGCAGTATGATTGCTGTCGAATTGTATCCTTACCGCCATATGTGTCACCCCTTTCTTAGTCTGGCGCGTCTTTAATGATTGGTGTATAAGTTAATTCAAACAAGCACGGTAATGAAACCGTAATCCTGTTGTTTCGATTATTCAAAGTATTTGCAATTCTCAGATATACAAAATTAAAATCATTGTAAATCTTATGAGAACTATTGGACGACTGTATAATATGAGTCATTCCATCTATTGTGATTACTTCACCGGACGAACAATTCTTGATGATCATCTCACAATCTTCAAGATCATTATAGATTCTGAGATTACCAGAAGACCGAAGCGTGATCTTCATGGACGGATATATGTAACCGATCTCGTCTGAAATATTGCTCAGGATCTTCGGTGTACCAGTGTCCGTGATATTCCACGTTACGGTTTGATCTTGCCCGTATCCGAATGGAGTATTAGTAGTCAAAGTTAATATAAGTCCTACCAGCTTTCCTTCTGACATATATTTTTCAATATTGAAACTAGCCTCATACCAGCATGATTCCCTATACTGATCATACTGGTCGAAAAGCTGGAACCTGTAAAAGTTGCGTCGATTCAGCCAACGCATTATATCTCTGTATTCTGCGTTGGTAATAACCAAGTCATCGTAATAACATGGGTTCTTACAAATCGTAAACGTCGTTTCAATATATTCATCATATTTTGTGTGTGATAGAAGATACCGTTTGCCGTCATGAACAGGGACGGTCTCAAAGGTAATCTTCGATCCAGCTGTCGCCGTATCTTCTCCATCGCCAAAATTACAAATCATAAAATTGTAATCGCTTAACCTACGGCCGTCATATTCAAAATCCAAGGCGTACATATCATTCCTCTATCCTTATGCTATTAAGCAGGTCGTCTAACTTTCCTCGGTATTCCGACCTCATCAATTGGGTTTCTTCAATTGCTCTGTTGTATTCCTTCTTCATTTCTTCAATGTTCTTCATCGCATCCTGGTAATGTGAGATCATGTCATCTGCCAGATGCATTCTTCCCTCGTATAATTTAATGCGTCGTTCCAAGTCTTCCTTCTGAGTAACGAGTGATTCATTCTCTTCTTTGAGTGACATGACCAAATCTTTCAATGAAGCGTTTTCCTTTTGAAGCATTTTCAGTTTTATTCCGTCAAACATATTCCTTTCCTCCAATCATAAGAGCTGCCGCATTAAGCGGCAGCCCAATCTATATTTAAGACCACTGATATTTATTTTTGGCAAGTTTGCTTCCACCTGTAATCCTGTCAATCGTCATCGACTGGATCATCTTTTCAAATTTGCCATCTGCACGCATCTGGTTTACGAAATCGTTGTAATCCTGTACGCGCTCAATTGGAATGTTCACGCTATACGTAATATTGCCAATTGACGTACCGGCCACAGAAGATCCTGCCTGAACAGGTGTGTCAGACAAGGCATCTTTAATATAAGTAAGCGGATCATTTGCAGCCTTCCACATATTCTCTGAAGCAGCTGCGTTATAAACGCGGTCGCCTTTGCCAAGACGTGTAAGCACTGCGTGATCTGATTTGCGCACAATCGTTTCCGGCTTATTTTCCTGTGTCCATGCAATTTCGTTTTTAGAGATCTTCTTCGATCCAGATGCAAGACCACCTGTTCGTAACAAATACGCACGATACGATTCAATTTTATCGTCTGTCCAGTAAGCCTTCGCTGCCTTGCTACCGGCAGCTACTTTCTTCTTAAGTTCATCTATGTGATTATTTATTTTTTCTTCTAGCGACTTATCTACTGTTGGGGTAGATGTTTTGGTAGTAGGTGTTTTGGGCGTGTTCGTAGTTGGTTTTGTAGGAAGTGTGGTAGTAACTTTCTTGATATCAGTGGCCGTGACAGCTTCAGTGCCTGCTTCTTTCAGACGTTTAATCACCTTCTCGACATCAACGGCTTCAATGCCGAGCTTCTTAAGCTGTTCTGCCATAGTCTTAAGAGCCTCGATCCTTTCTAATTCTTCGAGAGCTGTTTTAATTTTTCCGAGTTCTCCGTCTGGTCCTATGTATTGTAATGCTTTCCAAAGCTTCTCGGCGTGACTTTGCTGTCCCTGTTTTGCGTTACTGATTTCGGCAATAATACCTTTGACCTTCTCGCCTTCAATTTCAAGACCTTTGGCATCAAGCTTAAGAACCTTGTCGAAGTTTAACTCTTCGCCATTCCATGTGGCTTTCTTGAGTATGGTCTCAATGTATTTATAAACGGAATCCTGGGTGAGCAATGTTGCCTTGCCATCTGCCCCCTCTAACATTGGGGTAAATGTCACGGATACTTTCTGACCATTGACATCAAACCTGTGTGTATCTGCCATAAGATTCGTGGTTGTACCCTTGATGTCTTCAGCTTTGATGCCCCACGATCCAAGCTGTGTTGCGTATTTATTCAGGTTGGTGTTAGTCCACGCAATACTCTTACGATTGCTAAGGTCAACATTACCAAACTTTGTTTGTGTCGAATCAATACCTGTTGATCTAACAGCCGCCTCGATATTCGAATAAGCCTTCTTAACTTTATCAAGTTCTAACTTGTCTGCGTTGCCTTGAGCAATAATTTGGTTAAGAATTTTGGTCAGGTCCGATACTGTTTGTTTTGCCATTTGGGTTTGATTGTTGTTGATCTCCTTTTGATACTGATTTAATAAATTCTGAATGGCCTCATTATAAACTTTGGAAGTAGCCCTGAATATTGTTTCTTTTTCGAATTTTACTTCATCAGTTTTATCATCCTGTTTTTTGTTTTTGTCTTCGTCTTTTGATTTATCCTCTTTGGTTTCGGTCTTTTCTGGGATAGGAGGTTTTCCAGTACCGCCTTCATACTCCTTTCTATCATGAGGAGTTCTCGCGTAATCATCTGCTGAATGAATCAGTTCAAGTTCATCTTTGTCGATTGCCCTGGTCTCATGAATCGTAGCCGACTTTATAGTTTCTTCCGACTTGAAAATATTTTCGAGATATGGGTTGACATCTACTCCGAGAGATTCAAGAATCGTACTACAGATTTGGTTCTTGTTCGATTCGGATCTTGCCATCGCATCCTTAAAGAGTGCGGTGATGTTATCCGAAAGCTCGTTGAGTCTCTGCTCATATTTGGAGTACATGTCGCTGAGGATCTTCTTCTGTTCGGTGATGTAATGTTGATACTCGGTTTCCTCAAGCTGTTCTTTCGCTTCTTCAAGCTGGACAGAAATCTTCTGACGCATTGCCTGACCTTCTTCGGAATTGTCGAATGAGAAAGCAGTCGCCTGTTTCTCAAGTTTGGCAATGTTCTTAGTCTGCTTAGCAATGTTCTTCTGATAGTCATACAGGTTCTTTGCGTTATCCAAAGACTCGTTGTATTTATTGATCAGCTTCTGAAGGTTATCAAGCTCAATCTGCATACCTTCCTTTACAAGGTCTTGGACGGCCTTCCTCTCATTCATTGCGGCGATTGTCGCTTGCTGACTCAGCTCAATATATTCCTTCTTCTTACTCAGAAGTTCCTCATCATTTGGATTACTCTGAAGCTGTTTTTCTATATCAGCGACTTTATTATTATACCTATCACGCTCGTTGATCAGTGCAAAATACTTCTCCGTGTGCAGAGCTTCCGTAGCCTGACCAAGTTTATTGTATGAACCGTTGTCGTTGAATAGTTTGAAGTAACTCATGTAATCGATCATGAATTGCGGATCGTCAACAAGGTTCGTATGGATCTTAGCGATGTAATCTTCAAACTGCTGGAACTTAAGCTTATCAATCGCGTTCTGCATTTGAAGCAATGAGAGAGTAGACTGTCTTATCTCCTCTTTAACACCGTCAATCGTATTGAGCATGGTGTACCATTGCTTAGTACCTTTCTTAACATTGGTAAGCATGTTTTCAAGACGTTCCAGTTCTGCTTCGAGAATAGGTTTCCGCAACTCCTCATAACGCATCATCTGCTTCTGGTATACGGCCGATTCCTTATATCCCATTTCAGTTGATATGTCTTTGGTAGTAGAAATTGCAGTAATACGGTTGTCAATAACCTGTGACTTCAATGAATAGTATTCGTCAATGTCATCAAACTGTTCCTTGACTTGCTGCATCCATGCCCGCCAATAGCTAGTGATATTTGCAGTCGCCTTTTTGTTCTCTGCCTCAAGGCTATTAATTGTACTGCGCATTTGAATGGCGGCTTCCGATGTTTCATCGAGACCATTATCTATGGCTTCCTTATAACTCTTTTGCAGCGCTTTAATATGACGAGCTCTTTCCCTTATTGTATCTTTCTCAAGCTGCTGAAGTTCCTGATAATCTTCAAAGTGTTCAGAAATATCCTCACCATTAGCACGCAATGATTCAATCGTCGCCTGGACTACTTCCATCTTGGACTGGAATTCTTCATCCTTTTGAGAGAACAAATCGTTGGTCAACTGGAAACGCTTCTGCATCTGTTCATACTTTGCGGTACTAAGTCCTTCAACTTTCTCAAGAGCAGCAAGATACTTTTCATAGTAATCTTTGTACTCCATCAGTTTGTCGTACTTTTCCTCGTCTTTAACATGTTCTATGTCAAGGTCACCGTTTCTGATACGGCGCATTTCGCTATGACTAATGTCGACGTTATTTGCCATATTAAGATAAGCATCCGCAGCCGCTTTATAATCATCTATCTTCGATTCAGCGACAGCGACATATTTCTTAGACGCTTTAATGCGGTCGTTATATCCTAAAAATGCGTCGTCCGCTTTCTTCGCAAGGTCAGCCAAGCGGTTGTCAAGTCGATCAACATAGATTTCAATCCAGTCTACAATTTGGTCGAATGCTTTCTCTGCACTCTTACTGACTTTTTCAGAAGTCTTAGTAACCGTGTCTGTAACATCATCAATAAACTCATCTGGCCCTTCAGATGTTATTGGTTTGGTTGAAGATGTAGTATCTGATATATAGCTATCAGGCGCAATGTTTTGACTTACCGGTTTAGGGCCATTATTGACATAATCCCTATTCTTGAGAGGTTCATAATATCCGGTATAAAGTCTGGCTTCTGAAGGATCAAGAAACTCATCTTTGGCTCCATCTGGCAACCGATACATTTTAGTATAAACGCGATCAGGTTCATCTCCGCCTTCATGATATGGTATTTCCTCAGCTATATCTCCACCACTGGAATAATTCTGTTGCCCATTGATGGTGCCACTGTCACTACCATAATTATTATAGGTAGGAGAAGAATAGTCGTAGTTGTTGATCTCGTCTGCGATCTCAACATCATTATCTTCAGAATCTGGGAAGTAAGAATCGTTGGTTCTATTTTTATTAGAATCCCAATTCCAACCACCATAACCATACGCGGTGCCTGATAAGTGTGCCGCACCTTCGACCTGGCCACGACTATTGGTATGTCCGTGTTTCAGGATCTCTTCGGTTTGCTTGTGGTTGAAGATGATAGATCCCTTAGGAACCTTCTTCATGACAGGCCCATGTTGACCTACGAGTTCCCATCTGCCTGTAGACGGATTGACCAATATCTCAGGACCTACTTCTGCTAGTAAGGCTTCTTCAGTCTTTTTAGTACCCCAGTTACCTTTGGCATAAGCATTCCCATAGAAGCGAGAGAGGGCAGTACCAGTTGCGAATGATGAGTTGGCAGATCCATTGACATAGATCGTCTGGTTTTGCATGCTATTAATACGATCCTGGAGACTATTAAGAGCATTGATAGCACCATCTATATTAAGGTAGATGTATCCTGTCGTTGTACCAGCGAGACTATTCTTAAGGCTCAATGCGTTCTGCATTTCATCCATATTAAGAACATTCTGCGCCGAAGTACCGGTCGTACTCTTTGCATTCTCCATCTTCAGGGTATTCTGCGTCTGAAGCTCAGGGATGTTCTGTACATCTTGAGCAGATACACCCTTTGTATCTGTCGCCAAATATTCCTTTGATGCGGATGCCGTGTCGAATAACTCTTGACCTTCTACGGCAAGCGTTGCTTTGGCGTTTATTATGTGATCTTGTGATTCATCGTTAGCAAGCTTCTCGGAGAATTCATCGTACTCTGTAGTATCAAGTCCTATTTTAATACCTGAACCATCCTGATTCTGCGAGAGAAAAGAATTGAGTGCTTCGGCTTCAGCATTCAGTTTCGTAATCGTTTCATCAATGGATGTGGTAAGTGCCTGATTCGCCACGCCTAATTCGTTCTTTGCGTCTGCCGCATTTCTGCCCGAAGTAGCCACCATTTCCATAGACTGGGCTTCATTTGTCAAAGCCTCGGTTGACGCTTGTGCCGATATGTTAAGATCTTCATTAGCGGTCTTAACACTTTCTTTCGCGGCTGCAGCTTCTTCAGCAGCAGTCTTCAGACGTTCTAACGCTTCTACTTCGTCGTCAGTATTAATTGATTCGCCAGAAGAATTAGACGATTCTGTGGAATTGCTACTCCCAGATGATTGATAAGCTTTCGAGAACTGTGTAGTTGTATCAAGGCTAGATGCTACGATCTTCGCAGTCTCTGTCATCTTATCTGATGCTTGGATAAGAGATTGCGACATCAGTTCGCTATTAGTCTTGATTCTCTCGGACGATCCTTCTGCTATTTCAGCCGTATGTGCTACGGCACCGGACATCGATTGAACTGCTTGCTCAACCGTCGATGCTATAGATCCAACTTTCTCACTTGTTACAGCAGCGCCAGAATTCATACTCTCATTAAACGAATTGGCTAGAGCACGCGCAATTTCCTCTGCGGTGTCGTATGCTCCAGCATCAAGCCCAAAATGAGTCAGTACTTCAACCCTTGTTGAATCTGGTAAAGAATTGATTTTACTTAGGATGCCAAGAAGTTCTGGGTCATCAACATTTATCAGCTCGCCATCTTGGAGCTTATCAAGATAACCCTGCAGTTCTTTGATACGCTCCTGTCCTTCAACACTAATCTGAACCTTAGTGTCAACAGGTTTCCCAAGTTCATCCATCTCCTTGACGAGTTTCTCAATCTCTCCATTATTTCCGAGATAGTACATAGCCTCGCCCATCTTTTCGGCTTGGCTTTTCCCGTCATCCAGAGATTCACTAATAGCACCAATCATATTTTGTATCTGAATGCCATTCACTTTAAACCCTTCGACACCTTGCTGATCAATTTTCAAAATGGCGTCAAACGAGAATGGTTCGCCACCATTCATTGCCTCAAGGATTACAGCATGAAGATATGACTTCATTAAATCCTTGCTGAGAATAGCAGGGCCACCACCAGTGCCTGCGCCTTGGAGCATAGGCGTAAATGCAACATCGAAGTTCATACCATTAACCGGCATCTTTTCTACTTCGACCATTGCAGACGAAACCTTACCGAGGAGATCTTCTGCGTTTCCGCCCCATGACTGAATCTGTGTGCCATAGTCTTTAAGAAGATCAGATGTCCATTGTATTTCCTGTCTACCAGATCTAAAGTCAATATTGCCCACAAGGGTTTGAGACGGATCAAGGCCCGCCTCTCTGACTTTGGCACGAGCAGCCTCAAGCTCCTTGGACAACTCTTCTAGTTCTTTTGTCTGAGTACGTATAGATTCTGTATCAATTTTGGGAGACGTGGTTACATTACCATCACCTGATTGAGAATCCTTCGTAAAGAATTTCGAGAAAGGATTATCCGATTTTCCTGTCACGAAATCTGCAAATGATTTGGCAGCCTCTTCAATCTTCTTCTTAAGATAATCAGCAGCTCCAGTAATTGTCTCGCCAATGGTCTTCGAAGCCTTTGTGAGATTATCAGCAGCAGACTCCGTCCCTTCACCAATACTTTCATTATATTCTGCTACGGTTCTAAGAGTTCCTTCTTCAAATGCTTTGATATATGCATCAACAATTTGATCTGTGGTAGCATCTGGCGAAACATCAATGTTGTGCATCTTTAAGGATAACTCTAAATCTTCCGGCTTAAACTTTTTAAGGGCATCTATAGCTTCATATAATGCAGTATCTGCTTTGATATCTACAGTTCCACCAGCTTTAGATGCATATCTATATGTCTCCGTGAGCTTATCTAATGTTTCATCTGCTTGCTTTAATGCATCAATCGTAGATGAATCAAGTATTTGAAATGGCAGTTCGTCTTTAAGCCATGACACCTTATTGTTTAATGTGCCCAACAAATTATCAAATAATTGATATTCAGTACTATCAATCTGCATCTTACCTTCCGCGAGAAGATTATCTCTCATTTCTGTAAGATGTTGAATTTCGGCTTCTATCTCTGCTGTATCATTAAGTTCTGCTATGTCAAAACGAATCTGTAATTCACTCAACCCTTTTTCCTCGGCGATGCCATTTATCTTTGCCATATAATCGTCGATTTTTGGATCGAGGAAGTTGAGGGCATCTGCTACCTCCTTGGACAAAATCGTAAACTCAGCGCCATAGGTCTTCATAGCGTTAAGATTCGCTTCCACAAATTCCTCGGATAGCCCAGTTAAATAGGCTATATCTTCCGTGTTGATCCATTTTGTCAATTGCATTTGACCTTCGCCGCCAGTAGCATACCCAATTGATTTCAATACCTCAGCAAAGTTTTGTACACCTTTCCCGTTCTCAGTATCAAAAAGATCGCGTACAGTAATTGACGTCTGCCCAATAGTACGATCAAGATCGTTATATAAATCAATTAACTGGTCGATTTTTGCAGTTGATAAATCTTTACCTGTGATCAGCTCAAGCAATGCACGGACTTCTGTATGTCCTACCTTACCTTGCGACATTAATTCGTCGAGACGCTTTATACCATTGTTTGCAATGTTTTCGTATATGTCGCCAGGATCTCCAGCAGACTGTGCGTCGAGCCAGCGCTGATATGCATTGGTAGCACCATCGTATGAAGCCTTAAGCATTTCGACGTTACGAAGCTTTTCTTGGAGAGTAAGAATATGCTCTTTCTCAGCATCTGTGAGCTTTGCCGTATCATTTAACGAGGTGATTTGCATCTCGTGCATTAAAGCACTTAATTCTCTCTGCAGTTTGATCTTTTGGGATTCAAACTTCTGATTCATTATTCCTCTCTCTGCCGCCTGGAGTTTTCGAAGTTCGTCAGTATTCAAACGGATGCCCGTTGCGGAACGGTAGAAGAGAGTGGCAGGGTTAAATCCATTAACAGAGTGCTTTAAATTCTTGAATGCGTTTGTCAGATTGATGACATCGCCAGTGTACTTTTTAGTTACTGGATCATAACTAAACGACAAACCTTTCCCAGACTTGTTATTAACAAGAGCAGCATTAACTTCGTCTATACGCGTAATCGCTGTATTGAGATCTTTAGCTAATCGATCAGACGTTGCATTATATTCATAAATAAGCTGCTCTTTTACAGAAGTAAATGTGGTGACATACGTATTTAATGCATCAATAATTGCTTGGAGCGTTTCAACTCCCATCTGAAGCTCTGAGGCAGCCTCATCCATGCTGAGTGCATCAGATAGCTTATACTTGCCACCTTCATTTACAAGATAACCAAGTTTTTCAAGTTCGTTTCCAAAGCGGCGTAAGTCCTCGTTGTTATTGTCTGAAAGAATTTCTCTCATACTATAATCAGTTTCGCCAAGCCACTGATTGAGATTTCTATATGCCTCGGCTAACTGATCGACAGATGCAGTAGAAAGATCTTTGCCAGTAAGAAGTTCGAGTATTGCTCGGACTTCCGGATGGTTATATTTATTCTGGCCAACTAAATCATCAAGGCGGGTTAGCCCGGTCTGAGCAATATTATTATATAACGCATCTGGATCACCTGCCTGCTGAGCGGCGAGCCATCTTTGATATGCATTCGCTTCACCTTCGTATGCGGATTTAAGATGCCCAATCTGCTCAAGTTCTTCTTTATGCTTCTTAATCTTTTCGTTTTCGATGTCTATTATCTTCTTGCCGTCTCTGTAGTTCTGAGAAGCCATCTCTGCGTTCAGGATTAGAAGCTCGTGCCTCATGGTAAGTTCTTTCTTCTCGAATTCCTGCTTATCAATATTGCGTTTCTGAGCTTCGAGCTTACGTAACTCATCAGTATTAAGGCGTACACCCATAGCCGTATCTTCAAAGAGTTTCGAAGAGTCATAGCCTTCTAAGCCTGCGAACAATTCGTTTAGATTGTCGATGTCGCTAATATATTTCTTAGCTTCTTCATCATATTCCATCTTCAGACCTTTGCCAGACATATTGTTGACGATGGCCGAATTGATCATACCTATGCCATCAATGGCATTGCGAATACTCGATTTCAAATCGCTAGCCATTTCCTCGAAAGAATCTGAGACAATATCATCGAAATGTTTAATAGCAGTTCCAGACGCACTTAATACGTCAATTAACTCCGCAATGCTTTCATCTTTTATCTCATTAATCTTTTCCGGGATAATACCATATGCTTTTGCAAGATCATAAACAGCCTGTTCTTCCTCTGAAAGAGCTCTCGGATTTATTAAACCTTCTTTTAAGCGTATGAGAATATTCTCAATGTCCGTTGAATCAAGATTAAACTCTTTGACAGCTTCATTTAATTTTTGAAGAGCAACTACTTGTTCTAAAGCCTGAGCTTCCAATTCCTTCTGGGAGATCTTCCCGTTCTCGCCGAGATAGTTCATAGCTTTGGCTGTATTCTCTGCTTGCGATGCCTGACCTTTAAGAGCTTCGCCCACATCACCAATGACATTCTTGATTTCTATACCATCAACTTTTATCCCACGGGTATCAATCTTAAGAACTTCCTTCAAGTCAAGTTTGCCATCATCAGCCATAGCTTCAGACAATACTTGATTAATATACTTATTAAGAGTTGACGAATCGAGTAGTTGCGCTCTACCGTCTTTACCTTGAAGAATAGGACTAAACGCTACTTCAAACTTTTTACCGTTAACATTAAACGTATTAGATTTTGCAAGCGCAGACGTTACAGTATTTGCAAGATCTTCTGCCTGAAGGTGGTCCCAAGATTCAATCTCTTTCTTATACTTATTAAGGTTCTCTTCCGTCCATCTTATACTCTGCCTAGATTGGTCAAGAAGCACGTTACCAAATTTAGTATCATCTTTCGTGAATCCAGCCGAACTAATTTCTTCAAGCATAGAGCTGATTTCTTTGCGAGATTCGTTAAGTTTCTTTGTGTTAGAATTGGTTGAATTCGAGAGTGCATCTTGTAATTCAATTAAGTTGACTCTTGTCGTGCTGATGGTACTTGTGAGGTCTTTAAAATATGTTTCGTATTCTTTCGTGAATCCTTTTTGGTTAGCCCATTCCTTGAAAGCGTCAGCAGTATCTTCGAAGGCCAACTGTGTTTCCTTGATCTTTGAAGGATCACCTTCTGCGATTGCATTATTATAACTCTTTACGGCATCTTCTAATTTGCCTATGTGTTCTTCTCCGCCTTGGAGGCTAAATTCCTGTTCGCGCCTCGCTCTGTCACCGGCAGCAAATTGAGTATAGTTGCTGTAGTTTTTGCCGAAGTCACCGCTAACCATATCTGTGCCAAACAAATTTGCACGCAGTGTGTTAAGGGTCGTCTTTGTATTAAAATCAATTTGTGGATTATTGAGAAGTTTATTAATCTCTGCATCGATTTCATCAAGTCCATCGACTGTGTCATATACATCTTGATAATCGATGTCAACGGTATACTGAAGGGTACCAGGCGTATAACCAAACATTCCATCGTGCCCTCGCATATAATTTCCGACTGATGCATTTACGCCTTCAATGGAATTTAATCTGCTCATGAGGTCACTCATCGTTTTAACGTCATTTGGATCTTCAAGAATAATATTTCCTGATGAAGTAGCAGACACTTTGGAATTCATTACACGCTTCGCTTCTTCGTAACCCTCTCGATTTGTGCGCAGGTTTTCCTCTGCTTTTTCTTTTGCAATGCCAGACAATATATTCATCTGGCGTTCCAGATCACCATTAATTAAATCAATTGTTCTGGCTTCCTCGCCATATTGCTCAACTATGTCTTTCTGTATTTCAAGGAGCTCACTCTTGATTCGAGATTGATCTTCCTGAGAAAGATCTGTGTCTTTAAGCTCATCGCGAAGTTCTCTAATTCTTTGTCTATATTCCTCAATCTTGGATTTGTCATCATCCCATTGGGAAACGCCTTGTTCAAGTTCTTTTTTGATTTTCTCTTGCTGCTGTTTATATCCTAGATAAATTGCTCCGCCTACAACTGCCACAATTGCAGCAGCAACAGCAGCCCATCCAAATGCGGTAAGACCAGTTGCTATACCGGCAGCAGCTTTTGTTCCGCCTTCGACACCGGCCTTCTCTAAACCTTCTGGTATTATTTCGCCTGCGGTTCCACCAATTTTTTTACCAATGGCTTCACCTACTGCTTCAGCACCTGCGTCAGATCCGATCTCTTTGACAGCTTTGGTTACACCTTCTTTAGCAGCTTTACCGGAAGCATCACCAATAGTATTACCCATAGCTTCTGCAGCACCACTGACAGCCGCATCCTTTCCAGCATCTTGAACGGCTTTGGTTACACCTTTTTTTGTTGCCTTCTCGGTGGCTTCCGCCATAACACTGCCAGCCGTTTCAGCGGCTGCCTCTATAGTACCATCGGTTGCAAACTTTTCTACAATCTCACTAACTGCAGAGCTTGATCCTTCTGCTCCAAGCGTGAAGCCTTTCTCGATTGGAGTTGCTATTGCTTCAGTAAGATCATCTGCTGAGTCTATAAGACCTTTGAACGCTTTGCCTTTGAAATTCTTGAATATTAGAGATCCAACTTGTTCACTGGTAAACAGCTTATGCAGGTTCTTAATTATCTCTGGCCCTACGCTTGGGTCCTTTGTGATAGCACTTGTAAGTAGTTTAACAAAACCACCTACGGCACTATCTGCCCCAACAAGGCTCTTGACGAATGACATTCCGGTGAATGCTAAGAGTATAGACTTAACACTTCCGAGTTTTGATACAACGCTATCTATGACTTTAAGAGCACCATTGCCAACGTCGATGATCGACTTAAGTAATTTGGAACTTAAGAAATCATTGGCAAGTTGCTCGATGGATGCTTTTGCTCTGTCGATTGAGTATTGGACAGATTCGGCGTAATGCTCTTGCTCTCTTTTCGCTGAGCCCTCGGCACCAAGTGCAATTTCATATGCTTCTTCGAGCATTTCACTATTATTTAAAACAGCTGCCAAAGCATTCGACGCTCTTTTACCGCCGAGTGCTTCAAGCAATCCTGCCTGCTCAATATCACTTAAGTCTTTAAACTTTTTGCCAATACCATCGAGTATTTCATAAATATCTTTATAAGTACTTGCATCTTTCATAATGTCAAAACCGGTAATGGCTTTGACCGTGCTACGAAGTTTTGAAGATGACTTAGTAAACTCGTCTTCTTCCTCTCCTAATTCCTTTACATTTTGTTACTCTTTTCAAAAGAAAAGGGGATGGTCATTTCTGCCATCCTCTGCAATTTCATATTATTCGATTATATTTGCAGATCAGACCATATCTTCATCTCATAGAGATGATCGGCATACGTGGCATAATTACTTATGCTACTGTGGTCGTTACGGGATTTTTAATAAATTAAAATCTTACCCACGGTGTTATCCATCTCTGGACTTTCACCGTATTAAGCCGATTGTTTACCCGCATGTCGCCATACGGGGGAGCAAAAGTTTACTCTATATTTGATCCGCGAATTCTAGCACTAAGCCGAAATGTTTGATGCGGTCACAAATCGCATCATTTATTATGCTGTATTAACCTCCTTATATTCATCTACACTTTCAATTAAGTATTTCAATACATTACCGCGTTCCCAATATGGTATGCATATGAGCTTAATATCATTTTCTTCGCAATATCTTTTCTTAATACCATCTCTCCTCTGCAAAGCCTCAAAATCTTCTTTAGCTTTATCAGGATTATTAAATGTAAAATCGACTGGAAAATAATGCTGTTCCCCTTGAAATTCAAACGCTATATTTCTATCTATATCAAAAGCATCAAAACGTAATGGTAATTTATCTCTACAATCTTTGAAAATCTTTTGAGTAGTATAATTAACATTCAATGATATTAAAGCTTCGATTAATTCTCTTTCACCTTTTGAGCTATTGCATATAGGGCACCCAGCAGTTTCATTTAGAAGATTACATGCTATAGACTCCCATTCAATGCCATGAATCTTGCATTTACATTTTATAAAATCATGTGCTCTGGTATACTCGCCGACGAGTTCAATATTTGTATTGATCGTCTCTAACCGTTTAGCAAAGTCCTCATGAGTGTTTCTTCTATTTAATCTGCGATTTACTTCTCCACACACAGGACATCCGCCTTCTCTACGAAATAAATCCATTGGACGATTAGATATCCAATCATTACCACACACATTACAATGACATTGAACCGGTTTTTCAGCGCCTTGATAAGGTGATATTAGTATTATGTTTGGATTCTTTATTTTCTTCTGAGCTTCTTCAGTCGTCATTCCGCGCCCAGAACAATATCTACATCCATGGGCATACAATCTAAAATGGCTCCATTCAGTACTCTGTATACCTTTATCTCTATGCGTTGGGCAAATATAATCAATCATAGTACCCTTATGATACTCTTTATGAAAACCGATGTATTCTAATCCAAACTCTTCGCATTTCATCTTATAATCCTCTTCAGTATATTTTCTTCTTTTATTTCCCAATTATTTATTTTACAGCATAAAAAATCTCATGCTTTCGCATGAGACCAGACTATTTCTTCATCCTTCCTACAATAGTAGAAGAGGAGCAAACCTTTTCGATTTAAGGGGTTTTCACCCACGCCATATGTGATTGCGCCCTACGATTATTGTTATAGGTATTCGGGATTTCCACCCTTATTCTCCTGCCTATAACTCGACGTGAATCTAGTCGTTGAACGTTCACCCTCGACTGATGCCGTATGGTCTACGGATAACGTTAGGGTGCTTCGCTGCAGAACAACCATTGTAACAGCACTTAGGTTTTTGGCCTTATGCTATCCTCGCGTTGTTTCTACTTTCGTCCCATCATAATCTGGTTTCCCGATTATTGTGGTGCGAGGCTTTAGGTATTACCTGCAATTAAATTTGTGCAATATGCACATTTCTGTACATAAAAACACTGCTTGTTTTGAACATAGTGCCGACAGATGAAGGGTCCTGAACCACTGCATTGGATGTTGTAATCAATGCGATCGATTTGTTCAGATCGGTATTTGCGGTAAAGAAACTTGCCGCTGATCTTTTCAATCCCTCTGTGATCCCGCTCGTGTCAATCGGCATTCGATTCGCCACTTCATTTATGGAATCGACTACTCGTAAAGCGGTTGACGGATCAAGCTGGAATCCTTGGAGAATACTAACAAGACCTTCAGACGCAGATTCTTGCGTCATATTGTCACCGACAGTTTGTAATATTGTTGTAACCCTTGCGAGATCTTCCGCTTCATCAATTGTATAACCACATTTTGTTACTCTTTTCAAAAGAAAAGGGGATGGTCATTTCTGCCATCCTCTGCAATTTCATATTATTCGATTATATTTGCAGATCAGATCATACCTTCATCTCATAGAGATGTCCCCATACGTGGTACAATTACTCATACCACTGTGATCGTTACGGGATGCAAGACATGCCTTGCGTTACCCTCGGTATTGTCCATCTCTGGAGTTCTACCGATTTGAGAGGATTTATTTAACATGCGTCGCCGCATGTGAGACCTAGTATATTAAGCCTCGCCCAATCACTTGTACTATTGATTACATTTGTAATAGTATTACCAAGTTCTTGCGCAGTCTCAGCAGACTTCTTAAAGCTCTGTTGTATTCTTTCATTACTCTCATCAGAAACTTTCTTCAATTCCGTAAGAGCGCTATCAGTCTGCACAACAGCATTCGTTATTTCTTTTGTATATCTGATAATATCCTGGAAACTAAAGTACGTTGCCAAGAATTGTGCTGATTGATTATTAATGGCATCTGCCATCTTTGATACCATTGAGCCTTTTAATGCTCCAGACTCAATAGCTGAATTATGTAAATCTTTCTGAAGGTTGGCGAAGTTTGGGAAGTCGATCTTACTTAACATTTTGCTTGCATCGGTACAGTTCTTGATCTCATTGATTGCAGATTCAACCTGTGCCTTGAGATCTGCATACTCCCTACCGAGTACACCTCTATTTGCACCTTTGGCAATATCATCATTGATCTTAGAAAGAAGCCCTTCCAACTGACTCAGAGTTGCTAGCTTGTTGATCTGATCACTAGCACCTTTAACGGTTGCTTTACCTTCTTCGAAAGCTGAAAAGAATGCTCTTACTTTACTCGGGTCAATCGGTTGATCTCCTAAATTATTGACATACCGAATAGCTTCCTGCATCTTACCTTTGAGCTCTTCAAGTTCTTCGGTATAAGCCTTTGTAAGACCACTAGAACCCTTCTGCTTAAGAACCCTATCAATACTGTCAATCATCCCCTGAGCATTCTTGGTAATGTCGGTTCGAGAAACATTCTTTATCTTATTTTCATAATCATCAAGAGCCGCATTCGCTTTCTTAACGCTCTCATTATTCTCGTCCCACGTTCTATTTATTCCGGCAACAGCATCGCGAACGTTTTTAAGTCTTGTTTCGTATTGTTGAACTGATGCAGCTATATCCTTATAATTTGGGTCATCTGATGAGTCAGCACTACCAAGTAATTTGACATTCTTCATATACTCAGAGCGTTGTTTCGTCAGACTGTCAATCTCAGCCATTATACTTACAACAGAAGAACCCAATTGAGTTAACTCGTTATCAACACTTTGGCTGAGATCCTTAAGACCCTCAAATGCCTTTGTCACTAACTCCGGGTTCAATTCCATGGTGCCTAGCTGCTCTTCAAGTTGATCTAACTGTGGCTTGAATTTTTCAGTCAAATGGCTATCACCATTGATAATATTGCTTAAATTCAGACCATCCTCAAGAACGTGTCTATAACTAATTAATAATGATTCAGACTCTTCAATCTTTTTCTTTACGACATCAAGCTCTTGAATAAACTCATTGAGCATTCCACCATCGTTAGGAGATACTTTTACTTTTGCTGCAAGACCTGAAAGTTTATCAGATTTCTGATAGAATTCATTCTGCTGCATCTCCTCATAACGCTTAAGAGTAGAGTCATAAAGCTCACGGTATGTTTTCTCGTAATCCTTTTCAGTTTGCGTTATAGCATTTTCGAGAGCTGTGACTGTTTGTTTGGTAGCAGAGGTATCAACCTTATCAAGAGACTTCTGCAGTTTTGCATAACTATCAGCATCAAATGTCGCTATACCTTTAGCTTCAAGAGCTTTAATTCTCTCATTCGCCTTGGCGAGCCTACCTTCAAGATCTTCCCGTTTGCGAATAGCAGCATCAACAGCATCATTACCAGTCTCAATCAGCTTAGCTATCTTGTTATAATCAGGATTATCTGCCGCAAGAGCAGCAGTAATTTTGTTGTATCTGTCTGTATCATATGTTGCAGCGCCCTTGGCCTCGTATGAGTCGTACGCGGAAAATACTGCTTCTTTATCTACGATTAAGCCAGCATTGCTTGTTGGCAATTTTGCTGCAACAGCTTTAGTCTGAGTAGCTGAAGCGATCTCTCTTAATACAGTCGCTTCTTTGTTCAACGCATCAGATGAATCACGAGTCTGATTAGCCAGTGTCTGATTAGAAGATATAAATCGTTCCTTCGCTCTAGCCGCTTCATCAGCAGCACGCCTCACACTATCAAGTGCGCCTGCCTCCGCGTTGAGTCTAACAATAGATACACCGGTATCAGTTGCGAGAGTTCTCTCGGCTGCTGCCAACTCATCTTTCTTGGCAGTCGCATCTGCAGCAGATGATACAATCTTTTCAAGAGCAGTAACTAACTCATTGAGTGCATTAGAGTCTGCACCAGTTAAAGTTTCGCCACTGCCTGTAGTCTTAGTGCCGCCTTGTTCTTTGACATCCTGCATTTCCTTATGGGCCTTTGCGTTCTCGTCTGCTGCAGCAGTATCAGCTTCAATTGCGGCTGTACCTTCTTTTATCTTGTCAGCGTTTGTATCTCTTTCAGATCCTTCTTCTTTCAAGACATCAGCCGTCTTACTATGCTCAGTCTGATTACCTTTGACAGCATCGGAGTCAGCCTCAGTCCGTTGTACTTGCTCAGTTAATCCGTCGGTAACCTTCTGCCTACCATCAGCTTCTTCTTGCTGAGTTGTAGTCAGTCCTTCATGGGCAGATTTATTCTCATTAGTAGCATTAGTGTCAGCTTCGGTCTTTGCAGTTTGTTCTCCGATCTGATCAGTGGCTTTACTTCGCTGTTCAGTTTCTGCCTGCTGTGATCCAGCATTTGATTCGTGTTGATCGGCACTTCCTTTCGATGTAGATGTTTCGCCTTCTGTTGCCTGCTGTTGCTTCTTGATCTCATCAGTTGTCTTCTGTCTTGATTCACCATCTGCTTGTTGAGATGCAGCCGACTCTTCATGGATTTGGGCATTCTCCTTGGATGTTTGTGATTCGCCTTCTGTTGTTTGCTGTTGCTCTTTTATTTCCTCAGAAAGTTTTTCTCTCTTCTCAGTTTCTTTCTCAATAGAAGAGCCGGTTTCATCATGTTGCTGTTGATTTTGTTGGTTTGTTGCCTCCATTGAGGCGAGTTGTCTTTCGAATTCTGCTTGAGCTTCTTTTCGACGCTTTAATAATTCAGGGAGAATATCATCGATGTTTACAATACCATTTCCGGTGTATAGTTCACCGTACTTAGTCATGACCTCATAACTAATGTCATTTTTGCCACGTGTAACATTCCAGGTCATGTCTTGTGACTTTGTGCCTTTCAACAGAGTTTCTAATTGATCTTGAGTAAAAAGGCCTAAAGATTCTTCTTTATGTATATTTTTATAACCATTCCAAGTATCTGTTCTCTTTAATACATGAAATAGTCCATCTACCCTTTCCGTCGCATCTTTTGATGTATTAGATAAATCTTCAAGCATACCTATATACAGTTTTAATGCATTAGCATTAATGTATTCATACTCAGGAAGAACGGATCTACTATCTTCAATACCTTTTGCACGTAAGGCTGCTTGAACGTCGTCCCAATCATCTGTAGGTACATCACGCGTAATATCATAAAACTCATATGATAATAATTCAGATGGTGATTTGCCTACATATTTTTTATACCATTTTTCATATGCATCACCATTTATATTAGGACTAATTTCATCAATATAAGTTGCAAGCGATCGACCATATTCTTTAAGTACAGATATTCGTTTTTCAATTCCCTCAGTATTTGCTTCCTCTTTTTCTAATCTGATAATAGTATTAATAATCTCGCCATATTTCTGATCAAGCTCATTAATATATTTTCCTAGTTTTCCATCGGATAAGTCGGAAACATCCGATAATCTGCCCATAACTGACATTTCGTCAATTTCACGAAGTTCTTTAAACTTAGTGATTAACTCATCCAAAGACATATCCGCAAATTTAGAAGCATCGCCAAGATCACCAAATAAATCTATTTCTTCTTTAAGTACGTCAATCTTCTTCTGGTCATCACCTGTCTGTGATTGCGTCTGAGATTGTTGTTCCTGTAATTGTCTTTGTTCTTCAGCTGCTTTCTTGATTTCCTCGGTAACTTCCTTCTCAGCCTCTATCTTTTTCTCAGCAGTTTCAACAGCAGTCTGAGCAGCCTTTTCCTGTTCTTCTGCAGCCTTCCTAGTAGCATCGGCGATTTCCTGTTCTGCCTGGATCTGTTGTTCGGCAGCCTGTTTAGATTTATCAGCGGCCTCTGACTCAGCTTGTGTCTTTTCATCTATAGCCTGCTTTGTTTTATCTAAAGCTTCTTGCTCGGCTCTTGCCAGTTCTTCAGCTTCCTGTTTTGCTTTGTCTTGCTCCTCTGCAGTTTGTCTCGTTGCCTCAGCAGCTTCTTTCTCGGCTTTAGCCTTTTCTTCCGCGGCTTGGGCCCCCTTCTTATCCGCTTCGGTTTTCTCATTGGTGGCATCGGTGCCGGATTGTGTAGCTTGTTCCTCTTTCTTCTCGGCGTCAGCGGCTCCTTCTGCTGCATTCTCATTCTTCTTGAGAGAATCAGATAGATCATCAGTCCCTTGTGATGCTCCCTTCGAAGCATTCATAATACGTTCCATAACGTCAACTAATTCTTCGAGCGCAGATACATTTGTCCTAGCAGAATTTAATAATCTACCTCTATCAACATCAGGGAACCTTTTATACATCTCCATGGCAATGTTGGAAAAATCTCTTTTAACATCATCAGCAAATTCTCTCGCCCTTTCCTTAACTTTATTTAATGAATTAACAGCCTCATCTGTGCCAAAGTCAAAATTGACAGCACTCTTAAGATATTCATTACGATCAACGCCCGTCGGAATGCTGGTATTCATAGCCTCCATCTGTTTAGATGCTAATGTTGAAAGAAGACCTATCTTTTGCTTGATGACTTCTTGAGACTCACCGCTATTTTCTATGCGATTTATTTCTTCAAGAGTCTGAATATATTGCCGTGCGAGCTCCTCAACCCTTGATGCTCTCGCCGTGTCGTCGTCTCCAAAGAATGGAGCAACCTCCATTCTATCAAGAGTATTTTGCAACTGTTTAAGTCGTTCTAACTTTTGAGATAATTCCTCTACACTTAACGCTTGTTTTTTAACTTTTTCACTATGTTCATCGGCAGAAGCTGAGGCTTTATCATTTGCATCCTTTGTCTTTTCGCCAGTCTCTTTGGCTTGGTCTCCAAGCTTCTTACTTGATTTAGTAGCGTCTTCCTCAGCTTTTGTAAACTCATCTGCAAATTCTTTGGCTTCTTTGCCAGCCTTCTCTATAGCCTCTCCAGTCTTAATCGAAGCATCAAAAAGTTTCTCAACAAATTCCTCCATCTCGTCACCAAAGATGATACCGGGTTCAAAATGAAGTTTATCTATACCAAGGCTCTTTATCAAATCCTCGCCAAGATTTGCAGTTGCTTCTTGAAATGCATGCCCAATCTGTCGCCGAAATTCAGCTGCTGCTTCTGTTATAGCTACATTGAATTCTTTATTATTAATAGTCCAATTCTGCCAATCATCAGGTAAATAATTTTGTGCGAAAGTGGCTCTTTCTTGCTGATTGGATGGTAATAAATTATTGTATGCTGTAAGCTGTCTTTCATATAGGTTTTGCAACAATCCAAGTTGTTCTTTTAAATCTTGAGAAGTATCACCACTAGCAATGGCTTTATTAATCTTCTCAATTTCTTCCGCTGTGATTCTAGCTTCATTGGCTAAACCTTTAATTGCTTCAACCTTTTCCTTTAAACTAGCATTGTCATTTACTTGAGAAATTTGTGTATCAAGGTTTGTTTTTTTAAGCTCTCCACTTAACTTAATAAGACGAACATAGTCTTTGATATATTCTTTTATCTTAGAACCATCGATGGGTTCACCAGTGAATTCGACAGCGCCCATCTTGGATAGCCGCTTCATGTCGTCTTCAAAATCACTGATCATCGATTTATATTCTTCAGTTCTTCTTGTAATGATCGTATCAAGCGAACTTTTCGTATCACCCGTGTACTTCTTATCAAATCCTTGTATCTGCTCTGCAACTTCTTGCAGTTTAGCAAATGTCTTATCACTAACGGGGGATATATCTTTACTCTCGACGTATTGAGCTATCACATCCATGGCGAACTTATAATCTTTTATAAGTTCATTTGGATTAATTCCTGCTTCAATACCTTTACTAAGTTTTTCGATTGTTTGTTTAATGTACTGCTCAACAGCAGTCGCATTACCCTTTTCAATATGAAGCTTGAGTTCTCCAAGATTTGAGATGTCTTTTTTCATGACATCAATACTTTTCTTGTCGTACTCATATTCCATCTGTATTGTCATCTTAGGATCGACAGAAGCAGCGAGCTTCTTATAGTCAAGAAGTTTCTCTCTATCTAACCCTTCGACATCAATTTGCAGTTTGACTTCATTCTTATTTAATCGTTCTACACGACCTTCAAACTGATCTAACTTTTTATTACCTGGCCTATCATTTACGTCTATGGTAAAAATATACTCGTTATTCATAGCTCATCCTTTCTATAAAATAAATAGGGCGAGCTATGCCCGTCCTTCAAATTCGTCTATACATCTGAATAAAACCTCTCCAACATGCGAACGATTATTAATCTGTCTAAACAGAAGCGACATATGTTTTGATGGCCTCGGGTTATTCAAGGTATCCGGTATTGAATCTCTCGGTACATACCATCTTACATGCCCAATAGCATCATAATGTTTCTGGATGTTTTCATACATAGTTTGGTTGAAGCCGTGGATACCTCTGTCGTAAGCAAGCCAAAATACATACTTCGTATCCATCTCACGTCCATGCATCGGATTCTTATCATATGTATTTGGTGGTATATTATTATGATCGACATTTATGCCGCATTGCCATTTGTGGTCGCCAAGACGTTTATATGGCAATCTGTTTTTGCCGTTACTCTTTTTCTCGCCAACACCAACAGCGGCTTTATATAGTGATTCAGTACGTTTATAATTTTTAGGATCAAGATGATCATAGAATCTTTTAATTACAGTATCATATGCGTCACTTATTTCATTTCCCAAAACTATTGCAGCTCTACGGACTCCATAACCAATTGCCATCTTAGTAGCAGATCTAATTTCATCTATACTATTTACTTGCTTCTTTGCCACGTACTGTTCACCACCTTTCATATAAACAATTCATCTGATTCATCATCTTCGGAATTCTTACAGATGTATATGCGAGTCGTTGAACTGTCCTCGTGTCCCAATAAAAGACGTACTTTTTCTATGTCAATTCCTCTTTCAACTACAGCGTCCGTAGCCCTCGCTTCTCTCAAACAATGAGGGTGGAACCGTCTTCCAAGCAGTTTAGTGAAAATCCCAGAACCCCACTGATTGAATGTAGACAACGAAACCTGTCTGACGTTGTTCCCATCTCTTGTCACGAACACATACTCACAATCATCATCCCTTTGCTCAAGCCACTTTAACAAAGCCTGGTACGTCTCCTCGTCGAACTTAAGTCGTCTGACTTTACCAGTCTTGCCACGTCCTTTACATCTGATCTCGTGAGTGAGATAGTATTTCGCCTCACGTTGCACCTTGTTGCCGTCCTCATCTGTCACAGTAATTGTCTTAACAATAGGTTCATTACCGATCACATCACTTTTAAGCAGCTGTCTCGTTTCTGCCCGACGACATCCAGTAGTGAATGTGAACTTAAGATATGCAATCTTCTGATACTTATCCCATAAGTCACTACCTTCAAGATCCTCGATCATCTTATCAAGCTCTTCCTTTGTTGGCGGATTCTTCTCATTAACGAATGCGTTCTCAGGAACTTTGATTGATGCATTGATAAAGTTCCTAAACGTTGGATATTCATCCTCGTAGTAAACCATAATATAGTTATTAAGAGATGAGATAGTAGATCGCTTCGTCTTAATATCAGACGAACTACATCCTCGATCCACTAACCAATTCTGGAAGCGTTTATAATCACGGCTCTTCACATCCGTATGTAACTTATCTCCATAGTTCTGATATAACCACCAGAACCAAATCTTTAAATTACTTCTGTATGTCTCGACCGTCCGAGAACTCAACTCAACATTGTCTAAAAAATAATCATCATATAATTTCCGATTCTGCGAGGGGACTTGCGCCCACTGCTCATCAGTAACCGGCGAAAGTTTTTGTACGCTCATATTTAATCCTCCTCGCGGTTATTATTTCTCTGGAACAGGTATAATCCTGTTATAGCCATTCCACAAAAATCATAGTATAATAAAAGAGACGGCGGCATCTCTTGCCGCCGCCGATTTAACGTCCATAAAGAAGGAGGTGAACCCTATGGATACACTGGCGTTCATTTTGATAGCCCTTCCTTTGATCGCACTTAGTTTTGCTACACATACGTATTAAGTTTATTTCCGATTTAGCTTATCAATTAAATCCGTCAACTCTTCATTGTTAGACAGTTCATCTAGCAGCCCATCAAACGTTACTTTGGCGGAGTTAACAAGAGATTCAATTCTGCTAAGTAAACTTCTTTCATTGGTAACGATGTCATCATATACCATTGCCAAAACCGTTTCAAAACTTTGAACATCATCACCAATTTCTTTCAGGATCTCCTCAACAATCTTGTATTGTTCCATGAGGTCAAATTGAATCATGAAGTTTTCAGCATTCCATTCGAGATCTGTATATAACATTACGACAACCTTGATAAATAAAACATATCTCAAAGTACTATTAATTCTAAATTTACCATCCTTATCATAGCAGCAGAAGTTAAGAATGTTCTTTGCTTCTGCGACCTTAGTCTCATATGGTACATAGGTCGCCTTAACATGCTTCTTAACCAAATCAGCCTTAGCTTTATCTACCTTAGCTTTCGTGTATTCGTCAATAAAAATTCCTATATCCATTATTCATTTTCCTCTTCGTATTTCTGTATAAATGCACAGAGTATGCAGATAGCATCTGACACATCATCCGTTACATTTAATCCAAACATATCTTGTACATAATCCATGCTTTGCTGCTTAAGCTCAGAGCGTTTGACACCTCCACCTTGTTTAAAGTTTAGAAACTTTCTCCACTCTGAAGGGGCGATAGTTTCTATAAAAGCATCATTAAGTACAGCCCATGCTTTTGCAAAACCTATTAACTCATGAATCATACCGGATACGGCCAAGTTCTTTCCGTGCCCTTGTGGCTCTTCCATATATATGATATCTGGCTTCCAGATATTTAACGCCTGCAAAATCTTTTTCCCCATAAGCAGTAATCGTTCATCAGTCGGATCCGTATTACTTGAAAGATCGATCTTACCGTAATCCTTTAAATCTCCATTAACGGCTAATGCCATTCCAGTAATCTTTGTTGCCCCATCTATAGCGACAACCCTGGTATCACCCATCTGGTTCATCCGCCAACTCATAGTTTACAATCAACTTCTTTGGGGCAAATGATTTGGTTGATTGTGTTTCAGATACATAATATTCAATTAGAGTTTTAGCAGTTTCTTTATTTGTGCACTTAGTCGCTTCCTTCAGATCATCAGTGAGAGAGTAGGCGTACTCTACTTTGGTATTGGACTTCTGTGCCGCTTTCGGCTCTCGTCTCACATATAATCTTTTTCCTAATGTTGTCGCAACGACATATCTTGTATCTGTATACATTCACTATCTCCTTATTTCAGTTCGTACTTGCACCATGAGTCATACAGCTTCGTAGTTTTTGCCCTGTCAAAAATAAATACAAGTAAGGGTTCGTTAGTCTTATACGTATGACTTACATAGATATCAAGCAGTTCGGCTCCATGCTTCATATACATGGCCGCCTGTTTATAATTTACAATTCTCACAACCTTGGTTGCGTCATATTCTTTTCCCGTGTTATCACTTTTCACTAGATCTTTCATCTGTTTAACTCCTGTTCAAAAAAGGCACCATCGTTAAGATAGTGCCATTGTGTTTACTCACTATCTTTGTGTTGTTCTACTTCTTTTTCTTTTGCTTGAACTTTCTTAGGCATTGTCTCAGCATTAATCTTTTCAATCGCCTCTTTAGTACCCGCATCAAGCTTGCCGGCTTTCTTAATATCACAACCACTAAGAAGATTTTTTGCCTGTCTTGCATTCAGTTCGCCGCGGTTATATTTTGAAACGATCTCAAATATACTCATACAGTTCTCTGAACAAAACAGGAATTTCCATCGCGGTTCAGCATCATACTGCGAGCAGTTATTGCAATATGCATATTCTTTACCGCATACTGTACATATTCTTCCATGCTTCATGCTGTTGTCACCTCGTTATTTCGTGTTATACAAAAAGAAAGAGGAGGCTAGGGAACCTCCTCTTATCAACATGGATAGCTAGCCCATATCTATTCTTTTATTTATGATTAATAATTAATCAATCTTCCTCAATATCATCTGCGCAGATATAAATTTCGTAAAGCAATTTTTCAGCGCCACAATACGCAGTCTGGAGACGTCCCGTATAGTCCAACGTGGCATCCGTAGCGAAGTCAATACTGACTTCCGGAGACGGCTGGAAGTTCGGGATGACGAGATAGCATGCTCTTACAACGTCTGTCTCGCACGGGTCAACAATAAGGACCTTGATCGTCAGCTTCACACTCTTCGGGAAGAGGTCGGAACGGTTAATGATCTTAGCGCCGTTCTCTTTTACAGTACGATCATATTTAATGATCCACTGAGCGTCGCCACTATCTGCAATCGGTGTGATTGTGATAGAAGCGTCAGTTGCCGGTGTATCACCAGAAGCAGCAGTAGCAGGAGTGAATGTGAACTTGCCAGCAGCCGCAGCAGTGCCAAGAGTATAAGCAGCACCCAGAGCACCATTCGGAGCTACAGAGTTAACAACGATCTTAGCTGTAGCAGCCGTGTCGGTTGTAGTCAGACCCGGCAGAGAGATTGTAGCTGTAGCATCAGTAGACTGAGCTTTTGCGCCAGTTACGATTCTCGGCATAACAATTGCATTGTCAGCAGAAGCATAATCAACTTCGTCGTTACCGCTCATTGCGTTAACAATCGGCAGAGACAGAGTTGAGTTAGTAGCTGTTAACTCTCCCTGCTTACCACGATAGAAAGTCTTGATAATAGAGCCGGTACCATCGACAGCATCAGTACTATCAGCTGTGATATTGATGTTCAGGCTCTGAAGGTTTGTCAGGTTGTAAAGAAGTTCGCCTTTAGAATTCTCGGCGACACCATTAATAGCTCTGTCAACGAGCAGATCTCCAAGATAGAAACTCATAATATTTTCCTCCTATTATGATTTTGAATTTAAACTTCGAGTAAAGTCGAATCGTTCAGGCGGTACCTTACTCATGTCACACATACCACTCATGCTTCCGTTAAGCAGAGCACGGGTGGACTCATAAAGCTGTAAACGCTTTACGCTGTCCATAAATTCTGCGATTCCGACTGAACGTAATTCTTGCAATTTATACTTAAACCCTGGATGATTGACACAGAATGAGATGAGGGGCAGAAGAGTAGAAACGTTTTCGTCTTTTCGTTCTCTTTCAATCTTTTTAATCATTTCAATTTCTTCCTCAATAAGAAGTTCTTTTGTGGCTTTACTAGATGCATATTCAGTTTTGGGATATATCAGTGACATATCTCGTAGCACCTTCCGTATCTTGTAGTAGTCATCTGCGGTTATCATGACATCCGTCTTGTCGTTATATAAAACATGAGACTTGTCATACATTCTCATGTTGTATTTATTCCTATCAATTGCTCGCACTTTATTCTTTCCAGGTGGCGGAACTGGTTCCGGTTCTGGTTCGAAATCGTTACGCAAGAAGATGTCAAACTCTGAGAAGTCGATGTCATCAAAAAGCACCTGCGTATCTTCTTTCTTGAGTGTTGGTGCGAAATTGCAAAACAGCTCAAAGTCTGAGAGCTTGTTCCAGTCTATGCCATTGTTCCAGAGGAATAGTTTTCGGTAAGTTGTATTACCGATGAAAATAAAAAACATGGAGAAGAATTGTTCCTCTCCATAGTCAATAATGTCTTGTATATGTGGTTGTTTAACTGTAATATTATCTGTGATAGGATATGGATCTCCGAAATAGATCTTGAGAGGGTCAGTAGTGAACTCACCCATTTATCATTCTACCATTCTTGAAAGTATTGGTGTTTGGAGTTTTGACCAAGAACTTAAGGGTTCTTGCATAGTATTGTGATTCAGTCACACCAAATGTGTCCGACTCTAATCTATAATGCAGTCCAGTGTCATTACTCCAACACAGCAAATCTTTTACTATGTAACTCAAAAGATCCACTCGATCTATTCCATACTCGGTTTCCATATCATCTTCTTGTACTAAGATCATTACGGTAAGTATCTGATGTTTTACAAGTTCGTTCACGTAGGATGCCCGTTCATCAGATATGTCGAACATAATGAAGTTAAGTACCTCTGTCTGAATGTCATTCACCTTCAGAAACGAAAGTATCTGCGGGTGAGAAACTTTATTGTTGTATTCTCGAATCCGTTGACGCTCTTCCAATTCTTCTTCAGTTGGATTCGCCGGATCCGCATACTTATTCAGTGGACGAGGTGGAAGCTGTCCAAGGACATCCTTGATGTCAGGGTCGTTATTAAAGATCTCTTTGATCTTCGACTTCCTGTAGATGATGTCACTATTCTTAACATCATCCAGGATTCTATTTATATCTCTCTTCATGATTCCACCTCCAAATTGATGGAGGACTCATGACCACCATCTATATCACAGACAATTAGTTTAAATGTAAGTCCTTTGATCTTATTCGATTTGCCAGGACGAATTGAGATTGTCGAATCATCTACTTTCCGTATGACCATTAACTTCTCAAGTGCACGACGTGTGGCATCGTCATAGTCTCCTTCGAGCTCTATGCGCCACTGAGCGCCGTCGAAATCTGCACCGTAATAATACAGAGTACCAATGGACAACGCCAAAGGTGCCTCTGCCGGTTCAAGTTCACCGTCAGTATTGACGGCCATATACATGATTGTACTTGTGGTAGATGGTTCTTCTGAAGTGGACGGTTTGGTTATGGCTACGTCGCCACCGTCGTCATAATAGTCACAGACCATAAGATCGGGATTATCACGTTTTGGATCATAAAGTGTCTGTTTTAAAGTTAACTGAACAATACCCGCAGGAGTTGTGTCATCCACTTTAGACACTTCATATACTTTGGGATGGAGCTGATTGTGTGTAATCATCAGCCTCATCTGGTGATTGATTGAACGTGTGTCGCAAAGATCAAACTCTTTGAGCCGATCATGGTATACATTGTATGTGTCCGGCACCCACATCTTTGTGATGGTGTCGAGGGTCACAAGTCTGAACAGTACCATTACTTCAAATCTTCGTTACGGATTCGAAGACTAATTGGCCTCAACCAATTAGTTTTCTTACACTCTCATGTAAGCTTAGCTCATATCATTCTCCGTAGCATGTGCCTTAGGAGTTCTCCATTTCGCGGGACTTCCCACTAACGGCATTTCAGCCGATGAGCGTTGAACCTTCCTCTGTTCGAGGCTTGGCTGCTGATTGTCTGATCCCTTCACTTTTCAAGCCGTCACGCTTAGGCTTATTTCATCCTTACGTTGTGGCGGGAGGGCGGTAGAGAGTTCCCAGCAGTTAAAAGAAATACACTGTACCGTTTCCGAATACAGCGGACTAGCGTAGTATAACTAATCTCTCCAAATACCCTGTTGTGTTACTTTGGCAAATCGCTACTCTGCCAAAGATCGTATTACCGATTTTCTCTTACTTTCATAAGAGCACTGACTATATCATTCACCCTAGCATCTGCCGTAGGTGTCCTTCATTTCGGAGCGCTTGCCCCTAATGGCATTTCAGCCAATAGTCGATGAACCCGATCCTATTCGGATCTCGGCTGCTGATTACCCAATACATGTTATTTTTAAACCTTCACGCCTGTGCGTGTTTCATCACTGCGTTGTGGTTAACATGTCTCTAAGGGTGTCCCAGTCAATTAGAAGGAATACACTGCAAGGTTTCCCAATGCAGCGAGCTGTGTGAATATCACAACTTGTGTAACTATTAGCAGCTCTCACGGCTGCGAAACAATGTTCAATCCTTTTCCTATCACCAGATCCCAATAACCACTTGAGATCCCAATTTATCTTCAACACCATATACTGCGGAAACTGTCTATAGTCAGTCTTATCAACAATCATCCAAAGGTTACTGACATCTCCACGGAACGGGTGCTCCAAATCTATATCCATCTCATATGACGTATCATCTGGAATAAAGACGTAACACCCAACTGGGTGATGATCCTTTGGCCTGAACTGTAACCAACTGTCTACATGATCTCTCGCAAGCTGCGGCGTTTGATGCTTGAAGAATTTAGCGTCGCACCATTTCCAGCCGGTGTCAGGGTCCAGAATATATACTTTTCGGTATGCCGGATCGCCAGTGAACGTAACATTCATCAACATATCTGAGCGGTTCTTTCTAACTTCCCCTAAGTGGTTTCCCTTATTCTTCAAAGATGCTAAGTAATCATCCATTGTAATCATCGGCAGTTTCCTCCCAATTCATAGTGTCGAGAATGTTATGTGCATCCAGTACGAACTTACGGTAGATGGGGTAGCTGAATTCTTCGTGCATCGATTCGTTATATGCGGCCTCAAGTTCGCTCATCATTTCAACCAAACCATTTGGGTGAAGTAGAAGATCACCGAGGCCATTCAGTTCTTTCATCAGATTCTCAAAGTACCTGTCGAAATTAACCGTTTCAAATTGATCTGATGTTTTAGGATCCTTATATAGCAGGAGCCAAAACATTTTACTGTGTAGTCGTTCCCTATATTCGTTTAACTGTTTTGCGGAGAAATCACCATACTTGGAAATCATAGCTTATCTCCGTCAAGATATTTATTATTGAAAGCTCCTCTGTTTCCTACGAGAGATCGTATCTCACGCTCTGAGTCTTCGAGAAGTGCACGAAGTTCAGAAAGGTGAGAACTTTGGCTATAAAATTTTGCGTCCGAAGTTCCGAAGTTCTGTACAATATTCGTGATACTTCTCACCTTCGGCTCAAGCCAAGCACGAACCATTCCGTATGCCATTACATTGATGAGGAACTGCTTGTCTGAATACTCATCCATCTCGTAGTTCATCTCGTATGTAATAGTTCCGTCCTCGTCGTTCACTTCAATAGTCTTAAACAGTTTTCGAATATGTGGGTGGGAGAGGGTAGCGGCTATCCATTCGGACATATGCGCCGCCAGAGCCTCTGCGGATGCTTCTTCATATAAGAAGTCGAATGCTTCTACTTTGCTGAAGAAGCGTGAGTATATTTCGTTAAAATTAATGGAGGCCATAATGCACCTCCATTTCTCATGACGTCATTTTAATGAGCATCTGTGTACCGAAGATCTCGTCGATTGCTTTGATTTTGCTGATGGAATCCATGGATCCATTCTCAATTGCCGTGATAGCCAGGGACTTAACAGTCTCCTTGACTCCATCCGGAAGCTGAGTAATAGCTTTCTTCATCCGTGCTGCCGGCATGTCGAACACACTCATTAAATCGCTCTTCGAGTAGAGACGGCTATACAGTGTGTCGAGATCCTTATGCTGTGCGATGAAGTCTGGATCATCAATTACAAAGCGAGGTCTATACACGTAGTTACTACGTGACCGGATCGCTGCAATAAGGTCAATATATGGCACGTCAACGGTGTCACCCTCAGATACCCAAATATACGGATCCTTGGTTTTCATACCGACCATTACCAGTTTACCGGCGGTGCATGATACACATCTGATCATGTCAGTGTCTTTAAACTTTTTAACGCTTGCGGTTTCAGCAGACGTTGTAGTTTTTCTTACAGTTGCCATTGTATTCTCCTTTTCTCAATCGGTAATCATTCTTTATCCCAACGTCCGAAGTACTGACCAAGGATGACTTTGCAGCCATAGGATCTATGCACTTCATATGTCTGGAAGTCATCTTTGAGATCAAATTTGTCAGTGATTTGGTAGATTTGTGTCTCTCCAAGATCGAACATCTTAACAAAGCGATCATTACGGATCGGCATAACAAGAAGCGTATCATTCGGAATCAGCTTCTCAAATGAACCGATCTTCAGCCTCTGCGGAATCTCCATAAGTGTGGTGCCTTCGTAGTTGCCAAGACGCCCGCTGTTAGCAATAGCCTCTTTCTGAGAGTCAGCGATCCACTTAACATCTGTCAGGTTGTTCAGTCTCTTAAGAGCTGTCTTTGTACCCATGATTACAACCTCAGAATCGTTAGCGACTTCGACATTCTCAATCAGTTCGTCGAATTCGCCTTTAAGATCTGCGTTGAGTTCACCGGTAATCTTCAGCGGAGCAGAGGCGGGGATTTCATCAGAAGCAGCATACACAGCCGTGAATACCATATCCTGGATATCCTTCGTGAATGCTTCCGCAATCTTATTAATCATCTTCGTATAGTCATAACGACCAAGAATAACAAGGTCGATGTCCTTGCCGATCTTAACCGCATGGTCTTTGCATTCGACCATGAACTCCTGACCTTCAGCAAACTGCTGCATTGTAATATCATGATGATCTCCTGCCACATCGCCAATGATCAGATATTTCTTGTCTGTCGGCGGAATGAATGCGTTAGCATCACCAAGAGCAGTAGATTTATATTCAACGAATTGATCAAACCATTCCGATTCGCGCCAGCCCTGATTGATAACGAATTCTATATCTTCCTCAATGATTTCGAAAAGTTCAACGCCATGGAGCATTTCAGCGCGTTCACGTTTCTTCTTAGACTTCAGGTCTTCCTCTGTCAGACCGCATACTTCCATAAGAACTTTACGGATTGCTTTATTAGCATCAGTTTTATTAACTGTTCTTTCATTGCCATTGTCATCAAGTTCGAAGATGGCATTACCACGAACAAGATTAGAGGCAAGGCTTCTGAAATTTTCATACTTATTTTCTTCCGCGAATACTTCGCGCAGATTCTGTGTACTAAAATTCTTAATCATCTTTTCTTACCTCCTTTCCTATCAAGCTTTTACGACATAATATGTCTTAGTCGGATCAACTTCTGTGTCGGTAGAAGCAACGTAAGCGCCCTCTACCAGTTCGTAATATCCAGACGTGGACGGATTGCCAGTCGGGGATGCAACTGCTTCATATGTGACTGTCGGTGTAGGATCAGCGCCCTGACCTTGACCTTCACCAGAAGCAGCAATAACCATCTTCTTGTTTTTGATGCTCTTGATCTTTGCACCAACTTCGGGTTCTCCCTCGAATGCAAGATCAGACGCCTCAAACCTATCATAAGGAGCTATGTCATAGCAGCGTACGATGTCTCCTGCCTTGTTATAAAAAGCGGATTCTTTCAGCAGTTCTCTCGGACTTTCGTATCCGGTAAGTGGGGTCTGATATACGAGCTTAGCTCCTTTTGCGTCGTATACAAGAACAAGCCAATTTCCATTCGGCATCTGCTGAACAATTTCACCGTCAAACTCAGAAGCTTCTGCTTCCTCAAATACATCAAAATCGATCCATGGTCCAACGGCTACAAGATTGCCATTGTCACAATCAGACGTAAGCTGAATATTGTACAGATGGCCTGCATACCGCTGTGCGAGCATGTTAGACGGCAAAGCTGTTGCATGCTGGTCCACCGAAAATTTCAAATGCATGTAGCTCATGTCTTAATTCCTCCTTGTAATTTTTTGCAAAAAAATAAACGTCGTTACGACGCTTCCTCATCTGTGTAAACCCAATGACAGCCATAAGCTTTTCTGTTTGGGTTATCTACAACATTTCCTTGTATAAACATATTTTCAATTCTTCTGATCTCAGCAAATGAATTATATATCTTGCCTGTTTCTACACATTTAATTGGCTTATGTCTATTCAATGCCATATGTTTATAATGAAGATCTTTCATATATTGTGTATATACATCCCTGTCAAAATCACATAAACCAATTGACGATCCTTCAGTTAAATACTTGACAGCAGTTACAACATTAATATGAAGATCATTGGCAATCTTCTCAACAGATGAATAATCACCATCCCATTTAGAACACACTAAATTTGAAATTGATCTAATTGCAAATGCTCCACATAGATTCCAATCTACTTGAGATAGATCGAAGATAGTATTGAGTTCTGTTTGAAGTACAGAATCACGAATATATTCTATAGATGATTCGCTACAATCTATTTCTATAACCATATACCCATGTTTATTTGCCAAATCCTTCTTTGCTTTGTCTATACTTTGTTGTTCCTCCAATGATTTAAAGAACTTGTGATTAGCACTATAATGCTGTAACCCATTTACTTCTAAAAGTATATTATTACCAAGTAAACAAAAATCGTACCTATATCCCTTACACCATTCGGCGTCCTTAGAACTAAACTGATAAGTATATTCAATACCACATTGATCTAATAGAGATCTAATAAATTTTTCTGGATATGGATACCCATCTGAACAATACTCGCAACGAAAATTATTATTCTGACCAAATAAATCTCTTGGTCTCTTATTAACAATTGACCCACAATCTGGACAAACAAAATCTAGTTTAAAATGAGTGCTGTAAGAATATTTATAACCATCTTCTGGATTTGCTAATAACTTAGCTATATCTGGGCGAGCCGTCCATAAATCATTTATACCGACATACAGAGAGTTGGAACCTTTGCAACCATCTCCGCAATTTGGGCAAGATAAAGTTCCTCTCCACAAATCTCCAGCATGTCTGTAGAATTCATACCCACATTTATTACAACGTATTTTGATTTTATTCTTGCATCCTGTGTAATGGCCTATAATGTCAAAATCATCATAGTATATATCATTGAATCTTTTCTCTACTTCTTCCTGTGATAATAATCCCACAATCTATCTCCTTCATATATTTGTGATCGCTTAACGCATAAGTCAGAATTGAAAAAGTGCAAAAAAATAAGAGCCATCATGGCAACGTCTCCCGACGGTACTAGGCTCTTCAAAAGTTATGTTTCTATATTCAATTAAATAATTCCATCAAACAGTGAACCAAATCTCTTTTCCTTCTTACTAGAAGTAGCAAATGGTTTCACTCCATGGTTATAATCCTCAACTGAGAACTGACGTTTCTTAGCAGCTTCGGTAAGAATCGAATCTGCCTTCTGTGTGACCTCATCAATGCTAAGACTGAAATGATTCTCCGGTTTCATCAGATCAACAAATGCTTCGTTATCTGCAATGAGAGAGTAGTCCTCAGAACTCAGGATCTCCATCTTCTTCGGTTCCTCTTCATAGTGATTCAGCTTCTCAGTAGCTTCAGCATATTCTGACTTCATCCTGTCAAGTGCACTAATCTGATCGGCGGTAAGCCACTGTGCAAATACTTCAACGCGGTCACCGACCAGAGTATAGACATCCTTCTTAACTTTATAGCTCTGCTTGTAACCGCGGCCAGACGCCATGTCAACCATGATTACATGATGAGTTTCTTCATAAACATCAACGTCGTACCATGTACAGTCATCCGCATATGTATCATTCACAAGCTGATATAATGCTGTAAGCTTATTCTTCAGAGATACACTAAACTCTGTTACTTTATCTTTATATGATACTGACATATGGACGGATTCACCGTCTTCGGGATGTTCGATTGTCTCATCTTCAGCAGACTCAAACTCCTTTTCAACTTCGTCCTCGCCTTCATCGCCAGTCTCATCTTCATTATCAGCCGCACCATCTTCTTCAGCTGCTTCAGGTCCCGCCGCCCCTGCGGGATCTTCTTCTGGCTGAGTAAAATGCTCTGCGAATACTGCTTCGAGCTCTTCATCAGAAAGACCATCATATTCAAAAGTCACATCCTCAGCAGTAATTCCATACTGTTCTAACAATTCTTCAAACTTCACGTTATGGTTTCCTCCTTTCTCAGAAGTCTCGCCTGTATTGGCGGCATTATATATTCTGTCAAGCGAATCTTTTAACTCGCTCATCAGCTTAATCATTTGGGATTGCAGATCTTCTTTATTGATAGAGAATACCTGTGCATTAGCACCCTTCATAGCTGGCATAACGTTTTCGCCCAAGAGGGTTATACCTGACATCCGCATCTTATCTACAACCACTACTTCACGAGCTGCATCATAAGAAATAACATCCGTGAATATCTCGGCGCTGACCGATGTAACACCGCCACGCGCCTCAAGAATGTCGACACAATAATTTCCGTACTCAGTGTATAGAAGACTGTCGACATACACAAAATCATTACCAGTCTCATCATCATGTACAATTTCAAAGTTATTCGTTTCAGGTACAATACCAACAACTCTTTCTTCGTAGATCAATCTGTATTGTCCTTCTTTAAATTTATCCTCTTCGATGAAAGTGTCGTGGCCTCCATAATCAAGATGTTCTCTGCCGTTCTCATCTGTATAAGTCACGACATTAGCAAGTATTGGGATGTTCTTAAAAGAATCCTTCGCCTTTCTGATAACATCCGTCGAGAAAGATGAATGATTCAGATTCTCGCCTGAGTGCATACAAGCTATCCTTACACGGCAGAACCTATCATCTATAGAACTATCTTCAACTTTGAAACATGATGGAGTGGTTACAACGGTTTTAAAATCATTTGCCGTCATAATTCAACCTCCTGATCAGAACTCCAGCTTATTCGTGTGAGTCACAATCAGTCCGCTGAAGCCTGCTCTATCTTTAATATTATTCAGGAATGTGAAAATGCCATTGTGCTCAGACAGAAGAACAAATCCTAGCTGCTTGAGCTTCTCGGCGGTTTCCGCATCCTGTGTCCTTATATAATTCGGTTTATCCATTTGATCACCCTTTTTACTTGAGGTAAAAATATTTGACCTCAACCATTACGATTGCGGTCATGATTTAAACAATATTTAGTTGTAATTGACACCACGGTGTTTGTGGTTTATTATATCTTTATCCTCCTAACCAACTCGTTGCCTTTGAGTGACGGTGGAAAGGAGGGCAAAGATATGATTAAAACTCATATCAAGGTTGAGGTACGCACCAAGACGAAAGTCAAGGTACGTATCAAGACCACCAAAAAGCGCGGATAATCTGCGCGGAGAAATGGCAGTGTCCACTCACTGCCATTTCTTTATTGACGTCTTGTGACGTCCACCGTATAATACAATTGTACGACTCCCTTCTCAAAAGTGAGCGGTAGACCAACTGCCGCAATCTGCATATAGAAGGGAGGGTGGACGCCATGGCTAAAGTCACGGTTAAAATTCGCACTACTGTGCGGGTAAAGGTTCGTCGCAGATAAACTGCACGTACAATTTAAAACGAGGTAGTGCTTCGGCACTACCTCTACTCATTTACGAATAACTATTATTCGGTAGCGACGATCACCTGTTGATCGCCGGTATTAATTAGCTTTGTCCGATTTTTGACGACTAGACTCACCCGAGTCCGAGATTTGATCATCGTCGAGTGTAGGTCTACCGCCTTCGTCATTACCAGACGACGTATAGCTAGACCTAAGCGGATCATTAAACCTGTCTCCAAGTTTCAATATGTCTTCTTCCAAATGGTTCAGTGACAACGCCTGCATCGGATCAATCCCGTTGATCGACATGATCGCCAGCTTTGTCGGCAATGAATACTGCGCGTCCTCAAGCAGATTCTTTCTGAATGTGTCGAGGATGAGTCTGCCCGTCCTGAAGAACTTAATCTGCGCAGGTTTACTCACGCAGTATTGCATGATCCTGTTGAACCATCCTTCAATCTCATAGAGTAGGGGATTAGTCGCAAATTCCGTATCTGCGATGAGCGTAGCATTGAAAGCAGTACTTCCGGTTATGTCAGCACTGTTCAGTATCTGAGCACCGCCAGACGTGTTAAGGACAGCTTTTGTAGTTTTAAGTACTTTGTTTGTCTCTGTTGCCTTATCCGTGTTCGAAAAGTCAATTACACCCAAGTCATCATTCGTAGGGATAATGGCAGCTGAGACATAGTCTGGTAACGCTTCATTGATTAACCTAGAGAAATACTCCATTGCAGACGCCGGATTAATAGCCCACTCGTCTGGCATCTTCGCGCCGGTAATAGTCTTTAGCTTGAGATATACAAGTTTATATATCTCTGCCTGATCCGCTATATTCTGCACGTCCTGGATGTCCCCAAGATTTATCAAGTCACCGAGTAATCCACAGAAGAGTGGGAGAATAGTTTCCAAATCATAAGATCTGACCTTCCAACAGGCAGCATACTTATCTGGCATGCGCACCCATTTGTTTCTGGTCGTCTCGTACTCTCTGAACATACTCGTGAACGGCTCGCCCCACTCGTCAATGAACCACTTGTTCTTTCCGTTGAAGTAGCTCATGTCCACGCAAAATGAATAGTCAGACGTTTGATACTGGCCATAGATTCTGCAGTAGTCGGGCGGCAGTGGTAAAAGGAATAATCCTGTCTCGTCATAATATGCACAATTGTAACTGACATCCTGTAGGAAGCAGGTTACAATAACTTTCAAAAACTCAGCATTGATATTCCATTTACTCAGCATTTTCGTTGTGTCGTTAAACTGTTTCAGTATATCCTGATCGGACGGAGTCTTAATCAAATCGTAATTTGGAATGACAGTCCTAGCGTCCAAGCAGAAGAGTGTCGCGTAATACATTACGATCCGCTGATATATCTGACTTCTGTAGAAGATATAATAAGAAGCGTTACGTAGCTGCTTCTCATACTTGATAGGTTCCTTCAGATAAGTAACGATCTTGTCTTTTGTCAGCGAATCAATTCTACGGGAAGTTCCTTTCGTAACATCCCGAAGTTTAATTGGATCCATAATGGCAGCGTAGTTTTTCAGTTGCTTCTCATGGTCCTTAATCCATTGCTGCATCTCTGCAGCTGTCATTGGTGCATTAGCACCGGATTTAGCTTGTGCCATTCATGCACCTCCAGTTCTAATTATAGTTAGCATACACTAACATATAGACATAAAAAAATAAGGCCGCGATTGCGATCTCATATTTCTGACTTAACTTGTATATTTATATAATCTTTCCAGCATAACTACCACGACGGATAATCAACTGCTTCGCGAGATCCTTCGGATCCTGCTTTGGTTTCTTGTTGAGAATAAGTTTGCGGCGTTCTTCTGCCAAACACCATGATGCCATTGCGAGCGTATAGCTTCTGTCATCCCTTTGTTAATCTCATATTTCATTTTGTTATAGTATGAGTCCAGACTGTCGCACAATCACCGAAGTGATCCCCAATCGCTCAGTCGTTCACGCTGTATTTAAACTTGCGCCCTGTTGCCCACTTCTGGGTTTCCAAGTCAATCAGATCGGGTTTACTATGCGGATTATGTATTATGCCGCATAGGCACAATGACGTTTATGCATTCTGTTGGCTTTCTCTGGTGATAGCTCAAAACTATCTTTAGTCTCGCGTCGCTTACGAACCATACTCACAACTTCTTCTTTTAAAGCGTCTATATTTGCCAAAGCAAGTTCTTCCTTCCAATCCAATTTAACTATCTTTGTGTTAACAGATTGAATCTTACTTAGTTCTTCATGGAGTTTGTCCTCAAAATCTATTTGGTTAAGTTTTTTCTTTTTCAACTCAGCAATAATACGTTCTTTCTCCCTAGCCATAAGTTCATTATCTACATCAAAAATAGTAAGGTATCCTTTATTGTCATAAGACGCCGTAAAACTAACTTTGTCTTGGTTTAACATTTCTATCATTGATTCATAGATAACTGACTTATAAGCACTTGGTGATAATAGCTTAATTTTGTCAACTGCGTTCGGGAAACGAGAGACATAATCTTTTGAATATTCTCGATCTATCAAACCACGATGTACTATACCATCAGTAGTTTCCCAATCTTCCATCAGATAGTCGGCTATATTTACGCCTGCTCCACCACTACCCGCGTCAATAACAACGGCAACAATGTTGCCATATGCATCAGCTCCGCCATTATAATCAAGTATCATCTGTTTGAGATACTTTACTTGATCCGGCGTTTGCATCGGAGTTTTTGTCTTCTTCCCTACGTCCATAAGATTTACACAATTGACAATTCTTGCACGCAAATCTTTACTGCCATCTACTTGTTCAACCTCATAAACTTCTAATACCGTTATAACAGAATTGTCATAACTTCTTGCAGGGTCGTATGCAAGAATAAACTTCTTGTCTCCTGTATCATTATACAGTAATGGACTTCTCGTCTCTTCGTTCCGTGTAATAACACCACGTTTAATAATGGCATCAGTCCCAGCTTCGGTTGTAAAAATGCAATAATATTCCCTTCTTCAGATTTGTTATCATCAAGCTTTTTATCTTGATATCTAAATCATTACAATTTAGCTCAGCATATCTATTCCCCATAATACTCTGCATATTATATCAGCGGGGTTGAGGACTCGTGGAAAGATTATATTCTGATACATCTCAATACCAGGTTCACTTTCTATGCGTTGCGGTTGACTATTGTTTTAGCAACAGCCTTCACTCTCTGATTACCCTAGCAAAGGGCTTCCCAGTTTAATTCCTCAATAATAATCTATGAAATATCTGACTTATTCATAGACGGTAAATATAAATACTTCGCATTGTATTCGCATTTATATGTTTTGCCTTTTCGGGGTTTATTCGCATTTCTGCTTCGACTTGAGACTTCTGCAAAAGCGGAGCAATGGTTTCACCATGTAATGTCGGGTGAAACGCTTGCTCGCAATCAATATGTAATACACAATAATCAGGATCACCCTCAATTTGCTTCTTGGCGGCATCCCTATATATCTTATAAAAACGCATATCTACAGAACTTGCGCTTCCAATATAGAATCTCTGGTTTGGAATATTGGTGGCAAATGTTCTTTGTCTAATCGGATCAATAGAACGACCACTCTCATCCTTACCAGTCTTTAAGTTTTTATCAACAATCGCGAATGCATCGTACACATTTATAAGATTTTCGTCCAAGTGCTGCGCTTCATCGTATATAACAGAACCACGCATCAATCATGTTACCGTGGAAGCTTTTTATCCTCCACATCTTATGCTTATCCTTCGCATAAGTTCGGCGTACCTTTTCACCTACGTCTTAACGTTTAGGGGCGCGGACTCTTGGAGATGTTATATTCTGTAACACAGTTTCAATCTCTACGCTCTGCGTGTGGCCAACATGTTGTTGTTGGCCTTCCACTCTGGTTCGCATTCCAGCATTCCAGATTTCTTCCGCACTAAATAAATAATCCTGCCATTTCTGGCAGGCGAGGCTTACGTGGTGTTGTGATTTACCTCTTTTCTTATCTACATTACTATTTAGAGTCCATGTAGCAGACCCATTATATGTCTCATAAGTAAAACCATTTGGGTTATGTGAAAACCCATCACCGGTTGCATTCTTAATCACCAGTTCATTCTTAAAGATCTTCCCAGTTGAACCCTGAAAAGTTTCTATATTATCATTTGCCAACCTCTCCAAAGTTAGAAATGTTTGTTCAGCTTGAGAACCAGAACCACTAGCTATATATGTCCATAAGTTGCTAAACAACATATCTTTTGCCATCAGCTCCAAATCAATAACTGTGCTCTTTCCGATTCCGCGCGAGCAAACGCAACATACGACCTTAGTAAAAAAGGAGCGTTGCACGATCAGTGCCTGAGCATCAAGCAATTCAATATTGAACATGATGTCAATAAACTTTACTGGATTACATTGAAAATACTTTTGGATCTTAGCTATCTCAATAAACCCATCTATCTTTTTACTTGACATAGGGTATGTAACTGGCTTTATAAATACTCCATACTCATTATAAAACTCTTCATCATACGGCAGGATTATCTGACTCATCGTCCGCTTCACCTCCCGCAAATACTATTCCATCATCTTCATCACTGAATACGGAATATAATTCTTTTAATGGAGTGCCTTCCGGAAGTTTAATACCTTTCTCCTCAGCATAATCCTTTAAGTCCAAATTCTCTTTTAGTAGAATGCGATTAATTTCCTTATAACTTTCCTTCTCTTTCCGAAGACGTTGATTATCAACCCTCATATCCGCAACTATGTCAGACCATTCTGAATCATCAAGGGCTAATTGTTTCATTATAGATGCATCACTGATCTCCTGAACCTGAGCCATAGCACGAGCTGTTTTAATATCAAATCCGTTGACCATTCCATCTCTGAGGTTAAGCCCCCGTATGGCGGCAATTTTCCCTGTCCAGCTATCAGATCCCCTAGTACTTTTCTTACTATTCTTCAAACTCAAACAATTCTCTGCTGCAAGATTAGTAATCATGTTTGTCAACTTCTGTTTACTATCTTGAAGTGATTTGATAGTCGCTGAATTTTGCGTAATCATCTGCACATCACCCATCAACTTTGCAATCGTATCATCAATCTTTGCAGACTGGAGAAATGCCCTTACTATCTGAATAGCAGAAGATACACGCATCATATCCTCATTGGCATCTTCTGAAGCATCAAGTAGCCCAAGTAATTGTGAGTATAAAAATGGTTGATCCTCAACAGCTTCTTTTTCAAATGGGTCATAATCCAATAATCTAATCACATCGAATTTGTTCTTTTTAAAACTTTCAAAGGTATCTTGACCTGCATGCTCGTCAATCAGCTCATCCTCAGTTTTGGTCTCGAAAGTTTTAATCTCTGATGGTTGTTTAAACATATCAGAATCATCCCAAGTTAAACCAGAATACTGGTTCATACTAATATTCTTAATATAGTAGGCAAACACTGTTCCTCGCACTTTACCAGATGCCAGGTTCTCACCCTCCCTAATACTTGCGTTCCACAAAGATCTAATGAATGGTTTATCCAAATAACGTAATGCTATTTTGGCATTTTCTTCCGCTTCTTCATTTGTCATTGGTTTATCTGGATTTGGGACAGCAAGTAAGTAAGCACACCTTTTACATATAGGCGTTATGCCACTTCGTATTCTTGGATTAGTACTTGAATGAAATTGCGTCTTTGCCTTGAACGAATCGCACATATAACAATATGCACCATTCTTAAGTTTGTCATAATCATTCTCAAGCTTCGCTAACTTACTTCTAGCTTCAGCCGCAGTAATCTTTGGGGCAGGGGCAGGTCCAGCCTTCTTCTTTTTAACTAAAGCATTTGCCATTAAGCCACCTCTAATTCTTCATAACTCCATTTGTATCCTCTATATTGCTCTCTTATGCCGGTACAGCATTCTTTCACCACCCAATCGCTGTATCCTTCCTTTTGTAATTCTCCTGTGCTGTTAAAAACAGCTACAAGATTATTATCTAAATCATACTGATATATTTTCTTTTTCTTTCTCTTCTCTACAGCGGTTCGAACCGCCTCGCAGTATTCAGGCGTAATTAGAATGTCATTATCATTAATTCTTTTCCATATATAACCATGGCATGATTTTGTTACATGAATTAAACATTGAATTGGATTAAACCCCAACTCTCTAACTATTTCAGCACATGATGCCCACGTGTTTAATAAATTGCCATACAAATCATATTGTTCAACGGGAGTATTTCTATTTGAATCGAGCCACCATTCTAATGAAGACTTATCTTTATATTCTGATTTATACACAAAAATATACATATCAGCCTTCTTGATTCTTTTTGTTAGGCACGCGTAAATTGTACCCGCGCTAATATTAAGTTCCTCGCTTGCAACTATTCCATTTTCATATTCTTTTATAAAATTTCCATATGCATCAAACTGTAATACCTCGTTGACAATATGGGTCCCATCTCCACCGAGAGTTAAATTATATCCATTAAAAGTCTTGTAGGTCTTAAAGTGATCAATATAATAAATCTCTCGTTCATCTAATTCATTGCGAGAACATCGTTCTAATATTTCAAATGTGAAATTTTCCTCACCGTATTTGTTCCACGCATTTTGTAAATAACTATTTTCATGCCTATTATTTCTCAGCTCAGAACGATGATGACTTATACGAGACTTAACATCAACACTTTGACCAACATAAGACTTACCATTTACTGTATTAGTGATTCTATAAATACCACAGATCTTTTCTTCCATACGAACCTCCTATATTTTTACATAAAATAAGTGGTCTATTCCTCTCGGTTCGACCACTTCGTTAAAAGACAATCTAACTTTTCATCTTTTACATATACCCAAAACAACTTATTGGTATTTGGGTTTAATGCCGCCAATTCATACTTCACACCATGTTCATAAAGGAACTGTCTTAAATTCAATGAATAACAACAATACAATTTATCCATTTCACTATCCTCAAAAAAAATATAGAGGCAGATTTAACTGCCTCTAATAGAATCTGTATGTGACCATCATTGATCACCTGTCTTAACAAAACGACGCGGCGGAACGTCATTATTCACCGTCGCGTCAATCCAATCTCACCGGATAATAAGCTTCGACTCCATTCTCACCGCACACGCAAATCATCTGACTTGCATGCCCACGGATCCTCCGTTCAACCGTATGTTGATCACCGGTTCCAACTAGAGATCCACCACGGATCATCACAATCCCATTTGCCTCATCAACAGAACAGGTGTGGTGATGACCGAAGAGAATATACTTCGGAATGCAGCCAACCATCGTTATTAAGTTATTAACTCCATTCTTTGTGAAGTCATCATAATCACCATGAACGCTCAGGAAATAATTCCCATACACATTAAACATAGCAATACCGCTATCAATATTTGCACTATCCAAATACTGGAAATTATCCAAATGACCTAGCGCCAAATTGACACAATACGGGACAAGACTATCCAATCGTTCATCATGTATAGCCTCTTCCTTCTTATCCAATCTGGAGTGGTTACCATCAACAGCTACCAATTTTACTATGTCGAATATCTGCGTCAGCTCATAGCAGAATGACGTGACCATCTCAGCAGCCTTTTTAATCTGCTGAATAACATCTTCCCGATTTGTAACCTGAATGGTTTTATGGATATTCCCACTGCAGTTATCACCGCCTAAAGACACGATGCACGAACCGCATCCATGTCTTTGAGCAATCTCTTTTGCTTCATCTAATAGCTGAGCCATGCGACGCTCGGCAATCTCCGTGTTATATTTGCCAAAGAAATTGTCAAACGTCTGGCCAATGTGAAAATCATTCAGCATAATAATCATAGCCCGGTCAGCATTCTTAGAATCAGATCGCTTGTGTTCCGGGAAATTAATTCTTCCAAAGTCCATCAGTGCCTGTTCAATGTTATCAAGCTTGGCCTCAGCTCTAGCCTGGATCCGGTTTTGCTGAGCCCATGCATTGCGTTCATCTCTAAACTTTATCTTCTCAATCTCAAGACGACGCTGCTCATCACGCAATGCTTTGACCTGGCTGTCTGAATCCACGAACTTAGAGCGGTTCGCTTCAAACATTTTGCAGAAAGCAGCATACTTCTTTCGGTACGTGCTTTCCCCATAGTCGTATCCGAGCAGATCATTAAGAATATCCTTTACATCCTCCCATGATCCGATCAATTCCTTGTCCTTGCATACGCGGTAAATAAGCTCGTCATCCTGCTCATTTTCAAGTCTCACATATGTATACTTTGTCAATTCGCGTCTCCTCTGTCGTGATTACTGGAATCGGTTCCCCAGTAAACCGTACATGTTTCCGTATCAACGTACGGCCTTACTTTCTGAACGCGATCAACGTAGCTTTGCATCTCGTAGTCTTTCCTATACTTTTCCTGAATAGTATTCAGCTTTTTCTTTTTCATCTCTCTGTTTTTCTCCAAATAAAAATGAGCCGCCACTCGCGTGACGGCCTTTATAATATCTACCGTTTACTACGATAGATTTCATTATCATTTAATAATATCTACCGTCTCCTACGGCAGATTTCATTGTCATTTAATAATCTCATCAACGATCCCAAGCCTAAGCATCTCATCTGCATCAAGCCAGAGTTCCTTGCGCTCGATCTTCTCGTAGTAGTCTTCCGTAATATTTGAATGCGTCAGGATGAAATCTTTAATCTTGTTCTCATACTGTTCAGTAAAGTTGAACAGATCCTTTACTGCATGGGCAGAACCTTCCATATACTGCGATCCGCCATGAAGCAGGCCAACGCTGAACGGATGACAAACCGTCTTTACATTCGGGTTGTTCTTCCCGGCCATAGCAATCAATGTTCCCATTGACGCAGCCATGCTCATAATATGAATGGTAGTAGGTGTCTTTGCCCGTTCGATTTGATCCACGAGGTTGAATCCGGAATAAACCTCCCCGCCCCCGCTGTTCAAAATGATTTCAATCGGTTTGCCCGTTCCATCATTATCCATCTCCATATACGGCAGAATGATTAGTTCAAGCAGGTCATCATCAATACCTGCGTTAAGGATTAACCTACGTTCCATCAGATTCTTATAATATTGATAATCGGCAAAGTCCGGAAGACATCCGGGCTGTTTCGCCAGAATTTCTGCTAAATCAATTGCAATCGGCATTTACTGTTTCTCCTTTTGTTCTCTCATCAAGTTCGTCTGCCCACCGACTAATCCAACCTCTATGATTTGTCGTCAACTGGCAAACAGCGCACCGGTCTTGACCGGCGAAGTGATTAATGTATGAAACAAATCCACTAAGCTCTTTCTTCTTAAGGTCACACTGAAGGTCGTGTCCAATCACTATAACCTTCGCCCTGTCTCCAACTCGCGTTAAAACTTTCTTGAGCTGTGACGTCGTGTAGTTCTGCGCCTCGTCAATAATGACAACGCAGTTATTCAGGTTACTGCCTCTCAGATATGTATCTGTGATGCAGGTAATGTACCCCGATCCGTTCTTCTGGTTTACAAGACTCTCGTCATTCACGGCCGTGTACGGATTAATGTTGCAACTGACCATGGCCTGATAGAACGGTTCGAAATACACAGAACTCTTTTCCGTTATATCACCAGGGAGATACCCAAGCTTCTCGCCGTAAGGACTCATAATATAAATAATTGAGTCAAAGAATCCGTACATGCAGAGCAGGTTAGCAGCTCCGGTTGCAATGGTCGTCTTACCAGTGCCGGCCTTTGCGTTGCAAAATATAATGTCGTTCTCTGGGTCCCAAATTGCCTGAGCAAATGCTCGCTGCTCATCATCAAGCGGAATGCCGTAGAACGGGTGATCCATAAGATTCTCAGGTGGTGTTTCACTTTGAATACTCAGTTTCTTTCTGGAAGACATAGGCTTCCCCCTTGTTACTCGAAGCCGCAGAGCTGCCATAACAGCAACCCCACAGCCCCGTATTCTTATTACTGATTAAGTGCGTTCTTCAGCGAGACGCCGAATTTTGCCTTCGGTCTGACATGGGCAGCTACAGTCATAGACTCGCCGGTTCTCGGATTGCGCCCCAGTTTCTCCGGAACATCAATAGCAGAGAGTGCCAGCCCTTCAAACGGTCTAACCGTGTCGCCGTTCTTAAGCGCTTCAACAACCACATTGTAGATTCCGCTCATCACGAGATCAACAGCCGCCTGGCTAACTACCATCTTTGAGTTCTCAGTTACATTTTCAGATACTTTCTTAACAAATTCTTTCTTAGTCATATATTTCTTTCTCCTTAATTCTGTTTTATTCACGAGGATTCCCTTTCTCCTCATTAGACCATAATATTTTGATGTACTAAACACTAGAGTTTATGCGGGTTTTCGTCGATCAAAATCGCCGCACTGTTCACTTTTCTGCACGAAACACTGCAGAAACTGGTTCGGACTCACGTCATACAGTACCTTCAAAAGCAAGGATCTGTTCTTGTGAAGCGTCGACTGCATCTGATCAACTGTTCTGACGACGTCAGGAGTGATCAGAAGAGCGCGATCAATCAGCCACGACATGAGACCGAGGTAATTATTTGATATATATGTACGCTGGATGTCACTAATAAGATCGTCAAAATCTTTGCGAAGTAAAAGGAATGATTCATACTCTTTGTCATCTGACATATTATAGTCATATAATTCCAGCGAATACTTCTCTATTAAATTCTCAACGCGCCTGCATTTGCGCCTGCTATCTGTTAATTCATGTTTATGAAAGAATTCCTGATTTGGGATTGGATTTGGATTATGATGTGGCCTCTGAGCCTTGTAATGCGCCAATTCGTTCATTGGGCACTTGAGTTTGTTATTTATAAACCCATTGAAACCGGGGCGTATATTTCGCCAGAACGACGGATATCCATTACTCTTAATATCCATATCTGACTTTATACGGTTGATTTCTGATGGTATATCTACTGAGTAAAGTCTTTTCGTACTATCTATAGCGGCCTGCATCGCTTATGCTCAGCTCTTTATCTGAGCGCCTGACCTGTCAGGCCGATTGGACTATATCATCACCCTCGACTATACGTTAGGGTGTCCGATTCTCGTGTCTTTTCTTATTGGTATCCCTCCTCAAAAAGTTAGTCTCTGAAGCTTCCGAATTACAAAAAGGTTCATCCGGCTCGCCTGCTGATTAGCCAAAGCTTTCCAGCAATCCTTCGGATATCTTTAGAAGAATGTCTCCATTCAACTGGCCCAGTACTTTAAGCCAACACCGCCAAGATGCATACATAATCTCTGTACTTTTGGTCATTGTAGTTGAATGTATATGTCAAGCAGCACTGTGCGAGATTCGAGCTAGAGCCAATCGCAACTTGTGCTTTTGCTAATGAATTGTCTACTGTCGCAAAATCTTTCATTGTATTTGAATATGTCTTTGATGATTTTGGTATGTTATTGACTATGGTCTTATGGTTTTTGTAGCAATACTGTGCGTGTGTTACTATGTCTGACTGGTTTGTGGTATAAATACTATCACTGTCAAAATCAGAACCGTTATTCCTCTCACAAAAATCAGTACCATTTACATTGACAGCAATAATACAATCGCCTAACAAGAAGTATTTGTCTAACAATGGATGACGATGATTATGCAAGAATCCAAGATTCTCTCTTGAGTTGAACGGGTTTCTGAACTCCGCCAAATACTCACCGTCGTCAAACCTATTAGTATAACATTGAATTGCTCCATCCTCATGTTCGAACGTAGGATCATCATGAGGATCTAGCCCTACGCTATGCATCAAGAAAGCATAAGGCGACCCAACCAACGTGAGATTATCTGCGTTTTGAATAAGCTTGCCAGTTTTCATATTTTTAATGTACGCCTGGATTATTGTTTGTCTTCTCTCTTTAAAATATTCGCTCTTTATGAAATCACTGTTGTGGTTTACAAGTGCTATCAATACATCATAATCATTTGAAAAATTCTTGTTGCGTTCAAGATATTCCAAAAACACAGCATCATCTGTTTGTAATGCATTGATGTATTCTGAAGTAGTATGCATAACTGAAAACATACTATCTATCCCAAGTACATTGACCATTTGGTATGACATCTGCTGAACATCGCCAAGTTTAGATTTATGCGATGTCTTGACAACACCAAAGGAACAACCGTTTTTATGGACCCAACTACACCAATATTCATATGAAACATTAAACTTCAGCCACTTGCAACTGTTTGTTGACATTATCAGTTTAATGTCTTTTGCGAAATGAGGATTGCCCCACTTGTCTTTAAGTACGAATGTTTCATAATCAATACCTTTTTCTGCACAATAATCTTTATAGTACTGTTGAATATCAGTACGAAACGCCGCTGACTTTGTCATATGATGGCGAAGTAGAACATAGCCATCTGCCCACGGAGGAAACAAATCACGATCAATAAGAGCGGATCCGTCGAACATGTCCGTCTCCATCACGTAATCATTTCGCGGCACAGCAATACACTCATTGTTGTCATTAACTTCGACGCTTATAACATCTGTTTTGTACGACGCAGGACAATCATCAAGAATTAAAATATCTTCTGGTGGTATAGGAACATATCCAATAATCGAGCTTGTCACCAAAGAAGAATACGCCCCCATTTCAACTATTGGTGCATTTTCATCTGGCATCTCAATTCCCATGCGTAGAAAATTTAATGCTTTTTCATGCAGCTCCTCTCGGATTACGACGATCTTGCCGGCTTTGGCTTTTCCGGGCGTCCTGTACAACATCTTATATTTTATTGGCTCAATACTTCTCACTGTACCATCTTTGTTGTAATGCCTCCAGTTTATCACTACGCCTTCTGTGTAATACTTATAGCGGAGCTTATCCTTTGATATCTTTACATACTTATCTTTATTCGCCTCGACATTATCTGATAAATTCTTGAGACGCTCCATTTTCTCAGTATCATTCGGATCACAGCTCTTAATTAATGAATCAACATGTTTTCGTTCGTCTTCGTAGCTTCGTGTTCCATAATCAAATGCTAAACTTAAACAATCCAGCGTGCATCCGTTATGAACGTTTAATCCATTATTGGACAACCAGTCAAGAAACAAGCTATTCGTAATAAGACAGTCTTTAGAGTCAAGATTATTTCTCACGCCCTGGTTGCATTCTTCTATACTAGCTGCATTTATTAGACGAGACTTAACTCCATATTCCGACATCATTCCTCCCCATAAACAAGTTTTCTCACCAGCGTCCTGAGCGGCTCCTTTTCAATGTTATCTGCCATCCAATTACAGTAATCTCTGTCGAGCGCAAATACCTCAAGGAGATCACGGCCTTTGTACTTACCAATTGGGATTACATAGTTCTCAACAGTCGGCTTAGGACTCGGCAGAAGTGCTTTCAGTTCATCCGAGATCTTCCAGTCAAGGTCGTTTCTGCTCGACAGGATGTCGCACTCATGAATCAGGAATTCTCTTGTATTCCTCGGTTTTGACATGATGACCTTTCCAGACCTATCAGTGTTCCATTCTCCGGAGTGAGCCTCACACATATCTGCAATGATCAGTTTCCACTGTCGATCAATGTCATGCTCAACGACAGTATCCATCACGAACTTTGCCGCAAGAACAGGATGATCCGGAACCGTATACTGCGATCCGTCCCAACCACACTTGACTGCATCGTGCAAAAGCGGAACACATCTCATGCAGTCACGCTCCTGCGTAATAGGAAAGCGTTCCTTGTTACCCTCAAGACGCAGCAGATGCTCAAGCACACTCTGAAACATGAATACATGGTACAGCTGGCCGTATGTCTGACACTGCGTAGCGTTGTGGTATTTGCCGGAAGTAGAACTCGGCATTGTAAAGAAGTAGTCCGGGATCTTCTCAGCCATATCTATCAGATACTCTTTGAACGCCACCGTTTCAAATTTGTCTGTCAATAGTTCAGCAATCTTTCTTTTGTTCATACACAATTCTCCTTCACTACATTTATTAGCTCTTGCCTAAGTTCAATAATCTGCGCAAGCGCATCATCAAGACTCAGGCAAGATATTTCTTTTAGCTTCTTAGCGCCTATGACGTTCGGGAGCCAACCGACCGCGCCCTCAAGCGTCGCGTGATAACTTATGACTTTGCCGCCGGCCTCACACAGAGCGTAGCGCGGCGGTGAGTCATCTGCTTCAATGTAATACTCATCCGTCAGCTTGATCATCTTGCACCTCCTTTCTAATTGTGAATATCTCGCCTCGCCGCTCAACGATTTCATATTCATCTAAGAGATCCTTTGCCGGGTAAGTATTGTCAAGGGTGACGTCATAGTACTTGTACGTTTTGGAAACCGTCGGAGTAACCAAGGCCGTTAAGATGGCGACACCTATGCATATGAGTGCGGAAAGGATGTACAGCCATGCCTTTTCGGTAACATCGCGTGCAACACAATATAAAGTGAAAAACACCGATACTAGAACCATCATGATCACAATCAAGGTCATAGCCCTTTGATTTGCGAAAAATTCTGTCGTCTCATTCAGTACTGTCATTTAGCAACTCCTTTGCTTTGTCAAAATACCAGAGCGCTTTCTTCACGTCCTGCTTCTCATTGCCTTTTCCTTTTCTACGCCAGAGGTACTTCCACGCGTTAAGGATTGAGAAGGAGATCACCGCTTCCTTTCCAAAGACGCGCTCCATTGCTTCGATGCATTCGACCTTCCCGCCGGTGTAATGCGACGGGTGATTGACGGGATCGTCAACAAGGTACGCGATTCCGGCAGACGAGATCTCTGTCGCGTCACATCTGTTGAAGGCGCCACGGTCGTAAAAGACCTCGCCTTTTTCAGCAGATTCATCAAAAGAAAATCCAATTGGCAAGGCATAACATAAAGGATCGACAACGGTTCCCCAATCATATACTACAATGTCATTCTGCCTGAGATACTCGGCTACGGCCGCAAGCGCGGCCTCGCCTTCACACCAAACTTTTCTCATGCGTTTCTCCTTTTAATCTCTGTTGTTATAAAAATCGTGCGATGGAATATGTTGAGCGTTTTTAATTGTCCGTTTCCCGGGCGCTTAATTCTACAGCGTGTTTTTTGTATGCAATTTTGTGATACAACTCAACACCCTTACAATTGTCCATCTATATTATTACCGTTCGAAATTGATTCAAATCTCTTCCTGTGCACAGGGAGTTTTCAACAAACGTAAGCGACGTTCCTCCTGCTCATCTGGAGTTAAGATCTTGGTCGGATTAATTTTGATCCAGCTGACTGGTACATGTGCGCAGATTGTTCCATCTGCATTCTCAACATAATCAACTTCGTCAGGGCGAAGCTTCTTTAGTTTCTTAATTCTTGATATATACTTTCTTCTATGCAGTGAGAGAGTGGCAGTGTCCTCCTCGCTGAAGAATTCAATTACGTTGTCGTGCAGTTCTTTCATTATGACCACCTTTCCCAACCACATTTGCCACAGAAGTACTTGAACCTCGGCGGATTGGTCGGCACAACTACCGACATGTCGCGGTAAATCCACTCGCCGCAATCTGGGCAAGTGATGTTCGTCTTTGCGAAATCGCCGTATACGGTAATCCGTTCCGTGTGTTTCTTAGTAAATTCGTCCCAAGTCATGTGTGCACCTCACTTGTACTTGAACGTGATACTGTAACTCGCATCAGGTTCTTTCTCGACAATCGCCATTGAGAGCTGCTTGCCTGGTGGAAGAGTAATCTTTCTATCCATTGCAAACGCGCCAATCTTCGGGATTGTAACGCACCCGTCTTTGCGAAGTGATGAGCAGTTGAAGATCATCTGCGGAGAAGCAGGATCCCACTTGACATGAGCTTTGCGGCCAATGAATAATGCTGAACTCAAGATCGCGCTGCCAATTGTACTGAGCCACTGATTGCCGGGTAAATTGACGTACTCTTTAATCTTTCTGTCGTCGTGAGTAGTGCGGTAGTACTCGTATACATCTCCGTATGCCTTCATGGCGTTGTCGATTGCCCACTTATCTTTCTCGTCGGTAACGATGAGCTTTGCAGTGAGGTTTGTTTCTGCGGAAGGAAGCAGAAGATGACTGACGTTATAACGCCTCATAATATTCTCTTGTACATACTTCCAGTTCTCGTCTGTAATCTGAGACGAGATGTTATCAGCCTCTTCTTTCAGGCGCTGTTGTTTTAAAGCTTCGTATTCATATTTGCCGGTTCTGAGCAACGAAGGTATTACCTCCGAAGTTATCCATCTTCTAAATTTTCTCGCAGAATCGATCTTGCTTCCAAGGACCAGACAGTATAATCCTGATTCATTAATCACGGTTACTTCTTGGGATCCACCAAGGGTGTCGCATTTGGCGACCCCCTTGTCTTCGGGGTCTACGTGGTTTATGAGTGCGTCTCTTGGATTGCTATACCCTAGTGCAATTGCGACGTCCTTACCTACAAACCACGGATCATCATCAATTACGACAGTTCTAACATTCCCAAATTCTGCGTTACTAAAAATCTGTAATTCGTTCATCATAAAACCCTCCTGTAACAATTCATTCTCTCAAACAGCTCGTCGATTTCCGCCTCAGTATTATTTCGGTCAAACGAGATCCTAACCGTCCTCAGCGCCTCATCTCCCGTAAGTCCTGCGTTTAGCAGAACCCGTGACGGCTCTGCCGTTCCGGTGTTACACGCAGATCCTGCCGAAATATATATGCCGTCCATTGCCAGCGCGACTACCATATCTTGTGCTTTACAATCTGGGAGAGTAATACTGACGATGTTCGGAACGACATAATCACCGCCGTTTACGGTCATTCCGCTTTGCCTGGCGAGCTCTTCAATATGATCTCTCAGTCCGTATCCTAGCGGCGTCCTCGCCTTCATAGCTGCAGCCATTGCGCAGATTCCGCCGACGTTTTCCGTGCCGGCTCTGTGATTTGCCTCCTGGTGACCGCCGTATAATAGCGGCACCAACTCTTCTGGCCGTCTGGCAAAACACACCCCCGTTCCTTTATATCCACCGAATTTGTGAGCCGACATACAGGCGAAGTCGATTCCATCAAGCGGCTGCTGCAGCTGCGTCATGTCGCAGAAATAGGAAGCGTTCTCGAACCTGCCTACGATTTCTGCGATTCGTGAAGGTCTAAATTCGGATCCTAGCTCGTTGTTCGCTGACATGATGGCGACCAGGGCCTTGCGACCTCTGGCGGTACAGTATTTCAGCAGATCGTCGAGAGAGCTGAGATCTAACAGACAGCCTTCGTTCTTAACGAAATGAATGTTTACGCCTCGTGATTCTGCCCGAAGAGTTGATTCATAAACGCACGGATGCTCAAGTAAGTCCGTGATAATGTGGTCCCCTGCGCGGACGGCCGAGCTGATGATCCAGTTCGCGGCTTCGGTGCTGCCGGACGTGAAAAAGATCTGATCCGTGGAGCAGCCAAGCTGTGAGGCTACGTCCTTCCGTGCGGTTTCAATTGCAAGCTTTGCGGAAGAGTCGTATAATGTAGCGGAAGGATTGAGCCACGGCGCTGAGTTGAAGGCTTCCACCGCTTCCTTACACGGCCGGGTAGTTGCTGCGCAGTCAAGATAAATCATGTCCATTTTTCACACACTCCTTGAAAACTCCGTAACAGTTATTGACGATGAAAAGCCAGTATTCATACGGCTCTTCATCAGGCAGATTGCGCTGGTCGTAGATGCTTTGGGCGATTGTTTGCGCAATTGCGTGGTACTGATTATATGTCAGGCCGTATTCAAAGCAGGCCGTAAACTCATTTGCGGGAATGAAGTTGCCGTCGCCCAGATAGTCGGCTAGCTTAGCCAAAGCCATTCCGGCGTTCCATTCGTCGCCGATTATGTGGTTGGCTGAGTTTCTGCCGATGTTGTTGGATCCGGTGAAGCGGTATACGTCATCCCATGTGATGGCTGAATTGTATGGGATATAATCTGAATAGAGCATTGCGTCCCTCCTTGTAATCTAGTAATCCTGATTTGAATTGTAGCATTTCTGCGGGAAAGTGTCAATATGTTCTAGGAAAATAAATTTGTGCTTGACAAGCGGTGGTCGGATAGTGTATTTTATTTATATATATAGATCTATTACTATGAGGGAGTCTATTGTGTAAAAGAACAATAGACTCCCTTAATTTATAAATAGTTCCATTTAGATTTTAAATAGAACATGGTTATGTAAATAGAACTATTAATAAAAGGTAGTCTATTTACTTTAAACAGATCCATTTATTTATAAATAGATCCATTTATGTTTAAATAGACTATTTATAAATGGAACTGTTTATATTTAATAACTATTTATAAATAGATCTGTTTATTCTTTAAATAGATCTATTTATGTTTAAATAGACAGTTTATAAATGGAAGTGTTTATTTTAAATAGACTATTTATAAATAGATCTGTTTATTCTTTAAATAGATCTATTTAACTGTAAATAGACTATTTATATCTAAATAGATCTGTTTATTTATAAATAGATCTGTTTAATTTTAAATTGACTAAATAGATCTGTTTATGTTTAAATAGATCTATTTAACTACTATTAAGTTATGCAATATATTGTATAACGAAATGGAGTTTATCGAGTATTTGCAGGAGGTTGATGGAAATCAGCCTCCTTTTTCTTTGGGCAGATTTCTCACTGTTTATGTGGTATATAGTGTGATCCTGGACGCGGACGGGGAATGGTGAGTTTTGTGGTCTATTACACGGAATGGTAGTAGTTATAAGGGCAGCACGATGAAATCGAGCGATATGTAATTATGTTTCATTCCTTGGCAGAATTGGTGTAGGTAGTGGGGAACGGGGATTTAATTTTTGGTGGTAGGGTGGTGGAATTTTTGGTTGGTGTTGGGGTGGACCACCCATAGGTCTTCGGGGCGGCTGACGGATGATCTTGGTTTTAACCAGCCCCCACGCGCCCTTGAAATGTAAGGCTTTGTGCGGATTTCTGGCAGTCCCCGAAGCTGCCAGAGCCAGGGACCCCAAAGTCCCCGTCTCACTAAAATAGATATTTGTGGGATTTGAATTTTTTGTGTCCGGAATGCAGCATAAACACTGCATTTTGGCAACTATCGAAAATTTTTTTATGTAAGATTGTTGTATTTTTTTATGCCTTTGATATAGTTATCTCAACAACAGCGGAAGCCACTTCCGCATCAATATCTCATAGCGGAAGCCACTTCCGCGAGTAACTATTAACCGCGCTACCTGTCATGAATAAGGAAGGAGGAAACGACAGGAACTAGACAACTAAACCGCGTATAGTTTTTGAGCCTCTGCTATACGCCGTGAGCGATTAGGTATCATGAATCCTAACGCACTCGTACCATGACAAATACATAGCAAATTAACTCTAAGTAGTTGATGAAAGTAACTGTCATTTACTTCTGAAGCGCAAATAAAGGGACGTAATCGGACGGGGATCCACTAAAGCGTTGACAGGCAGGATAGAAGCAACGAAAAGAGCGAAAACGCGACCGGAAGCCGTTGTAATTTGACGGGCGAATGGATCCTCACGGGATTGTTACATTGGGATACTATACTACGCGGGTTATATGTGGGTTTACCCCATATAGTCGTTAAAACCGGACACGGGCGGGGCAACTAGCAAAACAGGCAGTCGGCGAAGAATTCCTGTTACTCGCACCTATGACACGGAATGGATTCTTCCGTGTTACGCGTAAGGAAACGTGCTATGAGCCGAAGCACAGGAACGCCACTGTCCGATGTACGCTTATGCGTGCATTTGATCCGATAACGCGATTACCGGATGAAATGTGTGCATAAGCACACAATAACTAACACATCCAAAACAGGAGGAAAAAACAATGAAAAAAATCAATATCATGGCAGCAGATCGTAGACTTACGTCCGAGGTATTCGATTACATGTATAACAGCGTGTGGGCGTGGGAATACCATGACGAACTCGCGGAAGCAATCCAGGAGCAGCAGGATATGATCAGCGCGTTTGAAAAGACGCGCCACACATGGGATGCACCGGAAGACATTGACCGCAAGATTGCTGAATGCAAGGACATGATCGAAAAGTACACGAAGGCGTACAATGAAATCGTGCGTCCGTGGACTAAGATTAAGTTCAGCGAAGAAGTAAAGACGCTGACCAAAGACTTTGAGAACGCGGGAACCCGCGCACAGATTTACAACGCTTTTGTACGCTTCTTTGAGGCGTATGGAGTCGATGCCGAGGGAACCGACTTTGTAGACGCGCTGTGTGATGCCGTATCCGGTGATTCCGCGTCCGGAAATCGTAAACCGGTTACCACAACAGGCACATGGTCAATCACGAAGCGGACACCGTCCGAGTTTAAAAAGATCGTCATGAGACGCCTTGCGGACAAGCTGATATATACCGGCTTGATCCGCTTCTATGGTCCTTTTAACGTAAGGACCTCGACAGAGTCTTGTGAGTTTGACCTTGAGCTTCCGTCCATGGTAGAGCAGAAGGCTAAGCTTGAGATTGCAAAGCAGGCAGCCAAAGCCGAAAAGCGTGCAAAGCGTGCTAAGAAGGCCGACAAGTAAAGTTTATAGGGATTCAGGCG